GGTCTATCTCGCCACATTTGGGATGTGGAGCACGCAGGTTCGAATCCTGCTATTCCGACCATAGGCTCGGTGGAAGCCAATGAAGTATGTGATGAGCATACATCCACCACTTATTGGAATATAACTCAGTTGGTTAGAGTGTCATCCTGATACGGTGAATGTCGATGGTTCGAGTCCATCTATTCCAACACACATCTCTTTGGTGCAATGGTAGCATATCGGTCTCCAAAACCGCAGATGAAAGTTCGAATCTTTCAGGGGGTGCAATTTGGCTCTTTGGTGTAACGGATAGCACGAAACACTACGGATGTTTTAGTAAGGGTTCGAATCCTTTAGGGGCTACAATAGGGTGAATTGTCCGAGAGGCGAGGAGGTGGTCTGCAAAACCATTCACATTGGTTCAAATCCAATATTCACCTCAAACTGCATGGCTTAGTGGAAAAGAGTTATCTCTCATAAGGATGACCAAATGAGTTCGAACCTCATACATGCGACAAAAATAAATGAAATAAAGCTTGACTTTTAATACAAAATGTATTACCTTTACTATGTAATAAGAGTTAAACATAAAGATAAAAGATATGACTAATTTACCCAATTTGGCTTTGATGAGTGTTGTTGAGTATGTTGATTTCTTAGAGAGCACTGCTCTTTATACGGGTGTTGACCCTTATGAGTTGAATATGGAGTATCACATTGAGATGGGTGCTATTAGTATGGAGAGATATGAGAGAGCTAAGTGGGAGTTGCTAGGCCGAAAGATGTTACGACCTAAGTGTGATGATAGATTACCATTCGGTGCAAAGAGAAATAATTATTAAACCTTAAAATATAAAAGTTATGAACATTACATGGTTAGAAGACAAAACGTTAAGTACTTTCATCAGTTGTTTATATGCGGAACCTGGTTATTCAGATGTGGATGTAAACGATTTGAGTGAAGAAATGGGCATCCCAACAAAGACAATCAGAGGAGCGTTGGGTTCATTGGTTAAGAAAGGAATCATCTTCATAGATAGAAACGATAGTGGATATGATATTATCTACTTAAACAAAAACTATTGGTCAATGGTTAATGAGAATTGGGCTGAAGCGGCCAAAGAATAGAATTAAAATGGTGTTTATAGTGTTAACGGTTAGCACGTCAGTTTGTGGTACTGATAGAATGAGTTCGAACCTCATTAGACACCCCAATAGAGAGTTACCCAAGTTGGTGAAGGGGACGGTTTGCTAAATCGTTAGGGTGTTAAAGCCGCGAGGGTTCGAGCCCCTCACTCTCTGCGGAAATAAATGAAGAAATATTAGGTTATATCGATGTTTTTTCGTATCTTTGTAAAGTTATGATAATAAAAGGATGGGATAAGTTAAGGTATAGGAGTGTATTCATAAGTGGGGCAGGGCTATCCATATCCTCTACTTATACGGATAAGGATGATTTCTATGTATTAGAAATGGATAATTCTGATAACATCGGAGACACATTATTGAGAGTAACATTAGAAGCAAAGGATACAGAGTTTTGGATGACTGCTTATGTAGTTCCTACTCAGATTACTCCGAATATCAAAAGGATATTTCGTAGAAAAGATATGTGGGATATGAATCAGTTTCTTAGGCAAGTATGTGAAGAGTTACATAAGAATAGTATGGTTGATAGTTATTTGAAATTAGTGGCGGAAATACAAAAGATAAAACATAAAGCTACATTTAATAGTAGTTCTATAAGTTTACCTTTTTAACAAACGCTCAGTTCGACTAAGGGTTAGGTCACATCCCTTTCACGGATGTAATACGGGTTCGAATCCCGTACTGAGTACAATAGGTGTCTAAAGCATTAAAGACTTAATGGCGGTACAGAGTTAAATAATTAAGCCCCACCTATAAATTGCCTCCTTAGCTCAGTTGGCCAGAGCTCCTGATTTGTAATCAGGTGGTCGTTGGTTCGAATCCGACAGGAGGCTCAGTTGGAGTGTTAGTTCAGTTGGTTAGAATGCATCCCTGTCACGGATGAGGTCATGGGTTCGAGTCCCATACATTCCGCAAGTTGTTTCATACACTTAACACACTTAGTAACAAAGTAAGGCACATAGAGTTACATAGAAGCGCTGGAGTAATTACCCAAAAGCTACATTCGGACTACAAATGTTGATTAGATTCAGACGTTGTAGAGAAAGAGATGTTAAGAGTAAACTTGCAAGTTGAAACAACGATTTGGTTCGGTAGCTCAGTTGGATAGAGCAACTGCCTTCTAAGCAGTAGGTCAAAGGTTCGAATCCTTTCCGAATCACAGAAGTGTTATAATTATTAGTAACCATAAACATAAACTATGAAAAGATTAATATTAGTATTAATGATTGTTGGTATAGTTGTACCGACAAACTTAAAAACACTTAATCCATTTGCAATTGAAACTATGGTAAAGGAAGAAGTTGTTAAGGAAGTTAAGAAATTTGTTGTTACGATGACTACATATACAATTGACCCTTTACAAACTGATGATACTCCATTAGAAACTGCGAGTGGGTTTGAATTGGATGAAGACAATCCTAAAAAAGATAGAGTGATTGCGGTAAGTAGAGATATAAAAAAGAAATTTAAATTTGGTGAAAAAGTAAGAGTATCAAATGCTGGAAAATACAATGGAGTTTATTACGTTAGGGATTTAATGAATCCACGATGGAAAAATAAAATTGACATCTTAATTAATCCAGATGACAATCATACTAAACTTAGAGGAGTAATATTAAGTAAATTAAATTAGAATAATTAGAATAGATGCCGGAGTGATGGAATGGTAGACATGACAGACTTAAAATCTGTTGAGCATAAATCGCTCGTGTGGGTTCGACTCCCACCTCTGGTACGGTGTAATGATTCGAAAGAATGACGGAACGGACGCTAAGTATGAAATGGAAACTAATGAAGCACAATAAAAGTGTGGATAAGACACAAACCGTACAGACATTACATTAATTGGGGGTGTAGCTCATTTGGCTAGAGCATCTGCCTTGCACGCAGAGGGTAGTAGGTTCGACTCCTATCACCTCCACAATATGCCGGAGTGGCGGAAAGAATAGTTTGAGTTTCGAATAAGAACTATTAGACGTACCGTAATTCTAGAAAGGTGGTGTATCCTAAGTGGACATCGTGTGAGTAACCAATCTCTCCTCCGGCACCTTATTTATCGTTGAAAGAAACGATATCAGATTTTATCGTTAGATTAAACGATATGGACTTGTAGCTCATTCGGTTAGAGCAGCGCACTCATAATGCGAAGGTAATAGGTTCGATTCCTATCTGGTCCACAGTGGGCATCCGGTGGAGTGCCGAAAGGAAGATAGATGTTTTCTATCCACCATTTTTTAAGCAGATGTCGTATAATGGCCATTACTCCTTCCTTCCAAGTAGGAGACGGAGGTTCGATTCCTCTCATCTGCTCAAACTCAAGTACCCGTATCGCACAGCAGGGCTAAGTAAGATACAATTTCTGTTGCGAGAAGTAGAATGCTTGAGATTATTGTTCGGTGGTGTAACGGTAGCACAATTGTTTTTGGTACAATTAGTTCTGGTTCGAATCCAGCCCGAATAACAAAAATATTTGCAAGTTTGAAATAAATTTCGTATATTTGTTTAAATTAAAAAGAAGTTATGTTTATTAGTTATTATGTAATTTGTGTTATCTATTGTTTCTATCAGTTATTTAAAAATCTAAATAAAAGATATAGTAATGACCCTACAGGTGGTTCTCCTGAAATGGATACTATTATGGTGGTGGTGATGGCGTGGATTCTTGCACCTATCGATGTATCCTTAACTTGGATTCGATGGTATAGAGAAGCTGAAGAAGCTAGAAGAAGACAAATGATAATAGATTTTAAGATAGATGAGGATGATAATATCTACTAAGATTCTATCTATGGGTGAAAATGAAAAAAGTGGTTATATTTGTGGTAATATTAATAGTGGGAGTGCTATTAGTATTAAAGTGTGGTAATCTTAGCAATAAAGTTAAGGAGTCCAATACGAACATCCCTGCGGCGGTTATTAGTGAGCCAGCAACGGATACGGTTTATCTTGAAAAAATAGTTACCCAATTGGATACTATTTACAAGACTAAATACATCACTAGAGAAAAGCAAATACCTGCTAAAATTGAGTTTGATAAGATTGCTCAATTATTGGAAGTAGCAAGTATGCATGATACGATTATAGTACATGATACGATTGTAAAACCACAGATAGTTGAAGCCAAACCAATTGTAAAGGTAAGAACCGAATACGTTGAATTACCAACACCTATTCCACCACAAACCGAATACTATGTGGGGTATAATCTTAAAGCTAATTCAAAACAAATTGTTGATTGGTATGGTGCTAATTTGTTGATTAAGAGTAAAAAAAGTGATATTTATCAAATAGGAGTAGGAGTAACAATGAGAACTGATTACGCACCTCCAACACCTTTTTTAACATTTGGATATAACTTTAGAATAAAATAATATCTAACGATATTAGGAGAAATGGCAGAGTGGTTGAATGCACCGGTCTTGAAAACCGGCATACTGAAAGGTATCTGGGGTTCGAATCCCTGTTTCTCCGCAAAGTGTAAGGTGTTGAAATTGGCAGACAAGCCCTCCTGTCTCGGGGGTGATGAGCACGAAATAGGTAAGTAATATGGGGTAGACCACCAGCCGGCCGGCAAAGTGTTACTTACTGAATCGCATCGTGGTGGTTCGAATCCATCTCTTACAGCAAATTAAAAATAGTTATGGAATACAAATTAGAGAAAACCAAAATCAAAGATTGTTTCATTGTAAAGCCTGAAATCTATAAAGATGAGAGGGGATACTTTTCAACACCTTATGTTAAAGATGTGTTTGAAGATGTATTAAAACTTACATTAGGTCATAACGTTACCTTTGTGCAGGATAACGAATCATTTTCTAATTATGGAGTTGTAAGAGGTATTCATTTTCAGCAAGGAGAATGGGCACAATCAAAGTTAGTTAGATGTTCGTATGGTTTAGTTAGAGATGTGATTGTAGATTTAAGGCATGATTCGGAAACTTATGGTAAACATATCACCGTTGATTTAAGTGATAAGAATGGTAAGATGGTATTTGTGCCGAAAGGATGTGGGCATGGATTCTCAGTTTTATCAAAAGTAGCGTTATTCAATTACAAAGTGGATAACTATTATAACAAAGAATCAGAAGGTGGTATTGTATATAATGACCCAACGCTTAATATAGATTGGGGAGTGAGAGAAATAGAAATGAAAGTATCACATAAAGATAAAGTATTACCAACATTCAAATTATAATAAATGCAAATTAATCTAAAGGATTACATCAAAGAGGTTCAGGATTTTCCATCTAAGGGAATAGGGTTTAAAGATATAACTCCACTATTAGCAAGCCCAAAGGCATTTGGATATGCGTTAGATGAATTATCTATATTAATATCAGATAGTTTTCCGGAAGTTAATTTAATAGCAGGAATAGAGGCAAGAGGATTCCTATTAGGAGCACCAATTGCAGGATTGAATAGTTTAGGATTTATTCCAATTCGTAAAGAAGGAAAGTTACCACACCCTAAAGTTGCAACATATGCTACTAAAGAATATGGAACTGATATATTAGAGGTAAAGGAAAATGAAAAAACCTATGAAGATATTATAATAGTAGATGATGTATTAGCAACAGGTGGTACATTAACTGCAACCGAGCATCTATTAAACGCAGCAGGATATAACGTAGTTGGTGCTATTGTATTGATTGATTTAACATTTCTACATAAAGAAATAAAGATTGGTGGAAAAGATGTAGTATCTCTAATCCAATATTAAAGACTTTCCCATAATGTTTTAATTATGAAACATTAAAAACAAATGCTATGATATATAAAAAATTATATAGCGGTGAGAAAGTAGATGTAATAGAGTATGTAAAAGAGTATATGGAAACACACAATGATGTAGAGATACTAATTGGATGTGATTCACAAAACTTTGGAAACAAAACAATATATGCAATCGTTGTAGCATTATATCATAAAGGTAAAGGTGCACACGTTCTATTCAATAAATGGACAACACAAAGGGAGCACGTTCGTTCAGTTAGATTATTACAAGAAGTATGGTATGCGATAGAAGTAGCTGAGAAGTTCAGAGAAGCCGATATACCAAAGGTTAAGTGGATTGATATTGATATTAACCCTGACCCTAAATACAAATCTAACGAAGTGTTCAGACAGGCAGTGGGTATGGTGGAAGGAATGGGTTATTCTGTTAGGTATAAGAGTTTAGGCCCTATTGCAACCTATGCGGCAGACCATTTGGTTAAATTGTAATACATAACTCATTGATTCTCAATGAAAAATATTTCACTTTTTTGAAAAATAATTGGTAAAAGACTTGCCAGTTCCACGTTATTTCGTATCTTTACTATGTAACAAAAGATAAAGATATGAGTAATAGTAAATGGATTTCTCCTTTGGAAATTTTAGATGAAATTAAAGTAATTGGGTCTTTCGTAGGATACTATGATAACCTTAGTGGTACATTAGAATGGTATGATAAGGATAGAGATATCACTATTTACGCCACACCAAACTTTGTAAATGATGGTGAAGTTCCGTTTGATATTTGTGAACCGAATGATGGTGAGTATGAACACATTTTTACTATCAAAATGATTGATGATATTAAGGGTAAACAATACCTTCATTATATTAATGTATTGTTACTCGTTATGAATCGTTTTATTGAATACCCTAAAATTAGTAAATAATATGAGTAAGAAAATAACACAACAATCAGTACGAAAGTTTTTAGATAGAACACCATTTAAGAAAGATAATACGGAAGTAGTTAAAGAAGAAAGTATATACTATTTAAAACTATTTGGTAATAAGATAGCGGCATTAGAGAGTGATGGTAAAATGTGGATATCAAATGCGGGGTGGGATAGTAAGACTACAAAGGAAAGATTAAATGAATTACCTGGTGTAAATATTAGACAAAGTAAAGGAGTTTGGTATCTGAATAATTTACAATGGGATGGTACACCTATATACATTGATACAATTTAAATTAATATGAAGTTACAAACAATATATAAGAAAACAAAAACAGGTGCTACGCAGGAGTGGAGTATCGAAGTTGAAGGTAATAAATACCGAACACATAGTGGACAAGTTGGTGGTGTAATATCTACCAATGAATGGACAGTTTGTTTTGGTAAGAATGTAGGTAGAGCAAATTCAACTACTGATGAAGAACAGGCATTAGCGGAAGCGGTAGCAAAAAGAACTAAGAAGTTAGAAAGTGGTTACTTCGAAGATATAAATAACATCAACGAACAACAATACTTTGAACCAATGTTGGCGAGTAAGTGGGAAGATAGTAAAGATAAGATTGCTTACCCAATATTCTCACAACCAAAATTAGATGGTATTAGATGTATTGTGACAAGTGAAGGAATGTTTAGTCGTAATGGTAAAGTAATCATTTCAGCACCACACATCTTTAATTCATTGAAACCCCTATTTGAAACTAATCCTCAATTGATATTTGATGGTGAGTTATATGCTGATAAGTTTGCTAATGATTTTAATAAGATTGTATCATTAGTAAAACGAACTAAGCCAACTGCGGAAGATTTGGCGGAAAGTAAAAAGAATATTCAGTATTGGATATATGATTTACCAAGCGTAGATGATACATTTGAAATCAGAAGTCAATCTCTATATAATCTATTTACAGAATGGAGTTACTTTAATTCACATTGTATAAATGTTGATACTGATGTGTGTAGAAGTGAGAAAGAAGTAATGGAGTTGTATGAAGGATATGTAGAGAAGGGATATGAGGGGCAAATCTTACGACTAAACGGTCTTTATGAAAATAAGAGAAGTAAGTTCCTATTGAAGCATAAATCGTTTCAGGATAGTGAATTTCCCATCTTAGATATATGTGAGGGTGAAGGTAATAAGACCGGCCAGGTGGGTTATATGGTGTTTGAAATCGAAGGCAAGAGGTTTAAATCAAACGTTAAGTGTAGTTGGGAAGAAGGAGCAGAGATACTAAAAAGTAAGAGTAAGTTAATTGGTAAATCTGCTACTATTCAGTACTTCAATTTAACACCGGATGGTATTCCTCGTTTCCCATATGTAATTAATATTAACAGAGAAGAATACGAATAATGAAAATAAACTTAAATAAAGGTCAAAGATTGTGGTTCACTAGTGATACACACTATAACCACGATAACATTTGTTCATCTACAACAAAGTGGACTAACCCTGTAACATTAAGGGATTTCAAATCGTTGGAGCATATGAACAACACATTGGTATGTAATATCAATGAGAAAGTTGGACAAGATGACATCTTATTTCATTTAGGTGATTGGAGTTTTGGTGGCTTTGAATCTATACAAAAGTTCAGAGACCAATTGGTATGTAAAAACATTCACTTAATACTAGGTAATCACGACCATCATATTGGTAACAACAAAGATGGAGTTCAATCTTTATTCAGTTCAGTAAACAAATATTTAGATTTGGTTGTAAAGTATAATGTTGGTACTCCATTGCAAGGTGATGTAAGATTTGCTCTAATGCACTTTCCAATAGCAAGTTGGGATAATATGGCAAGAGGTGCAATACATTTGCATGGGCACGTTCACTTTGACCCATCAATGAGATTGCAAGAAGGTAAGATGATGGATGTGGGATGTGAAGGTAATGATTTGTATCCAATTGATATGAGTGAGATATTATCTATTATGAGGGATAGACCTGTAAAAAGTTTATTCAGTAAAGACCATCACGAAATAACCGAAAATTATAAATAAAATACATGAAAACAGCATTAGAAACACTATATGATAACTATGGTAACGGAATGGACGAACTATGGAGAAAATCAGATGTAGGTGATTTAGATGATTGGCTTTATGATAATTGGTTGGTGGAAGACTCTACCGGAAAATATAGAATATTAAAAATAGAAGAGTTTGATTATCTACTTAAAACTGATATCACCTTTGCAAATAAATGGAATAATATATGATAACAATAATAACAATATACATAATAGGATTTTTCTTAACACTAACATTTTTCAAATACTTTGGAGTGAAAATTGGATTTAATTATAATAAAAAAGAAAATGAACTACATGGTTGGGATGACTGGGATAGCAATGAACAAGCATTTACTGCATTCTCTATATTTTGGCCGATTATAATACCTATGTTATTAATATTGGGTAGTTGGAAAACAATATTTACATTTGGAAAATGGTTTTTAAATAAATAAAGATAGATGACAACACAAGAATTCAACAAAAAGTATAAAGATTATTTAGAAGAAGGACATTACGGATTGGATATAAACATCCCATCAGTAACAGAATACTTAGATAGTATATTTGATAAAGGATTGGTAACTATTCCTGGTTTTAAATATTCTCAAATAAAATTGAAATTTAATATGTCTAGATTTTATTTCAATACTGATATGCCTAACTCATTAGAAACTATAATTTCAAATGGTATAGAAGAAAAAATAAATAAATTAGTAAAAGAATATGATGCTAAGAATATGAATGAAGCATTATTGGGAGGTCAATTATAAAAAAATAAAAGTTATGATACCAAAAGTATTAACATTAGTAAGAGGATTGCCAGGAAGTGGTAAATCAACATTAGCAGGTTTCATTTGGAACGATTACGCAATTTGTGAAGCAGATAAATTCTTTTATGATAAAGAAGGGAACTATAATTTTGATGGTTCTAAAATAAAAGATGCACATAAGTGGTGTAAAGAACAAGTGGAAATCAGAATGAAAGATAACGAAGTCAATCCACAATTCTATCCAGAGATTGTAGTATCAAATACATTTACTCAAGAGTGGGAGATGGAAGAATATTTTAAGTTAGCAGAAAAATATGGTTATATGATATTCACTATTATTGTAGAGAATAGACATGGTGGAGTAAATCAACATGGAGTTCCTGCTGATAAGTTAGAACAAATGAAAAATAGATTTAATATAAAATTATGATAAAAAAAATCAAGCAATTCTTTAATGATATCCTATTAGGATTTAAGATTGCAGAACAAAATAGAGATAAATCCCAATGGGGTAAATTTTAAAAAAATGAAATACGATTTAAACATATTGAATGATTACATAGAAAGAGGATTGGTAATAAAGCAAGTTCACCCAACTTTGCCTTTATCAATCTACAACTATTCACGTTCTTGTCAATATGGCGAGATGTGGGATGATATTACCTTAAATTGTAGAGGGTTGGTATTAGATAACGAAGGTAATGTAATCGCTAAACCATTCCCTAAATTCTTTAACTACGAAGAGCATACTGCGGATGAAATTCCAAATGAGTACTTTGATGTGTATGAGAAAATGGATGGTTCGTTAGGTATATGCTTTTATTATGAGAGAGAATTAACATATAGTGAAAGGTATAGATTATGGTTCAATGGTAACTATGAAACCGGTATGGAATATTATGAAGATATTGTTCCGGACTTTGATGACCCATATTTTCATCCAACTCCGACAACAAAAGGAGAATGGCATGTAGCAACTAGAGGTTCGTTTACATCAGAGCAATCTGTAAAGGCTAGAGAGTTATTGAATACATATAATGTTACTCAGTTGATGGAAAATTATACTTACTTATTTGAAATCATTTATCCTGAAAATCGTATAGTATTAGATTATGGTAGTGATGAAAAATTAGTATTGTTAGGTATTATTAGAACTGATAGCGGAGAGGAATTGGATTATGTTACAATGTGTAATGAATCAGAAGTAACAGGTATTCCTTTGGTTACGAAATACAATACTTTTGGTGAAGGATTTGATGTATTGAAAAGGGAGATATCAAATGCCAAAGAAGGATATGTTATCCGTTTCAGAAATGGAATGAGAATGAAAATCAAAGGTGATGAGTATGTTCGATTACATAGAATCCTTACCAACTTTTCAACTACTGATATATGGGAGGTGTTAAGAACCAAAGGTGATATGAATGAGTTCTTAGAAAGAGTACCCGATGAGTTTGATGATTGGGTAAAGCGGGTTGCTATGAATTTGAGATATAGTTTCTTTCATATCAGCGAAAGAGCCGGTAAGTTGCATGATGGATTCCGATATGGTAAGTATGGTGATGTAGACCCGGAGCCAACTAAGAAAGAGTTTGCTGAATTTGTTATGAAGCAACAGGATGTATTACGACCTATATTATTTTCAATGTGGGATAAGAAACCACATGATGATATCATTTGGAAATTAATTAAACCAAAATGGTCAAAACCTTTTAGAAAAGATATCGATGGATAACTTTATATTTTTAGGAAACTATAACATAGAACATTGGATGAATAAGTTAAACACTCTAACCGATGAGGATTGGAATGCTTATACATTTAGACAAGATACATATGAAGTGCATAGAAAGACTAAAACTATACCCATATTATATGATGAAGAGTATTCAGCATTTATAGGAAATAGGTCTAAGTTCTATAATATATTTGAAACTGATGTTGATGAATTAAACATATTATATAATAGTATATTAGGAGTGGGTAATATCATACGAATAGAAATAGTTAGTATGCCACCTTTCAGTAAAGTTCCTACGCATATTGATTATGGAGGCTCATTGGAAACACACAATAGAACACATATACCATTACAGACTAATGAAGGGTGTATATTTACGGTTGGTGGAGAGAGTAAACACCTAAAGGTTGGGGAGATATGGGAGATAAACAATGGTGGTGAAAAGCATGGAGTTATCAATGATTCAAATGTGGAGCGAATTCATATGATAGTTGATTTTAAGAAAGATAGTATTAATAGATTGATATAAATTTGGATAATTAAAAAACTTTTCGTATCTTTGTACAAATATACTGACAATCTGTCATCATAGATACGATGGTATGGTAATTGAATATAATATATTAAACAAAAACAAATAAAAATTATGAGCGTAAACGTAACACCTTTGCACGACAGAGTTATCGTGAAACCAGCAGAGAAAGCTGAAAAAACTGCAGGTGGAATTATTATTCCTGACACTGCACAAGACAAACCACAACAAGGAGAAGTAGTAGCCGTAGGTAATGGTAGAAAAGATGAATCAATGACAGTTAAAGTTGGTGATATAGTTCTATTCGGAAAATACGGAGGTACTGAAATTGAATTAGATGGTGATAAATTTCTTTTATTAAAAGAAAGTGATATTTTTGCAATTATTTAAACTAAAACACAAAACAAACAATGAGTAAAGTTATTAAATTTGATGTTGAGGCCAGAAACGGACTCAAAGTAGGAGTAGACAAGTTGGCTAACGCTGTGAAAGTTACGTTAGGTCCAAAAGGTAGAAATGTAATTCTACAAAAACAATATGGTACACCACATATTACTAAGGATGGTGTATCTGTAGCGAAAGAGATTGAGTTGGAAGACCCAATTGAAAACTTAGGAGCACAATTAGTTAAGGAAGTTGCATCTAAAACTGCTGACCAAGCAGGCGATGGTACTACAACTGCAACCGTATTGGCACAAGAGATTTTCTCTTTGGGTATTAAGAATGTGGCAGCCGGTGCTAACCCAATGGACTTGAAAAGAGGTATTGATAAAGCAGTTGGTGTAGTTGTCGGTGAGTTAGCTAAAATCTCTAAGAAAATTCAAACAACAAAAGAGATTGAGCAAGTAGCAACCGTATCTGCTAATAATGATAGTGAGATTGGTGCGATGATTGCAACTGCTATGGAGAAGGTTGGTAAAGATGGTGTTATTACCGTTGAAGAAGCAAAGGGTACAGAGACAGAAGTAAAGACTGTAGAAGGTATGCAATTCGATAAGGGTTATTCATCTCCATTCTTTGTAACTAATCAAGAATCAATGGAGGCACAGATGGAGAAACCATACATCTTATTATATGATAAGAAGATTTCTACATTAAAAGAAATCCTACCATTATTAGAATCATCTGCACAAACTAACAAACCATTAGTGATTATTGCTGAAGATGTTGATGGAGAAGCATTAGCTGCATTAGTAGTTAATAAGTTAAGAGGTTCATTGAAAGTTGCAGCTGTTAAAGCACCTGCATTTGGTGATAGAAGAAAAGAAATGTTGGAAGACATTGCAATCTTAACAGGTGGTACTGTAATTTCAGAAGAGAAAGGTTACACATTAGAGAAGGCAACTATCGATATGTTAGGAACTGCTGAAAAACTTACAATTGATAAGGATACAACTACAATCATTAATGGTGGTGGAGATGCTGATGAGATTAAGAATAGAATTTCTTTAATCAAATCTCAAATCGAAAAGGCAACATCTGATTATGATAGAGAGAAGTTGCAGGAAAGATTAGCTAAATTAAGTGGTGGTGTAGCTATATTATACATCGGTGCAACTACAGAGGTTGAGATGAAAGAAAAGAAGGATAGAGTAGATGATGCATTACACGCAACAAGAGCAGCGGTAGCTGAAGGTATTGTTCCTGGTGGTGGAGTAGCTTTAATCAGAGCACTAACTGCATTAGAAGATATAACTAAGATAGATTTAACCGGACAAGATACTGATTACATTACCGGTGTTCAGATTATTAAGAAGGCATTAGAAGCACCTCTAAGAACTATTGTTCAAAATGGTGGAGGTTCTGCTGAAGTAGTAATCAATGAGGTTAAGGGTAGTGTAGGCAACTATGGTTACAATGCAAGAACTGAAGAGTATGTTGATATGGTTTTTGCCGGAATCATTGACCCAACTAAGGTAACCCGTTTGGCTTTAGAGAACGCAGCAAGTATTGCATCTCTATTGTTAACAACTGAGTGTGTTATCGGTGTGAAGAAAGAAGAGAAGGATACACCAATGATGCCTCCTGGAGGTGGATTTGGAATGTAATAAATTAAGACCCTCAACCTAAAAATTGAGGGTTTTTTATTTGGAAATGTGGGTATATTTTCGTATATTTGTATATGGAATTCAATTCAGACTTCAGATATGATTTAGAGTTTGGTGTTGTGGAAGGTGAGAGCTGGTTTCACAATATAGTTACTAATTCTAAGGTTGAGGTTAAAACAGATAGATTAACCGAACAGACAGGTAATGTCTATATTGAGTATGAGAGTAGAGGTAAGAAATCAGGCATCCGAACATCCGAAGCAGATTATTGGGTGTATAAGGTAAGTGAACACCGAGCAATTATCATAGCGAAAGAGGAACTTAAGCGGAAGCTAAAAGAATTAGTTAGAAGTGGTAAGGCTAGAATGGGAGTTAAAGGTGGAGATAACAATACCTCATTGGGTATATTAGTAAACGTAAAAGAGTTAATATGAATTTAGGCTACGCTTGTATCAATATGAGTATGGGTAAGAAGGTAACTACTAACCGAGCAATGGTTAAGCGTACTTTTGAATCAAAGGGTTTAGATTATGTATCAGAACTTGCTCTATTGAACGCTAAAGATATCATTAAGATATTAGAGTGGAATAGAATGAATGGTATATCCCTTTTTAGATTATCATCTACTATTGTTCCGTGGGGAGACCATATTGATTTGACTCAATTGAAAGATTACAAAGAGATTAAGAGTGAATTAAAGAAAGCAGGTGATTTTGCTAAGTTTTGGAATATGAGAGTTAATTCACATCCTGGTCCATTTGTTGTATTAACTTCTCCTAATGAGGAAGTAGTTAAGAACGCAATTGCTGATTTAGAATTGCATGGTAAGATATTCGATATGATGGGGTTATCTAAGACACGATTTAACAATATCAATATTCATTGTAATGGTGTGTATGGAGATAAAGCATCTGCTATGGATAGATTTATCAAAAATTTTAAAAGATTATCACCATCGGTAAGCAAACGTTTGACGGTGGAGAACGATGATAAGGCATCTATGTATTCAGTTAAAGACCTTATCTATATCCATCAAAATACAGGCATACCTATTGTATTCGATTACCACCATCATCAATTTTGTACCGGTGATTTATCCGAAGAGCAAGCACTTAAATTAGCAGCTACAACTTGGCCGGAAGGGATTAAGCAAGAAGTTCATTACTCTGAATCAAAAGCATTGCACGAAAACAATCCAAAGGAAAAGCCACAAGCTCATTCAATCTATATTAACTCACTACCAAACACCTATGGATTAGATTTAGATGTTATGGTTGAAGCAAAAGGAAAAGAATTAGCAATTTTACCATTTATAAACAAATAGAATATGAAAAAGGAAAAAAGTAGATTTGAGATTACATTCAATGAGTGGGCAAAAGAATTAAAAGTATCTACAATGTGGGATACAACCAAAATAGAAAACAGAAGATTTATTGAGAGATTGAATAATGCAAGAGAACATTATTTTTTAACAGCACATAAAGCATCATAAATGACTAAAATCGATTACACCAAAATCTATCAGAAACAAATGATAGAAATGGCTTCTGAATCAAAAGAAACATTGACGGTTCGTAAAGAGATTATAATAGATACGAATATAACAGATTCGGAATTGGGTAGTATAATTCGAAAGATGTATAAGGCAAAATGTGATGCGGCTGATGAGCATATAAAACATATAAACAGAACAAATGCAGACTGATTTAAAAGATAAGGTAGAAACTAAAGAAAAAGAAACTGATATCTCTGTATTAATATTATACAATGATGAGGTTAATTCATTTCAGCATGTGATAGCATGTTTAGTTGGAATATGTGGTCATTCATCTCATCAGGCAGAACAATGTGCAATGATAGTACATAATAGTGGTAAGTGTAAAGTGAAGAGTGGTGGATTGGATGAAATGATTAAAATGGCGGAGAGGTTAATAGATAATGACCTAACCGTTGAAGTAGTATAAAATAAAAAACAATAATATGGCAACAAAAGTACAAATAGACACCGCGAAAGGTGTGATGATTGCAGAGTTATATGATACTCAAACACCAAACACAGTTAATAACTTTAAAAAATTAATCGGAGAAGGATTTTACGATGGATTAAATTTCCATAGAGTATTACCTAACTTTGTAATTCAGGGTGGATGCCCAAATAAAAACGGAACAGGTGGGCCTGGTTATACAATTCAATGTGAGGTATCAGCGCCAAATCAGTTTCATGATAGAGGTGTGTTAAGTATGGCACACGCTGGTCGAAACACCGGAGGTTCTCAATTCTTTATCTGTCATAGTAGAGCGGGTACTGCACACTTAGATGGTAATCATACCTGCTTCGGTAAAGTTATTGAAGGATTAGATGTGATTGATGCTATCCGACCAATGGATACAATAAATTCAATTTCAATTATAAAATAAAACATAATATGGAAGAGCAACAAAAATGGTTTATACCACATGAATTATCACCTGAAGATGCAGAAGGCGTTATCAGAGAGATAGAGGCATATATAGATGTACATCCTGACGAAGCTGATGATTATTGGTTGGTGGACTACAATGATGAAGATATATTTGCTAAATCATTTCCGAAAGAAGAAATAGATAAGGCAGCGGCACATTACCAAATTCCAGTTTTTGAAGTAATGATGGATATAATGAGAGAACAAAATAATGTAACTAATAAAAAAGAAAATAAATAATTATGGAAATCAATAAAACAGAACTAATTGAATTGTTAGTAGCCGGACCTGTAAGTGTAACATTCACAAAGGCGGATGGCACAGATAGAGTAATGAAATGTACTAAGTGGATGGATTTAATTCCAGAAGAGAATCATCCTAAGACAGAATCAGCAGGTGGTAACACATCTGATAACATCACCGTATTCGATTTGGAGAAAGGTGGATGGAGAAGCTTTAATATTACAAAGGTAAAAGAGTATTCAGTAGTATAGTATGAATTTCAGAACACGCAAACTAATCAAATACGAAGACCTTAATGCGAGGGGAACTCTATTCGGTGGACAGGTATTGAAATGGATTGATGAGGAAGCGGCAATCTTTTGTATATGTCAATTGGGTACCCGAAGTATAGTTACTAAAGCAATGAGTGAGGTGAACTTCGTTTCATCTGCTAAGTTGGGTGATATCGTAGAGATGGGATGTGAGTTAGTACAATTTGGTAACACATCGGTAACGATAGCATGTGAAGTGCGGAACAAGGATACAAAGAAAACTATTATCAGAATAGATAAGATAGTATTCGTAGCGGTTGATGAAAATGGAAAACCGACACAACACGGAATAATTAAATAAAACAATATGACATCAAAAGAATTTGTCCTTTGGTTAAAAGGATTTACAGACGGAGTACATGAATTTAACATCACTCCAAAACAATGGGATGTGTTAAAAGATAAATTAGCAGAGGTTAAGGATGAAGAACCAATAGGATTTCCATTTGGAGTTCCTAATACTGCACCAATACAAACATTACCATTTATCCAACCATATAACCCATATAACCCATATCAAATAAATTGTGGTAGTGGTTCATCTGGGACAACAATAACAACAACACCTAATGTGGGTGGTTCAATTACAATTGCTAATCCACCATTTGGGTTTGGAAGTACATCAACCACATACGCATATCCAAGTGGTTCGGCATGGCATTATACGAATGGTAAGCCACATAACGAAGATTAGGGTGAATAGAGAGCAAGAATTAATTAAAACATTTCCATTAGAAGATGGAACTACTTATATTCAATCGTTGGATAAGAATCTACTATGTGAGTATAGTGGGTTACCTAGCTTAGAATCTTATAGGAATGATATATGCCCGAAGTGTTCTAATCTTTTGGGAGAGGATGGATTATGCTGGAAATGTTTAACACAATAATATAATGATAATAGACATAATAGGATATATTGGGACAGCATTAATACTCATATCGTTCACCATAGAGGATATGTTCAAACTAAGGGTAGTAAACTCTATAGGTAGTATAGTATGGATAATATATGGTATAGGGATATGGGCAGGGCCTACTATATTAGTTAATGCGTGTGTACTATGTATTCATACCTATTGGTTCATTAAGCATAGAAGAAAACCCAAATCTAAGAGTATAGATAAGGATGAGTATGGTTGGTATCCGGATGAGGGTATATGATAACTAACCCAATAGGATAAACCGAAGGGGCGGGGGTTGGGGGTATATCGTTTCCCTTTGTCCTTCGCCGGAAAAAAATTTTGGAGATAAGATTTATTGATAGTTATGAGCATGAGTACAATATGGGGATTTGGAGATAGTTTAACCTTTGGACACGGATGTAGACCCGATGGACCGTTACTCGAATACTACAATGAGTATAAAAGAGAGGGGGATAAGATATGGTTAGAGTGGTTAGGTGAGTGGAAGGGAATGAAGACTAGAAACTTAGGATTGTGTGGAGCTAGTAATGAGTACATATTTGATTCGGTGTTGGACAACAATAAAAATATAAAGAGTGGTGATATAGTAATAATTGGTGCAACTATATGGGGTAGAAGAGATATACCCGTAGGAGATAGATGGTTACCACTACTTAGTATATTAGAAGTGGGAGGAGAAGTAATGGGAGCAGTGACAGGAGTGAACACAATGAGTATAGAGGATAGGAATATCATAGTAGAGTATCAGTTAAGATTTGGAGAGCATCCACTATGGAAAGAAAGGATGGTTAAGAGATTCAGTTTTTTAAAAGAAACACTCCAACGTAGGGGAATAGAAGTAATCCAATGGTATATCCACGATGAAGTAAGTAGGAACATAGAGAAAATAAGACACGTCTCTCCTATAGATGATTCACACTACTCATTTGCCGGTCATAAGGCAATGGCGGAGTATTTCGATAAGAGATTAAAAGGAGAATTAATATAATGAGTAAATGGGAAAAACGAAACTTAGCACTATGGGTACTAATAACCCTAGCGGCTCTATTGGTAGCAGTAGGAGATTAACCATAGCGAATTGGGATAAGATAGGAGTAGGGGTAGATAGAGCGGATACAATGGAGGGAGAGAGTTTCTATGCCATACGGATAGGGAGTTTAGGAGCAGTTATAGTACATAGAGAGATTGATGATGAAGAGTGTGTGATAGTAGAGGTAAGCAATAATGAGGGTGATAAGAGTGAGAATGGTAAGGTGTGGATAGGGTCTCAAACATTAGAAAACCCCGCAGAGCTGTTGGACAGGTTTATGAACGTACTAACCGAAAGGGGATGGATATAATGGGGGGATAACCCAAATCACCACCATTGCGGCATACTCACTTCGTTCGCGGACACTAAAAATAATTCAGTAAAAAAGACATAGTATAGTATGGAAGAGAAAGATAGTATAGATACAGAGTATAGTAAGTATAAGAGTGTACTGAGTATATTAGGTATAGGTAATAGAAAGGATAGATTAGACCCTACTATGGATACTACATTAGAAGAGTTAAAAAAACTATGGAGTACCTATGATGATGATAGTATGGATATAGTAGATAGTACTGATAGTATAGATAAGACGTATAGGATAGATAGTAGTAGTGATGAAACCCCGCAACCCAAAGTACCCAAACTTACTATAGATGGATTACATAAGATAGAGGGAGGTTACAAATGGGGTACTATAACGGATACCCTCCATAATGAGTCCTACTATATAATAGAGTTCCATACCAATAGTAGACCCAACGTACCAATTGAAGCCACAATCTATAGAGTACCATTAGAGGATTCTAAGATACGGATTGATTTAAGAGAATATGGTAAGGCCACTATAGAATATCGTACCCATAAAGAGGGATTTCGTAACCGAAAGGATTTTGTTAGGGAGTTATACGCTATAGCTGATGATTACATAAAATAACTTTTTTTAACACAATCGATATATATACGGAGGTTAAAACAAACAACGGATATGGAGCAAGGATTAAGTTTTATAGGAGTGATATTACTATGTACACTCGCTATGGTATTACACAATGTACCACTATTTTTAGGGGTATTCACAATAGGGTCTCTTTACCTTCTATTAAGAGGTAAGAGAAAGGGATGGAGATGGAATAGATAATTTCGGTATAAGCCACAATGAACAGAAAATTATTCGGTGAGAGTACGGATTGAGCAGAATATATTCCTTTTATACACCTAATATATCGATACTACCTAAGTGGTCTTAGCGTGTAATATTCTGAATTATACACTTAAGTGGTAATTTCTTATTTCTATAACTAAGGTGAAAAAGTGGAGGAAAGTGGGAAAAAGTGGATATACATACATACTCGCACATAAACAAATTTTTTTTACACACGACCCTATGGGAAAATGTGGATAAATAGTTTACAAATGTGGACAGATATGTAACAATATGTAACAAATGTAAACGTCTAATCTACCCAACCACCACCACGCTTTTTAACTTTAACTCCGAGGTCTACAGGCTTAAGGTCTAATTTCTCTACTGCCTTACGAATGTTATCAGAGCGTTCTATATCACCTACCTTACCAATCTCTTTAGCCCGTTTTAATTCTTTGGTAGTTAACTTATCACCAACTGTCTGAGAGAGGAATTGTTTAGTGTGATACTCCCCTAATGGGACGGTGAATTGTTTTAAGTGAGCGGCTTTGGCATCTAAGTAAGCAAAGAACTCGGCTTCAGGCAGTTGGAATAATTCTGCTTCTGAAAGTTCTATAAATTCTTTTTTGTTTCCGTCCATACTCTATGCGGTTTTAAATTCAAATGGTAATAACCCCATATCCATTAGGTCTGCTTTGGCCTGTTTAGCACCACCATTGATTGCCTTCAGAGCGATTTGTTCTTCAATCCACAACTCAGCCTTTTCAGGTGTTACGAATTTTTTAATACCACCACTCTTAAGGGTAACTGAGACCATAGATGGGAATGTGGGAGAGGGAGCTGATTCAACTTTGTAGTTTCTGTATTTTTTCATTTTTTATTTGGTTTAAAAGAAATAAGCATTGTGAATACGATAGACAGGAGCGTGATACCTTTCACCAACTCTATCATTATTTAGTGAACCACCTTGCACCATAGATACATAGGGAGAGGGAACTACCTCCATAAGACAAGTTCCGTGATACTCATCTACGTGAATCAGTTTAGCTCTGAGGGTAGGAGAGAAGTTTTCTGATACTTCCGTACCCACTACTTCGTTTAGTTCTATTAACTTACTGTCGGTTCTATTCATATGTTTATCGTTTATATAGTAAAGATAGGGCTTAGTATCGATATATCCAAGCATTTTAACAATTATTTTTTCTTTTTCCTACGATTTATTACATAGGGCAATTTGTAGTGAAGCATAACTGATTGATTATCATAACCTTGCGATAGGGCAAGAAGTTCTGTTAGCATGGTCGACAAGTCTAATGCTGTGTAAACCAGTCCCCTATTTGGGATACTGTGTGATACCGTCTGATATAGTCTGACATCATCTTCCGATTTGGAGGGCTGTGTAACACCGTCTCATATCGTCTACTCCGTCAATGTGGATAACTTGTGGAAAAATAAATCGGATTTTGCTTGACTTTGTGGACGGAAAGCCGTATCTTTATAGGGTGGTAGGGCGGGAATAGATAGAGAGACAGCCGGTCCCTAACTCGTTGAGAACCAATACCTTATAACTCGTTGATACTGAGGGAGATTAATTTCAAATAAATTTGTGTATATCAATCCTTATTCGTATGTTTACTAAGTAATGAGAGAGAGAAAAAAAATTTAAACCCCTTAACCCCTAACCCTATGAATATTAGCCCCGCTACTATGAGCCGTATTAAATCCCTAATGAACCTATGTGAAATTGTCGAAGGTGGACCTGGTATGAAACCTACTGAGTTCGAAGCGTATTGTGAACTAGCCGGCATCCGAATCGAGCCATTGGTAGTATCCCCTACGAATCTAAACGAAGGTATATACCACATCACCCTACCTGATTATGGATACAGATGTGGTTACTCATACAATGGTTCACCTATTGAGATAAGTTACTAACCCTCTATCAGCCAATCCGTTATAAGTCGTTGATACTCAGACAGATTATTTTCACGGAAACAGAAAATAATTCGGTAAATGCTTGGATATATGGTCCCTATTACCTATCTTTATTATATAAACAATGAGAGATATGAAATACAACCCACATTCCCTATACTACCGACTGAATTCAAATCATTTGGAGTATCTACTAAGCACCGAACCTTCTTTCCCAAACACCATTGGTAGTATGTTAACGGAAATGAGAGAGGTAACCAATTGGACGAATTTACGTTACACCACCGTATGTGACTTAGTTAATTGGTTAAAGCTACCTGATTACTCTCCTACCTCTATTGAATCAATTTTTAAAAACAAATAAACCCCTTTAATATGAACATTTCACAATTATCCTCCCTGTCCCTATCAGAACTACGTTCCCTAAACGAAGCTGTAGTTAATATGATTAAGTTTAAAAGAGCTACTGAAACTTCCTATAAGAAGAGGGCTTTATCAGTAGGTATGGTAGTTAAAGTAAATCACCCTAAGTTAGCCGGTAAGGAGTTGGTAGTCAATAGGATAAACCGAACTAAGGCCACATTGGGTATAGTAGGTGGGTTCGGTTCATACAATGTTCCGATTTCGATGATTGAACACTAAAAATAGTTTAAAAATAGTTGGGGAAATGCTTGGATATATGAGCTGAAAGCCCTACCTTTACTATATGAGTTTGAGAAAGATACAATTGGTTTCCCTTATTACCTTCCTTATGTACACCGGTCACGAGTGTAGAATGAGGGTTACCCCAATTGAAATCGAACCCCTACCTCGTACTGAAATCGTAAATAAACCTTCATAATATGAACAATCCTTTAATTAAAATTAACACAGATTCAATGGGTGGAAATGTATTCTATGGTACTATCAACATTAATGGTAACCGAGTGGGAGTAAGTAATCTAACAGAGTTGGGAACAGAGTACCGATTCAGATATACTGCTAAGGCAAGAGCCGGCTTCCCCGTCATTGGTGATGTAGAGTGTACAATAGAGAACTTGCCATACTACCTAAGTAAGAACACCACTGTAGTAGAGATGGAGAGAATGATTGGAGGAAAATCTTATTGGTTTCACATTCTAACTACTAAGGGTGGTAAATGGCATAGTATAGAGAAGAACCTATTAGAGAGTTTGACAGTAGGTGATATGCATGGGGCTTTCCCTAAGATGATTGATTGGAATATATGGAAGGCTATGAACACTAAGTTCCATAGCTGTAAAGCATTCATTAATAACAAATAAGATATGAGTAGTAACTTTTTAATCGCCCTATGGGTATGGTGGATTTTACTTTTTTTCCCAATTCGGTCCACACATAGACAATTGAAGGCTATGGGGAAGAGGTTAAACTTTGGGGAGACAGTACTCCTCTATATAACCCTAACCTTTGCTATACCCCGCTACTACTACCTATGGGCAAAAGAGGTGCTTGGCGGAAACAAAAAATAATTCAGTTAAAACAAACTATATGAGTAACATTAACAGTAGTAGAGAGAGTAACCATAGTAACAGTATAGAGATACTATATGAGGTAGCACATAAGTTACCTAATGGAGCAGTAGTAAGTAAGAGTGTAGTACCTATAGAGCAAGTACCCTTTAATGAATGGGCTTCAGCGCTAGGTGTATCATCCTCTTATATACCCACCCCTCCAAAGAACAGGGCAATGGAACAAATTCTCCTATGGGGTATTAAGAGCTAAATTCACATATGTAACATTATGTAACAACATAGGGTGAGAAACGAATTCACAATTGTAGACAAGTTATCCACATTTTATGCACTGTAGCGTGAGAGGAGGCCACCATATCCCTTTAGGTTCTATGTAACTCGTTGATTATGAATGGCTTAGAGGTGGCAGGGGTACACTTGCATATTTGGGATGACTTTTACCTCCGTGAGAAAAAATATATATAAACCCACCAATGGGAAAATTTCACTAAAAAAAATTTGGTTATATGGGGCATTTTTTGTATCTTCGGTAATCAATCAATAGAATGAAGTATATCAACATAAACGGACACGATAAGATAAAAGGAGATATAGTTAAATCCGATGGTTCAGTATTGGCACATTGTGTAACATCTATTAATTGGGAAGGGGCTTACGAATTCGAATATGTAATTGGAGGTTGGGGTGAGGTTATAAAGGTTCACTTAATTAAAGAACCTAATCAGAATGGTTCATTGCAGATTAAAGTAGATGGAGTATATGTACAACATACCCTCAGTTATAGTAACTTAAAAAGAGGAGCTGAAGAGTTCCGATACCAATTATACTCAGTAATTAAAAGATACTTCAAAGATAAACGATAAACTATATGAAACGATTAGATATAAAAGGATTTTATTCAATGGCTACCAAAGTGGTATCAGATAGATTTAGAATTGATGGTATGGATACCTTAACCGAACTATATGTGATAAAATTGAATACATCTAAGAACCAATACCGAATGGATATCGTAAGAGAGGCTATAGAGATTAGGAGTAAAGGACTTAATTACCGATATCAACTATGGATATACGATTGGACTAAGCAAAAATCATATCCTATGGGAGTAACTACGCAAGATATGATTTCATTGGATAACTTTACCCAATTCTTAGAGAACATATTAGATATTGCGGATAGAGGTGGTTTTGATGGGGAGGCAGGAGATTGGAGATTTAAAAAATTTAATTTATAATATGAAAACAGCACTTACACTAGCCCTCCAACGAATAGAGTTGATGAAGGATTTACAAACCGATTCAATTCATTGGGAGATGTTTAAGAGGAACTACTTAGAGATGGAGAAGAATCAGACAATAGATTTTGCATTTGGATGTACACATAATGTAGGTAGGGAAGATATTGAGGCATACTATAACGAAACTTATACCGATGCTAACAATTAAAGGATACCAAAAGTTATTACAAACGGAGTTCTTAGGAGGAAGATACCATATTCAACAGGTGAGTGAGTATGATAGGTTCTACGATATACAAATAATAAACGAAGGGGGATTTACTTGCCTTATTGGGTTGAGAAGGGAATCATTTAAGGATTACGAAGGGTCTCCCATCTATGATATTCTATTGAATGGTAGAGATATAAAGGTATCGGTAACTGCTAATTGGATTGCGGATAAAGACAATATGGTAGGGCAATTAGAAGGTGTATTAAGAGATAATCCATTTTAGTATGATAACAATTAAGAACTATAAATTAGGAGAGGGTGCTCATTTCTTAGGATGGCAATTGGATTCCGTTATGGAGATTGGGGATAATTACGTTTTCCTTTGGACGGATATAGGTTCGAAGGGAAGACATCAATACCAAATCTTTTTAGGTAGGAAGTTTGAGAACGCTAAAGGGGAACTACCTATGATGATGTTCACTACTACACCAGGTACACAACCTCTATGGAGTGGAGTAGTTAATCGTTTGGTATTAGAGTATCATTGGGAGTGGATAGAAAAGTGTGTTAAGATAATGGAATCATATAAACCTTATAGATAATGATAACGATTAAGAACCATAACATTTGGATTGATTTTGTTTTCTCTATTAAGGGGAAGTTATATCAATGCAAACATACGGAGGAGTTAGAAGATTGGTACACATTCCGATTTGAGAGTATAAGTGGGTGGAACTATCCTATGTTCGATGTTGCCATAAGTAGAGATAGGCGGAGCGAAGAACCGATACTCTACCGAATACAATCGCAACAATTAAAATCTCCTGGCGAGGGTGGTGGGTTCTCTCATAGCCATCTTACTAAGGATGAGATTAAGGATAAGTGGTTTATAGAAAGAGAGATGTTAAAGGTATTAGAAAATAGTTGCGGGTAAATCAACAATGTTATGAGTATTAAGTATATACAGAGTGGTAAGGTACTACAGATAAAGAATATAAAGGATAAACTAATGGGGATACACGACTTAGGTGTCCGTGCACATCCATATAGTAATACGATTGAGTTCCTATGGGTAGATACTTACTTAGAGGATAGTGTATCAGAACCTCAGTATCGTATAGGGTTTAACTATGGGGGAACAGAGTATTCTTCTTATCTACATACTCTACCTATGTATAACGACCACGACCACTATAGGATGAATCTTTATGGTCCGTCTATGAAGGAGAACTCTTTTTATTTCCATTACAATGATTTCGTTTCGCCTAACGTATTCATTTATTCACTTATCCGCCAATTAGACCGTGTATGTTAACAATCAAACGATATGATAAAGACCTCACTTCCGGCGTTATATACGGATGGGATTTGGCAAAGGCGTTCGAAGGGGCGGATTATTATGTATTCGTCTTTGAGCAACGTATTGGAGATAAGCAACCCGTAACTTGCCGAATAGAGAGGATATTATCGGATGGGTTAGTGGGTAAGGTGTATAAATGTGAAGTGTTCCAAGTGGGTGCGAGTTGGAGGTGTATTTATATGTTACAACCAAAGGATATCCTCCATTCCGTTCTTCTTTACGAATTAGTTGAGAGTACATTGGAGAATCATAAAGATAGTATAGCGTAATGTTAAGGATTCAAAACTATAAAAAGCTTGTTGGGTTTGGGCTACAAAGTGGTGGATACTATATTATTATCAACGATGTAACGGAGAGGGGAGCATATTACCACTTTATGATGGAGTTGAAGGAGAGTGGTGAGACAAAGGATTTTCTTGCTCTTATGTTGTGGAAGGAAACTCATACCGATAGTATAGATGGGCGGTGGTATAGGTTAGAGCCCGTTCATAATCCACATGGAGGTCATCAACCTTTGCAGATTTTGTTTTCCGAAATGGACGAGATGAGGATATTTGGTGAGTTAGTGTGTATCTATGGGAGACAGGTATGGGATGTTTAATGTATCAAAAAATCTTAGTGGACGGGTTTTAGGACCGGTGGGAGTATAATAAAAGAAAACTGAATATATGAATAGAACGCATGGATTATTAACAATAGAAAATATGGATAAGCTTTCCGGCCGTACAATCGGTTTGGATTTCATTATCGCCAATATGGTTACCGACCGTGCCGTCTATCGTATCTTTATAAATGATATGTTGGGTTCTCATAAAAGAGATGTAAAGTTGCACCGTTATCCTAATCGTGTCAAAGTAGGGATGTATAAATTGGAATACGGTTCTTCATACGTTCTATTAAACAAAGCACAAATTTCCGATATGGATTCATTTTGTTCCGCCATTGAAAATCTAATATACTAATGTTAACCATAGAGAACATATCCAAACTTTACAAAATGGATGCGGGTGAATGGAGAGTTGGTAAAGTGGAAACATTGAATACCACTTACCTAATACAATTGTACAAATATAATAGAAGGAAAACTATTCAGGTTAATATAGAACGAACTCCAATCGGTGAAGGTGATACTGCCCTTTATGAATTATGGTTTTGGAGTGATGACTTAGGAGGTGGAATACCAATTAGAAGGTTATTGGGTGTTTGGGAGTTGAAAAAAGGCCCATCCCACATAGCACAAACGATTGGAGATATGTTAACTCTTAAGTAGTTGGTTATCAACGACTTATAACTCATTGATTCTCAATAAACTTTTTTTAAAATAATTGGTTAAATGCTTGCTAGTTCCACGCTTTTTCGTATCTTTACTATGTAACAAAAGATAAACAAAATGAGTAGATGTATTAAAGCCTATGTTGATGTGATAATGATGGAAGAACCTTCATTATTTGAAATCCTTTCAAATTATTTCCGTAACCTTTTAAACATTAAGTAATATGAAAACTTCAGAAATTCTTAAGAAAGCTAATAGTAACGGAATGGATGCTGTTACATTTGATAAGTGGTTGGAAGAGAATAACATCAACTTTGAATGGTTGGATGTATGTTTGACCAATTTCAACGATGGGTATTATAACATCCTATTGGAAGATGATACCAATATATGTTTTGTGGATGGTAAATTTATAAACGAATAAAATATAAAATTATGAGTAAGGTAAAAGAGTTATTAGAATTTTTAGAGTATGAAGCCCATTCTTTAACCGCAAGTGAATTTTGTGGTATGTTAGATGGTAAAGATATCCCTTGGGTTTGGGATGAGTGTGAAAACATTTTAGATTCCGATGAAGGTAGATGTGTAATCGAAATCATTGAGTTAAGTAGAATGTATCGATTTGAAGATGGTTCATTTGTTGAAGAAATTGAAATTGTTAATAAATAAAATATAAAATATGAAATTAGATTTAACACCAGAACAACTTAAGACTGTTGAAATCGGATTGAATGAATTGTTTAATAGTGATAGATGGATTGCCAACCGTACAGAGGCTGAGATAGATAAGATAGCCGATAGGGCTGGATATCTATTGAACTTAATCCAATTGCATAACGCAATGAATTCAAGCAAACCTAACTTTAGAGGTGAAGGTACTGCTCAATCAGTTTTAGATTATGTAGGAATTAGAGGTTCAGTAACTCACAAAGATATGCAAGAATATTACAAATCCCTTAATGGTTCTAATACTTTCGCTTATTGTTTGAAAAACTTATTGATACCTTATAAGAATCGTAATACTAAAAGGTATTTAATTAAGAATGATATCGGTAAGTACGAAGTTAGATTAGCTAATCCATCTAATTGGGTAGTTAAAGAATATTAATATTTATTGTTATGGATAAAGAACAACTGCAGGAAGAATTAGATGAGGTAGTAAAGATGTGTATGAGTAAAGGATTAGACCGATACGATGCATTTAAAGTTGCACTATTCTATTCTATGCAACGACATGATATGGGTGAGTTCGATGATGTTGAACCACTATGGGAACAGACAACTGCGATGGTAACAAAGATTGGATTTGAATCTAAGTTCGGAGAAATCTGCTTGAATTAGATTTGTTAATATCAATTTTTTTTCGTATCTTTACAAACTATGGATTTATTAAAAGGGTTTTTCTTCGGAGTGTTAGGTCAGATATTTTCTTTCCTACAATTGCAGGGTAGTGTAAAATTTGGTTGGTATGAGAAATATCCAATTATAATTCTGTTAAGTTCTATTCCTGCCGGATGGTTTTATATTAAATCGGTTGAAGGGTTTGTTAATCACTTCGATGGACAACTATGGCCTTCACGATTGATTGGGTTTGGGATTGGTATAGTTGTATTTGTAACATTGAGTATGTTAATGTTTAAAGAACCACTAACTACTAAAACATTAATCTGTTTATTATTAGCGGCAACAATATTAGGAATTCAAATTTTATGGAAATAATAAAAAAGATATGGGGATGGATACGTTACCGTTTTGTTAAAGACGAAATAATTACAATCATCGTAACCAAAGATGGGGTAGATGAATTGTGGGTTTATAAAAATGGAAAAAGAATAAGTAATGAAACAACAAACAAAGGGTAAGTTAATCAAATCAGATAAAGTATTAGAACTTATGGAAGGTGTAGGTGTGGTAATGAGAATTGCTGCATTTGGTATGTTATCCGTAATGGGAAAGGATACTCCATTCTTTTGGATGTGGGTATGGAATACTATCGATGCGATAATACTTACTTATTGTGCATGGGAAAGAGATAACAAACCATACATCATAATGAATACATTTTGGTTAATAGTAGGAGCAATAGGAATATATAATTCTATCTAATGAAACGGATTAGTGATATATTGATATCTATAATTCTTCTCCCAATTTTGTTACTCGCGACATTAGGTGTGGGAATTTATTTTGGTGTAAGATTTCCATTTTGGTATTTCAATAATAAATTAAGAAAATGGATATCAAAATAAAAGGTTGGGAAAAGATAAGTGGGGTTACCTACAAAGGATTTTCTATTGTTAATCCAATACATAATTCATATGAAACAAAGTATATGGCAGATGTATTAGATTTAAACCAATCACATAAACCAAAATGGGAATTGAATGTATTAGGGCCTGGTCATAAATGGAAAGCAGTTACGGATACTAACTTTCATATATTATTATGGGATGAAGATAGGTTTAGTGCCCGTAAAGAAGTTAGCAAAGATATGATTTCATCTGTATCATCTTTCCGACAAATATTTGAAGTTTTAGTTGATGAGGTATTAGATGTGAGAAGAAAGAATAGTTTATTCACTAATGTATCAAAGAGAGTAAACGGAGGAAGTAGTGGTATAATAAACACCGTAACGAATAGTGGAACTACACACACTACAATTGATTATGGTAAGATGATGGAAGAGTTAATCAAAGCAATAAAAGAGCAAGATAGTATTTCTAAAGATTTTAAAAAGGCATTAACAGATGCAATAAACGATTTATAAAATGATACTAAATAAACAATTGGTTGAATTTAATGGAGAACTTTATTGGGTATATCGTAAAATAAAAGTGGAGCAAGTTAAAGATGCTACTGCATTGAAAGATTTTTGGATGTGTGATATTGCATTAAAACAACAAGAGTGGATATGGTTTTGTAGACACATTCCTGAAGCTGTAATAGAATCGTAATATGATAATTAATATTTCACCGGAAGAATTGGAACCCGAATTTAGGGAAAGTTGGAAGATGGGATTTATAACACAACCATCCATCGATTATGCCGATAATGCAATATGGGCAATCTTAGAAGGTAAGCAAGTTGTTATATTTAGATTCAAAAATTATGGATTCATTAATGATAACCGATATAATAAATATTTCATATCAGCAGGTAATGCTGGTATAACAATTAGAATTGAATCAAATTAAAGTTATGAGAAGACAGAAGGCTCAGCTACAAAAAATAATTAAAGAGTGGAAAGATGCCTCACCTAAAGAAGTTTGGGAAGGTGTGAGAGATAACTTTATATTTGGATTTTTAGGTGCTACATTAGTAGTATTCATTGCTACCAGAACGGATATAGCAGTATTAGTAGGATATATTACATATTATACATTTATGGGAAAGATAGTAAATAGACCTAAATATATAACTGATTTCGGAAAACTTATAGTGTTTCCTTATCCATCTGCGTTAGGTGCGTTTGCAGGATATAAATTATCATATATCCTTTTGGAATTAATAAATTCAATTAAATAAAAGTTATGAATAAAATAAAGAATTGGATATCAAACAGAATAGAATTAATAGGATTGATATTATTTGTAGTAGGATATAGTATGTTTATATTCTGTATGGGTACGATATATGAGTGGGATAAGTATCGTAGAACAAGAGATATAGGAGTTGAAATACAAACACGAATAATAGAATATAGATTAGGTACTATAACATTAGGTAGAGATACTGTAAATGTAATCAAAGAAACCCCTAAACAAAAATGAAACTGATTTGGACATACTCATCTAAGTTGAATAGGAGTAAACAAATTAAAGATGAGGATATTCTATCTTTATATAAAACTTCAATAGAGTTAGGTAAACAAAATCATTTTACTCGTGCGTACACAGATAAGAGTTCTAAAGATTTCTTTGAAGGATTAGTAGATGAGGTTGTAGTATTGCCTGATGATTTTGAATATTATTTTTTAGATGATATAAAGTTCTATGTGATGGTGAATGAAACCGAACCATTTACTTTAATAGATGGAGATTTATTTTTATATCAGGCATTACCATCATTTGAATCCGATATAGTGGTTGAGGCATATAAGAAACACTATAAGAATGCATTCTATGAAAAGTATAATAAAGTATTGGAGAGTAATGGTGTTGAAAAGATAATACCATATTGGCAATCTAAATTAGGATATTTCAATTTAGGATTAATAACGGTGAATAATAATAGATTTATAAAAGATTTTTATTCCGAATATAATAAACTAAAACAGTTCTATAAAGAAAATATAGAAGGTGTTTATTTTAATAGAGTTGATGAATGTGTAGAGATGAGTTTATGTACATATTTCTTTTCAATGTACTGTATGGTAAATAAAATAAGTTTTATATCATATCATAAATTTATATCTAAGAAACATTTATCTGGACCAAATGAGAAATATAAATTAGAACATATATTAAAACATAAACAGAAAACGTTTATCTAATTATGGAACATCCGTTTTATTGGGTATTGGGAATTACATTAATAATAAATGGTATAAATTGGTATTATATGATTTTTGTACAAAGAAAACATATACAACATTTAAGAGATATTGCAAACAGAAAGAAAGCTAAAGCAAAATAATATGAAAGCAGTAGAAATAATAGTAATTGGCTTATACTATGTATTAGTATTAGGATTGATTAGAATATTTTTAAAATTATTATCAAAATAAAATAATATGAGCGATAACATTAGGAAATTTAAGAATCAGTTAAGAGATAAACTTTTAGAACCAAAAGAGATGAGTGAGGCTGATGTTGCTATGATTAAAGAGATGATGGCAGATTCTTCTCATAGAGGTGATTCGATACCATCGTTGATACCATATAGACCTACTGATGCAGATGATTTTCCAATTGGTTCATATGGATTAGAAGTGACAGGTAAACATTATACTCACTTCTTTAATCTTTCCGACCAATACAGATTTACTAATTCAGATATCATTTCGTTTATAGATGACTGTAACTTAAAACAAATTCATTCGCGTGAATATTACGTTAATGGTTCACATAGTGCATCACGATGGTATGAGATGAAAAACGATGGAGGTGTATTGTTAATGAACGTTACATATATGCCACTTAATGGGAAGCTAATTCGTAACGCTAGAGATATAGCAACTATTAGAATTTATTCAAACGTTGTAGAAACAATTTATAATACAATTGTTGAAAGGGTAAAGAGTATTGCAAGAAAACAAAGAGAGGAATCGAATAATGTTTCATTAGTTATAGCAAGTAGAAATGGATATGATACTCAATCATTCGAATTACCTAGACAACAAATGAATATTGAGTTGAACTATGGTAAAGATTTTACTAAAGTGCATGATAAAATTCTAACTACATTAAACAAAAAGAAAGGTAAGGGGTTGGTTCTATTGCATGGAACTCCTGGAACAGGAAAGACTCACTACTTAAAGTATTTGGCTTCTAAGATTAAAGGTAAGAGAGTGTTATTCATTCCACCTCACTTAGCTGATTTCATTACTTCACCAGAGATGACACCTTTCTTAATTCAAAATGCCAACTCTATTCTTTTCATCGAAGATGCGGAAAGAGTAATCACAGATAGAAATACAGGTGGCTCAGTTGGTGTATCAAACATTCTTAACTTAACAGATGGTATCCTTTCCGATATCTTAAACATTCAGATTGTGGCAACATTCAATATGGATAAGAGAAAGATTGATGAGGCGTTATTGAGAAAGGGTAGATTGATTGCAGAGCATGAGTTTGGTAAGTTATCAATTGAGGATTCTAATGCCGTATTGAATCACTTAAAGATTCCATACGATGCAACCAAACCAATGACACTTACAGAGATTTATAATGTGAATGAGGCTGAGTATAAGAGTGAGGAGAAAGGCAAATCAACAATAGGATTTAGATAATGAGAGAGTGTGGTGAATGTGGCAAATGTTGTGATGGTAGATTCAAAGCAGAAATCTTTGGAGTACCTATGGGTAATGGTATTAAATGTACTCACTATGATACTAAATGTGGGTGTACTATATATGATAATAGACCCCAACATCCTTGTCGTTCCTACAATTGTGAATGGTTGATGAATGAAGATATACCGGATTGGATGAAACCAACTCTATCAAATGTTGTCATTTCACATAAGAAGCATCCAACCGATGATACCCTTTCCTATTATGATGTAATGGAACATAGTAAAAAAATGGATTCGGTTGTATTGAATTGGGTATTGAGGTGGGCGTTAGGTAATGGGAAAAACATAATATATGAGGTTGAGGGTAAGTTATATACTATAGGTAATCCGCAATTTTTAGAAACATTAGATAAGATTATATAAGGGGAGTTGATACTCCCTTTTTTATTTAAAACCTAATATTTATGTATATAAGAAAAATACTATGAGATTAAAAGATATTGTATCAAATGTGGTTTCTATACCAGTTATCAATACACAACCATCTAAGGTTGCCCCAATTACGGAAGCTAAGAAATTAGAGTTCTTCAAAGCAAACTTTATAGTAACTTCACCTAAATCGGATACAATACTATTATTACCTGCTACTATCGGTGATTTGGCTAAGGTAGAAAAGTATAGTGTGAATGAAGTATATGATGAGATTATCAAATATGTAAAAAAGAAGACCGGTTTAGATTTCTATGCGAGACATAAGCAGGGTTCATACCAGTTTACAATTGAGTTAGATTATGAATCATTAATAGCTAAATTATAATGATTAGAATAACATCCATATTGTCAGAAGACCTTCGTAAGTGGTTCGGTAAAGGTCCAACCGGTGGATGGGATAGGTATAATTCCAAAGGAGAGAAGGTTGGTAAGTGTGGGGATAGTGAGGAAGGTTCATCATATGTAGCGTGTTTATCAAATGATAAAGCGGCTAAGTTAGGTAAAGATGGTAGAGCATCCTTTGTAAAAAGAAAACAAACTGCTCAAACAAAAGCAGGTGATGCTAAAAAGGGCGGAGAGCAAAAGAAAGGTCAAACTCCTGTATTTGTAAAAACTGGAGTTGATAAAAATGAAAGTATGAATTTAGAAGAGAAGTTAAATCTATTTTTAGAAAAGAATGTTCCAACTGACCCAGCAAAATGGGCAGCATCTATAGCAGCGGCTAAAAAGAAATTCGATGTATATCCATCTGCATATGCAAACGGATGGGCGGCTAAAAACTATAAAGGTAAAGGTGGTGGTTGGAAAGTAGCTAATGAAGGTGAACCTAATGCATTAGATGAGGCTTGTTGGGATGGATATAAGCAAGTTGGTATGAAAAAGAAAGGAGATAGACAAGTTCCTAATTGTGTGCCTGTTAATGAAAATGAAACTCAATCAGTAGAATGTGCAGAGTGTGGATGGGAATGGGATTTATCCGATGGTGGTAAAGACCCATATCTTTGTCATAAATGTGGACACGATAATACAGATGATTACGATGAGTTAGATGTAGAGGATGAAGATGAAGAAGATTTTATTAATTTCTTAAAAGGATATACTACGGAGATAAACGAAGCAGAGTATCAGGGTAGAGAAGTTAAGTTAGGTAAACCAATGCAAGGTGATGTTAAGAAGTTTAAAGTATATGTAAAGAATCCTGCCGGCAATGTTGTTAAGGTAAACTTTGGACACGGTGGTACTTCGGCGGCTGCGGCAGGTGAGGAAACAATGAGAATAAGAAAATCGAATCCGGATGCGAGAAAAGCATTTAGAGCTAGACACAATTGTGATGAACCAGGACCTAGAACAAAAGCTAGATATTGGAGTTGCAAAAAATGGTAATATGATTAAGTTAAGAGATATACTATCGGAAGACCTATTTGGAACATCATTAAAATTGAAACCATATGAAGCCTTAATGGTTAAATCGGTTGTTTCTTTTATGATGGATAAGTATAAGTTTAAAGCTAAGATTATAGTAAAGAAAAAAGATAAAGCAGGTATGATTGGTGATATATCATTGAACTCAAACTCTGTAGATAATAATAAATTCTATTTACACTTTAATCCTAACCAATCATATAAAAGAATTATCCAATCTATGATACACGAATTAACTCACGTTAAGCAGGTATCCAAAGGTGAGTTATTACCAAACAAAGATTATACTTCTATCCTATGGAAAGGTAAGGAGTATATCGATGCAAAGGAGTATGGTAAATTAATGAAATCAGATATTTCCGCATATAGAAACCTACCGTGGGAAATGGAAGCTGATACTAATATGACAGGTTTATATCCTATGTTTATTAACTCCAAACATTGGAAAGATTTAAAAGGTAAGGATGATACGTTAGATTATATAATTGATAATATTTAATAATATGATAAAGTTAAGCGATATATTATCCGAAGGTGTTCGCAATCCTGCTAATATAAAAGTGTATTATGAAGCATTGTGCAAGGATTTAAAAATAACACCTCTGCCTGTAAAATTTAATAATATTGGTAAGGGTGGTGCTGCAATAACGTTCAATCCTAAAACAATGAAAGCTCTTTACATTTCATTTAATGTAAACAGAATGGAAGACCCGGAATATGCCGTTATACACGAGATAACACATCAGATAAAATTAGAAACTGAAAAGGATGCTTATATAGGTAAAAGAGACCAATCTGCTAAGTTTAAAAAATTAGAAAACAAATTGGTTGAAAAATATATGTATTCAAAATTTTCTAATTTATTATGGAAAGAAAATAAAGAAATGAATGAAAAGTTTTCAGTACAAGGTATGCGTGCTAGAGAGATAATATCTACTATATTAACAAAGACGGATTTCGCAGATGGAGATATTGATTCTCAAAAGAAACATAAAAGAATGGTAGATGATTTAGTAAACATTCTTAATAACTTTTATGAAAAATACGATATAGATAAAAAAATTACATTGTGATACGATTAAAAGATTTACTTAAAGAAACAGACAAACGATTTGAGATACCACAAAATACGTGGACTCCAATTCTGCGTTCCGAACTATCTCGTTTTAAGAGAATAATATTTGATTTGATTTCAACTGCTTATGCACCCATAGGTGGTCATTCTAATGTGAAAGATAAAGAAGACCTTCCTGATGAGGGTGATTTCTTTGATGTAATAGATGTAGATGGTGATGATGAGATAGATGCGGTTACAATAGCTAAGTATAAAACCGCTGGTAAGAAATTTGTTGCATTAGGGCACGATGGTTCTTCGGCAGGTAAATCGGCAGCGGTGAATCATCAGGTGGATAAGTTAAAGAAGGGTGGATATTATGTAGAGGTTTCCGGTAAGATGAGAGATATATTTATGGCTAAGGGGTTAGTACCTGTTAACGATGAAGATGCCGTTCGTAGAGCATTAAAGGGCAAAGAACTTAAATGGAATGGTGATGGTTCATATGATAGAAAAATTGCAGGAACTATTCACACTAAAATGATGTTTGGAAAACCACGATGATAAGATTAACTGAAATATTAAATGAGTTAGAGATACCACCTAATAAGTGGGTAACCTTAGATTTAAAATCAATAGATGATGAAGGTATAGAAGAGATATGGGATATGTATAAAACTACCTACTTAAATGCAGGTATGGATTTATCAGCTAATTCTGCTTCCGAACTCCAATCCAAATACAAAGCAACTGCATTGAAAGATGTGGATTCGGATAAGAAGCCAGATGCTTTTATCATATACAAACCAACTAGATTCGGTAATAAGATTGCCCTATTAGGTACTAACAATAAGAAGAGTGCAAAATCAGATGTAGTTAAAAAAGTTATCCAATTGTGTAATACAAATGGGTGGTTCATTGAGGCTAGTTTGAAGATGGAGGATATTATGAAATCATCAGGAGCACCTGTTGTTAGGGATGAAAAGAAGATAATAGATATATTGGGAAGTGATAAGAATCCCGAATTCATAGGAGATGGGTATTATACTCGTAAGTTATCTAAGGTTAATAAGAGAATTGTAAAGAGGATTTATGGGAAACCAAAATAAATTAATATTTATACCTATGAGATTAAAAGATGCATTAAACGAAAGGAAATACTATGTAACCTACAATAGAGGTAGGGGACAGGGTAAGGGGTTGGAAAAGGAATTTGACCAAAAATCATTTAGTTCAACCGATAAACCAAAAGTATTTAATTCATATAATGATGCTAAGAAATACGCTGAGAAAATGGAAAAGATGTTCCAACATTCAATCGGTGGCGGTACTGCATATTGGGTATCGGATGAGAAGATGAATCCTATAAAAGAATCGGTAAACGAAGCCACATATGATTTAGGTAAAAAACAATATACCGATAAAAATATGACACCTACTGAAATTTTAGAGTTAGCTATGGCTTATGCACAAACTCCTGTAACTAAGATAGTAGGTAATAAACATGAATATAGAGTAAGAAGTGCAAATGATTTAGCTAAATTAAATGGTACTACTCAATCTGATGTAAAGACTAGAGGTAAACAACCGGCACTTATATTATTCTTATTAAAAAATGAGTTAGTTTCTAAAGAAGAATATGTTAAATTATATAAAGTTTTATTAGCAAAACAAATTGAAGTTATTCGATATCTTAAAAACTCCTCTCCTGAAATGAGAAATAGTGGTGGTGCAATGAGAGCAGCAGAAAAAGATGGTAGAGGTGAGTTTGGCGAATCCGTAAACGAAGTTGGTATAAATAAGATGTATGTTAAGTTTTTAGCCGTTTCTAAAAAAGTTAGAGAATTAGAAGATGCACAAAAAGAATTATCACAGAAATACTTTACAGAAAAGGATTTGAATAAAAAAGAAGCGTTATTAACTCAATTAAAAAAAGGAACTGAAACTTTGAAAGGATTCAGAAGAAATCTATCCGATATAGAAGAAAAGTATGTAATGAATTTAGATACTGACACCGAATTGGATTTTTAATCAATTAATATAAAATATAATTGTAAGAAAGTTTGGAAATTCCAAACTTTTTTTGTATCTTTACATTTATATGATAAAACCATTCTCCATATTAGATACAAGAACTAAAGAATGGCAAGACCGTAAACGGTATTGGATTAAAACTTACAATATTACATCTGAGCTCGGTAGAGAAGATACTGTATCAAAAAGTAAATTTTGGGATACTGATGAAATATCTGTTTCAATATTCGATGCAACCCTTTGTGAGCATATGTATCAATGGTTCACACCTAAAGGTGGAATGATATTAGACCCATTTGCTGGTGGGAGTGTTAGGGGTATTGTGGCAACTGAAATGGGATATCAATACGATGGAATAGACCTTTCCAAATTACAAATAGAAGAAAACCAAAAGCAATCAACCAAACCAAATTGGATGGTGGGTGATAGTGATGAAGTATTAGATACAATCAATACGGAAATAACTGGAGAGTATGATTTGGTATTTACTTGTCCACCTTATTATAGTTTAGAAAAATATTCGGATTCCGATAGAGATTTATCAAATATGGATGATAGTGAATTTGATGAAACTTATTTTCGTATATTAGATAAATCGGCACAAAAGTTAAAGAACAATAGATTTTTTATAGTAGTTGTATCCGAAGTAAGAGAGGTATCAAAGACCGGAGATTATAAAATAGGAAAGTATAGAGGGTTAGTAAACAAAACTATACAAGCGTGCGAGAAAGCTGGGTTAAATTTCTATAACGATATGATTTTGTTTAACGCACAACATCAAGCCGGAAGAGTTGTGGATACATATTTCAATCGCAATCGTAAGGTAGCATCGGTTCACCAAAACGTATTAGTATTCGTAAAAGGAAACCCCGATTTAGCAACAGAGGATATTGAATGGGATGGGACTTACAAATGTGTGGTTGATGGGAAACAATACAAATCATTCAGAGAAGTAGCAATCTCACTTAATCCAAATGAGTTAGTAGCATCTGAAGTAGAAAGACGATGCCTTTCTCATAAAATAAAATACAAAGATTGGCAAATAATAGGAAAGGAAACTAAACCAATTTTAAAATATAGTATAGATGGGTATCTGTTTGAATCAGCGGTTCATATTGCAAAATATGTTGGGTTGGATGAATCCGAGATACGAAATAGAATATCTTCTAATTCTCAAATATATTCTCATTGGATTAAATTAGCTACACCTGTAACCGATGTAAGCTATGATGAAAATGAAAATAGTTTAAAAGATTGTGATATACGATGTGAAATACCTATCATAGAATGTAATGGAATACAATTTTACTCACTCAAAGAAGCGGCAGATTATTTCGGTTTATCCAGTGAGAGGATTCGTCAAAAAATAGTATCTCCTAAGTATCCTACATTTTTCTATATATCTAATAATGAGTGATATACATATATGTATTTTCTATATACATAACTCATTGATACTCAATCAAGAATTTTTAAAAATAATTGGGTAAAAGCTTGCCAGTTCCCGCCTTTTTCGTATCTTTACTATGTAACAAAAGATAAGATATGTACAACGAATCAATTTCAGTTTTAGAGTTTATCATCCTTAGTGGAGTTTCCATTATTGGATATGTGTTCGGTAAGACAATCTACCAACATTATTTCAAAAAATAATTGAAAAAACCCACTAAAAAGCTTGGTGGTCTCAGCAATTATTTGTATATTTACTATGTAATAAAAGATAAAAGATATGAAAACTAACAAAAACAAAATGAAATTCGAATGGTGTGGTATGAATTTTGAACTACCCGCTGAGTGTTTAAGAACTACCGATTATTGGGGAAAGAAATTAGACAACCCATATATCTCTATCGGACGTAAAGAGTGTCCCGTAATAGCTAAACAATTTATGAAAGCTAAGTACCCACACTTATTAGTATGGGGTTCATCTGAAACTTTCGCAAATGGTAATTCGGCTAGTGTTTATGTATGTAATCCCGATGGTTCTGATATGGATGTAGAATCTAAAGAGTGGAAAGAAATCAATTCATTCATTAGACAAATGTGTGGTGGACGTTACGATGGTTGGAGTGAATCATATGAGTATGGTGAGCCTGGCAAATCGGATAATGGTACTAAGTTGGATTTCGGTACAAAGTATTTACATGTTGAAAACAAAGCTCCTCACGGAAGTTGGCCTTCGGCAATCAAAACCATCAAAGGTTTAATCGCCGGTGAGTATGTGTTTGGAGTGTTATCGGTGGAGAAAGCGATTGAGAAAGCTAAGGGATATGGTTATTCAGAAAGTACTATCAGTAAGGCTTTACAATTAATTTAAAAATAAACCAAAAAAGACTTGGTAGATTGAAATAATTTTCGTATCTTTACGAAGTAAAAAGAAAGGGATTAAATCAGAGAGACCCCTATTATAAAGTTCTCTTAAACAAAAACCTCCATCAGTAGGAATAATCAAACTGAAACAATTATTATGGCTAAGAAGTCAAAAGCAACAATGTACGAGACAGTATCTTCTAACATCCAAAAGATTACAACTCCATCTGGAACTGTAAACTACAGAGTAAGAGTTGGATTCAATGGTGAAGTATTATCTCAATACGCTAGTTCTTTGAAGAAGGCTAAAGCGGTGAGAGCTGAATTAATGGCATAATCCATTTAAGTTCTCATACTTATTACTAAGAAGGGGTTTACCTCTGGTTTCCCCTTCTTTTACTACAAAACTTATAAACAGTTATATAAATTTAAATTAAAACAAAAAACAAAAACAAATGAAAAAAGTAATCGCAATTTTCGCAATCGCAGCTTTGACTGCATGTGGTGGCAAAGGTACATCAACAGAAGCAACTACAGATTCAACGGCAGTAGCTGTAGATTCAACTGCAACTACAACTGATTCTACATCAGTAGCAGCTGATACTACTGCAACTAAGTAATCGTTTATATAATAAAGGTTACGAGTAGGGTTACATCCTCAATCTCTCTTTTACTCTTTTATTACAACTAAAAGTACCCTACATAGTGAGGATGGCAACGAGGAGGCCATCCTTTTTTATTTTCTAAAGAAATCGTTTATGCAAGCAGTTATAGAAACTATTTATACAAAACCACCTAAGATGAAAATTTATCTTAAGACACTGATAAAGGATATTGGTAGAAGGGAGACGAATAGAATCGCTTCAATGGTATTCAATTGGTGTAAAAGAAATATGGGGGTTAACAATAGGAAAGGATATAAACCTGTCTTCTATTTGTCCGCAATGATAGACGATGGACAACTTTGCGGGGATTACGATGAGATAGATAATGAAATTTGTATATATTATAAAAACCTAATAGATGTTAGGGAGTTAATAGATACAATGGTACACGAATGGACTCATCAATTGCAACCCTGTCGTACCAAATATAATAAGTTTAAGGGTTCGTATAAGAAGCATCCATTTGAAGTGGAGGCTTATGCATCAGAAAAAATCTACAATTCTAAATGCTGGAACGATATTAAGGGTAAGGTAAATCGTTCATAATCAACCAGTTATAACTCGTTGATAATCAATCAAAAATTTTTCAATATTTCCAAAAATAATTGGTAAATTGCTTGGATATATCATGCTCATTTGGTATCTTTACTATGTACTAAAAGAGATACATTATGAGTTTACCATTCAATCTAGCTAAAGTCCACGAACATTCTTCCTTAATCGAAGGGTATGATATCGTTCGAAACGCTTTCCCCGTAGTGGGTACATTTACCGGAAGGGTTATCACCTATTCCGATGCAGTATTTAACTCCTTAGAAGATGTTGCTTCCGATTATTCGGATTGGCCTGAAGACCAGGGGTTTGGTAGTTCAGATATGACTTTCGTTCGTAAGAACTTCATCGATTCGATGATTAATTATGGTAACCTTAGAGGGTACTACGAAACTGCTTTCAAACCTTATTTAAAGGTGGTGGAATATTCGGAGTTTGAAAAAGAAGAATATGATTTACGAAGAGAGCAGGGACTTTAATTCTAACCTATAAAAATTAAGTATATGAACTACTATGATTATTATGATTGTGAAGTGATGGCGGAGAAAATCGAAGAACTCGAAGAACTTATAAAAGAATCAAACAATATGGATATGTTATTAGAAGGTAGAAACCGAACGATTGCTGAATTGGAAAATGAATTTCCGATGTTGAATATTTGTGATGTAATGGATTGGATTTACTTCACATTCGGCAAAGAAGCATGGAGTATGAGTTATGAGTGGGAAACACAAAAGCTGTTGGGGTTTTGTAGAAACTTCAATGTGTATCTTTATGAGAAACCTCGTGAATCTTTCTTTAAGTGGGAAGGTATTGAAGAGGCTGAGAAGGGTGGATTTAGGGGTGTATTATTTAGTGATTTATCTTAAAATTTAAAATATAAAGTTATGAAAAAGTTTGAGTTTGAGTTCTATGGGTTTATCCCTTCCTATGGTGATTTCGACCAGGAGTGGGTTACTATTTCAGCTGAATCAGAAGATGAAGCTTGGAAAATGTTCAATAGCATGTATCGGTATGTGAAAGCCGTAAAATCTACAGAGGTATTTGATTTTACCTTTAAGACAGTTGATGATTATGAAAAGGCAGAACGAACCGGCTATATCGATGAGTTTAAAATAGTTCGAATTAAAGTTGCCAATAAAGATGGTGGGTGGCATGATTACCCTATTAAATCGGAAGAGGAGTACTATATTCACCTTAAACAACTTAAGGATAGAAAGGCTCAGATTGTGGAAGTTTATCCAACGATTCACTACTACGATATACAAGAATATGATTAAAAATAAACGAAATAATATTTGGTTATATCACCGAGATTTCGTATATTTACTATGTAATAAAAATTAAATATAAAACTTAAAATTTAAAATTATGGGATGTTTCAGTTTCATTTGTAAAGAGAGTGGTTTGCCAGTTGCTTCATCTTCATTTAATGGAGATGCTTGTAGAATGTACCTATTGAAAGATGGTAAAGTAATTGAAGAGATGCGTGGGCATTATGATTCTTATGGTAGAGTGTTTAAAGATTCTACTTATGATGATTCATTTGAGTGGAGTTTAGAATGGGGTAAGGTATGTGATTTGATGTTTACTAAGAATGAAGGTGATGGAATTGCCGTTATCTTAGAGCAGTATTTCACCGGTACTATTCCAACGACTCGAAGTGAGAGTGACCCGAATCAAGGTTGGGGCAAAAAGAATGGTGGACGTGTAAAGATTAAAGAACCAATTCATATTATTTACTAAAATTTAAAATATAAAACTATGGGATTAGACATGTATTTGAACAAGCACACTTATGTTAAACATTGGGAACATAATGGTGATAACAACTATGAAGTAACGGTAACCAAAGCAGGTAACCCTACAAACATCGACCCTAAAAAGGTTAAGTACATAATTGAGGAAGCAGGTTATTGGCGTAAGGCTAATCAAATTCATCGTTGGTTTGTAGATAATGTACAGAATGGTGTAGATAATTGTGGAGATTATTATGTGAGCACAGATGACTTAGAAAAGTTATTGGAAGTATGTATTGCAGTTAATTTAAATCACGAACAAGCAGATACTTTATTACCTTCAACAAGTGGATTCTTTTTTGGTAATACCGAATATGATGAGTGGTATTTTAAAGATATCGATAATACAATTGAGATTCTTAAAGAAGCATTAGCGGATGAAAGTGATTCTTCTTATTATTATTCTTCATCTTGGTAAACCCTAAACGATAAGTTATGAAAATGTACAAAGTATATCTTAAGGGTGATAAACCCTGCACAGATTTGTTTGATACTCCTACTCAAGCATTAAAGAAGTATGGCGCGGCTAATATAGCTAAATTAGAAGAAGTATATTCTAAAGCTATCATATCCAAAAAACCTATTTCAACTGAAGTGGTGTTAGAAATTAGTGCAAGAAGTTTAGATGATTTAGAAACTTCTAAGGAGGCAGGTTATACGGTTACTTACAATAAACCAGCTGATGATAAAATATTCGAAGGTATGATGATGATTGAAACATCCGAAGAATATGTTTTAGAGGCAACTATGGGTGAGATTGTTAAGTATGACAGGTTGATTCATTCGGAGTGGAAAGGTCCTGGTTATAGACCTGAAAAAGAATGGGAATACGCCATATATCATAGAAACGCTAATATCATCACTCGCAAACAGGCATTAGAAAAGTATGGTAAATTTGCCGGAGTGCAAGGTGGAATTGGTTATATAAATAAAACAAAATAAAAATAAAATGGATAAATTAAAAAAGTACAAAACTCAAATCTTCAATGCAATTACAATTTTCTTAATTGTAACATTCGCAATCTACCCAGGCCTAACAACCGCCAATACGTTGCTAAACATCTTAGCTGGTATCGGATTATTGTTACTAATTGTTTGGGGTGGATTAGCATTATATGAATATGCTAGAAGTTCAGAGGAATTGGTGGAAGAAAGTAAACCAATTGAACCCGTTAAGCAAAAACGCAAACCTAAAACAAAGTAATATGGAATCATTTGAAGAAAGGTATGCACAAAGGCAAAGAGAAATTGAAGAAGAAAGAACAAAATTAAAATTAAATAAACAATTAAAAATTAAAAAAATGATTAAAGCAATCGGAGCAAGTATCATAGGATTTATCCTATTAGTAGTATTATTCAATTCGTGTGAAAGAGTAGATGCAGGACACGTTGGTGTTAAAGTAAACCTGTATGGTGATAATAAAGGAGTAGATGATGTAGTAGCAGTTACCGGTATGGTATTCTACAACCCAATTACAACTAAGATTTATGAGTTCCCTACATATATTCAACACAAAGAGTATAGAAAAACGGAAGATGGAGATAACTCATTCATTGTGAATAGTAAAGATGGTTCGGAGTTTAGTGTATCACCTATTATGAACTATTCAGTACAGAGAGATAAAGTACCCGCTATCTTCGCTAAATATCGTAGACCGTTGGGTGATATAGAGGAGGGGTTCTTAAAGACCGCAGTGTATGATGCATTCCGATTAGCAACTAACAAATATACTGCCGATGAATTGATTAGTAATAGAGCAATATTCGAAGTAGAAGTTCGTAGATTGTTGGATGGTCAGTTATTAAAAGAAGGATTTATTATCAATCAGTTCACATCTAATTTGATTTATCCTGAAACCTTTAAGAAATCAATTGAAGCTAAAAATAACGCAGTTCAATCCGCATTAAGAGCAGAGAATGAAGTTAAAACTGCTGAAGCACAGGCAAAGATTAAGGTAGCAACGGCAGAAGGTAATGCACAAGCTATGTTGACATCAGCAAAAGCTGAGGCTGAGGCTAATAGAATGAAACAGCAAACCCTAACACCATTGTTATTACAATTAGAGTATATTAACAAATGGGATGGTAAGTTGCCAGTTTATGGCACAGTACCTCAGATGTTTAAGAATATTCAATAGGATTTGTAAAAGTAAAATATTATTTGTATATTTGTAGTGGTGGTAGAAATGTCACCACTATTTTTATTTGTATATTTATAGGTATGGAAAAAGATATAGAAGTATTAGAAAGTGAAGTAAAAGAACTAGAGGAAGCAATAGAGGAATACTATCGCTCACCTGAATTCGAAGCGTATGTTATCCAATTAGAGAAATCTATGGAGAACCTAAACATCAATTTATGAATATACTAACAGAGATTATAGAAAAATCCGATGAGATAGTTGATATCCTAAATCAAACTAATTTTTTTGGAGATTACCCATTTGTAGATGTAGATGTTTTCAAATATAGATTACAGGTGGCAATGCAAAGAAAATGGGAACAGACAGATGATATGAATCTAAGTTCAGAAGAATTTATTATACTTGTTAGGGTAGTATCATCTGATGGTATCGCAGAAACTATCAATCAGATGTGTGAAAAGGATTTACTAAGAATGGCAGTTAACCCTAAAGGTGAATTGGTATATACTCTATCCGATGGTATTACAAAGGGATTAAACCATAAAGAGATGGAATTAATTAGTTTATTCACTAACATAGGTGGGGAATCCAAACAAAAAAGTAGAAGAACAAAAAAATAATAATGTTAAGAGATATAAAGTTAGCATACTTCAATGGATGCTCGTTTACGCAAGGTGGTGGATTGGAAACTGAAAATGATGTAGATTGGAATGAAAGAGATTCTAACGGAGTTGAGCCTCCTCTTACAGATGGTAGACGAGATGTTCTTAAAAAATATAAAGAGAAGCATGGAATTCCTTATTGGAAGACACGATTAGATATGGCTTATCCTGCCGTCTTCTCCGAAATGACAGGTATCAAAACGGTAAACGATTCAAAGAGTGGCGGTGGTATAGAGAGGTTGATTCGTAAAACATTTAGATTCGTTACGGATAATTGGGATAGTAGAAAGGATATGATAGTATTCTTAGAGGTACCCGATTACTCTCGCTTAGAGTTCTATTCAAAGAAGTATAAGGATTACCTTTTATTCAATTACACTATAGGGAACGATAATGATATAGAGGATTGGTTCGTATGTAGGGATTATGCGTTCCGTACACATAACGATGATAACAACTACTTCCGTCATTCGTTTCAAGGTATCAAGGATTCGATATTAGAACCTAAGAGTATAATCCAATCACTTAACCTTAAACTCCTTAATTTCCTCTCCTTTTTGAAGCTAAATGGGGTTAGATTCTATATTACACGAGATTTGGATTACAATCTGATTCAATTTCCTCAGCCGATGTTTACAGAACACTTAGTTCCATTTGGAGCACCCTATGAATACGCTCAGAAGGTTAATGGGTGTATTAAGGATGAAATCGATATAGATGATGTGCATCCTGGAGTATTCGGTCATCAAAAGTATGCAAAAGAGTTGGTTCAGTTCTTAGAAGTAGATTTAAGCTACTCACATATCATACAACCCATATAATCTTATTTTCGATATTTATTATCGTAATATAGTTTATTCAGTATGGGATTTTTCAAAAGTATAGGTAACGCATTTAAGAAGGTTGTAAAATCAACCGTAGGTAAACTAATAGTTGGAATTGGTGCGGTTATCGCAGCCCCTTTTACCGGTGGTCTTAGTTTATTAGCAGTACCTGCGCTTTTTGCAGCCGGTCGAAAAGATGTAAAATCATTAGGTAAGTTTACAGGCGCTAATCCAATTGGTGAACCTATAAAAGAAGAGCCTGTTAAGCGATTTCCAATAAAAGAGCCAAAAGTTGAACCTAAGATAGACCCGATTCAACCCGTTGAAATTGGGATTGGTAAAGGTGCTACTACCGGTGAAAAAGAAAATGTAACTCTATTTGGATATTATAGTAAAATAAATTTTGTAACTATTCCCGTTGATAATGATTTCGGTAATATAGTAGTTGTAGAGGATACATATTTCCCATATGTAGCAGTTATAGATAACCATACTCCATCCAATGGATTGCGATATGTTAGTAAATTTACGTTTGATAACTTATTAACGGCATATCAAAATAATTTAGATAAAGTTTTATACGATTTAGATAAGGATAATGGAAACTTTGCTTATATAAATTTTAATTGGGGTGAATTTGTAGACAAGTATTTATCTCAAACAAAAGGATTAACTACTGATAATGGTAGATTAAAATGGACGTTAACTCCAGATTTTATGCTGAAGTGGTTAGATGGTGATTCGAAGCCAACATTTATTTTAGATTACTCATATGGTATCCCTGCTGGTGTTAAAACTGTATTTGATTTAGAAGGAGATTCTAACGAAGCTACGGAAGCACCGACACAAAAAGCTACATACTCAAAAGACCCTAACAAGATAACAAGATTACAAAACTTATTAGGAACAATAGGTAGTGGGGTTGCATATGCAAATTTAGCATTAGCTACCGCAGGGCAGATAAAGAGTAGATTCCAAAATGCGTCAGGTGCTATCAAAAACCTATCTGATACAGCTAAAGATTTACAGGGTAAATTTAATGATGTGAAAGGTATGTTAACTAAGGATTATATAAATGGTAAAGTTGCTGATTTAAAATCATTGGTTAATAAATCTCTTCCTAAGAAAGGTTCATTCAAATCATTCTTTACACGAGAAAAATCTAAGATTATCACAGGGGTTGCTAAACTCAAAGAAAAACTTAAAAGACGTGATAAGGATACTAAAACTAAACTCAGTGTTGGTGGAACATTAGGTAAGATTCAAGGTGGATTAGATAAAGTTTCATCTAAATTGGATACACTTCCAAAAATACCAAAGGGATTAACTAAAGCCGCCGGGTTTGTGGCTAAAGTATCGGCAAAGGGTGGAGGATTAAGTGGAGGATTATCATTCGGTTCATTGGTATCAACTGCTTTACCTGGATTATCTAATTTACAAGTCCCATCCTTTAAAAATATAAATTGGGCTAACCCATTGGATGCATTAGATGGTATAACTGGTGGATTAGAGGCAATTAATTCAATTGGACAAAAAGTAGTTAATACAAACTTTGATATAAATGTTCCAAAAGGAGTCGGACCGTTTTATGCAATGAATGAGAAAGAAGCTAAAATTGCAGCGGAAACTGCACTTGCCGCTAAATTGGCGGCTGATTTTGCAGCAGCACAAATAAGAGCAGAGGAAAGACTTCAGAATAATAAAAATATTAAAATAGTTCCAATACAATTAAAGTCGTTAACTTCTATACAACCTCCACCTATAGAAAGAATATTAGCAGCTAGGCCTACAATAACTTCGGCTAATAAAACTAGTGGCCCGTTTGTAGTTCAAACTGGTAAGGCATTTTTCCATTCAAGTTCAAACTCTTCTTCTAAAAGGGCTGCATATATTACTAAGGGTGAATCCGGTACGTTTACTAAAATTGAAAATAATTTTGGGTATCTTACGTTTACTAATACCAGAGGAGCGGTTACTCAGGGGTGGATATCACTTTCGGATGTTAGAATGAGTTAATAAAAAATGGTTAGTAAAAAAAGTTTTTAATACTTATTGATATAAACCCAATCGATATGAAGAGAATATACTATCGTTTAAATTGGAAAAATTATTTAAAGGATGTAGAGGGGGAAGATGGTTTTTCAGGTCATCTAAAGCATAAGGGCGATATTATTTATCAAACTTTTTTCAAACAAATTAAGACTGCTTCCGCAAGGAATTTAAAAGAACTATGTATCACTATAGATGATTACTCTCGTACTATGATTGTAATTTCTAGAGATGAATATGCAGAAGTTCTATCTATGTGCATGATATATTTTCAAAATAAAGAAGAATATGAACAATGCGTTGAGATTAGAAATCTAATACAGAAGATAAAAACTAAAAAACCATCTTCTAGAGTTAGTAATAAAGAGAAATTAATTCTTATGAAGATTGGTTAAGTTATGAGAGAGCAATAACCTAACATTAAATTTATGGGTAAAGTATCTAAAAGGATTACAAAGAAAGTTGGAGAAACTGAAGTTACAAACACAATTGGAGAAATTGTAGAAAACAAAGTAGGAGGGATACCGAAATTAATAACACCAATAGAATTTAAAACAAGAAACCAAAAGAGATTGTATAAGGCAATCGAATCACACAAAAATAATATAGTTATGGCTCATGCATTGGCAGGGGCAGGTAAAACATTCATCGGAATACAAAAAGGTATAGAGTTATTATACCAAAGAAATAGCGGAATATATAAAATGGTTATTATAAATCCAACGGTCGATGTTGGTAACGAAGATAAGTTAGGTCACCTTCCTGGTGATTTGATGGAGAAGATAGCTTATCACAACGAATCCTCAATAGGAATACTTCACAAAATTATAGGAGAAAAAGAAACCACTCGTTTGATTGAGTTGGGTAAGTTAGAATTTAAGGTTTTAAACTTCCTTAGAGGGATGAACTTTAACAATACATACATCTTTATGGACGAGTCGCAGAACGCCTCTCCAGCTCAGTTAAAAACACTCGTAACGCGTATATCAGATGATAGTAAGATGGTAATATGTGGAGACCTTTCCCAATGTGATAAATTTAGAGCTAATGGAGTACCTGCATATCAAAAGAGTGGGTTCTATGATATATGGAATCGTTTTATGGGGGTAGAGGGTGTATATCAAGTAGAGTTCTCAAAAGAGGATTGCGTAAGGAGTGGTATCGTAAAGAGATTATTGGAAAGATATGATTTGGAAGAAGAAATAAGATTAGGTGAAAGTAAAACACAACCAGATTTGGAAAATTCAAAAAGTTTTTATACCTTTGTAGAAACCGAATAAAAAAATGGAAGAAATTAAGATTACAATTGAAAAAAGTGGTGAACTCTCTGTATTACATTTAAAAACAGATAAATCTTTATTTGATATTATAGATGCTATTGGAAAGATTACCAAAGAAGAAGATGTTGCTTCTTTTATAGAAAAACAATTATTATTAGATGGTAATGAAACTTTTATATATGAATCACCTGATAATGGTGGTACTATATATAGAAGGAAGATTGGTGAAAAGAAAAGAGAAGTAATCACTAAGAAACAATTCAAAACTGAAACCTTACATGATATGGGTGGAAGTTATGAAGCCGAAGTTAAAGAAACTGATGGTTGGAAATGTTCTTATTGTGGTGAGAATACTTTTGAAGTTGAATCCGATTATTTAGTAGGAGTTGACCATTTATCCTGTCTTTTAAAGTATGACATTGAAAAAAAAGAAAAAGGATAAACCGGATTTAATAGTATGGGATGAAGAACGTGGTTACTATCAGAGAGAATTAACTTATGGTAGTAATCACGGAGCTCCCGCTATTAAATTAGAGGATGTTTCTGGATGGAAATCGAGAGGGGTAGTTAGAGTTAACCATCACTTTAAATCTCGCTACGAAGAAATAAAAGCAGAAGCACAAAACCTAATTGATGAATACAATTGGAATGAGTTAGTTTATACCGCTCAATTCAATTTTCAACCTGTAATGGGTGAGAAGTATCATCTTTATATGAGGGAAGATGAATCTGTTTTTCTTTCTCTTATACCACCAAATGCGTGGAAACAAAAATATATAGCTTCTTTTGAATTAGATAGTAGAGAGAAGTGGGTTAAGATAAATTTTGAACATGAATTATGATTTAGTAATTATTAACGGAGATTCGTTTTCCGAAGGTAATGGGTTATATAGGCAATTTGATACATACAAAGAAGAATGTAAGTATTACGATTATTGGTTGGAATTAAAAAACCATTCTAATAATGAGGTATTCTTAGACAGGTCTTTTAGTTGGGGATTAAGAATAGCAGAATTATTAGGTGTTCCACTTTTAAATATATCTAAGAGTGGTTCATCTAATAAATCTATTCTGCGTAGATGGTATTATCTATCAGGCATTGAACCCAAAGTTAATCCTTATTTCATATACGATTATAAAGTTGGAGAAGATAATTGGGTATTTTTAGAACCTAATAAAAGAATTTTTAAGAAGTACGATAAATCACTTTTAAAAAATTATAAGAATCCTCTATGTATAACACAATGGAGTGGTTCATATAGAGCGGATATGACTTATAAGGCTTTAGTACATTCTCTTAATCCAGGTATGAATCAGGTTAATATAGTAGAGGATTGGCTTAAGCACAATGATATACCAGTTGATTCGGAAAAATTTCATACATTCTTTTCATACTTCACCAATTTTGTAATGACTGATTATTTAGTTCAATATGAAAACTTAAATAATCTAATGGCATATAATCAATTAATGCAAATGAATAGGTTTGATTCTTACTCTATCGCACATCGAATGGCAAATAGTATGGAGTTTGGATATGATAAGATACTTAATAATGTATTGCCTATGAATGATACCAAACGTATAGAAGAGAACACTTATACATTAAAAGATGTAGGTATTGAAAACTTACACTATAGTTTAGAAGGACATGAATATTTTGGAGAATCTATTTTAAATATGATAGAAAAAGGAATAATATAATGTTACGAGCTTTACACATATTTAATAACGGAGAATCTGAAATCAGAGATGGTGGATTGGTATTTTATTTACCAAGAGGATTTAGCACCAATACTGCATTTGACAAAAACGTAAAATTAATAGAAATCAGTAAGTCTATGGATTCGTTTGATTATACTAATCAAATATGGGTTAATAGGCTAAGAGATAATATAGAATCTGTATATGATTTTAATTCTGAAATAAGATTTGTGATAAACTTTGCTATAGAAGAAAGTAAGATTACAAATAATATTATAAATTTTTACAAAACCCTTCTTCATAACAAACGCTTAATTTGGTTAACTAATGATATAAATTATTTAGGTAAAGATGATTTTATTTTTTATAACCCCAATCAATGGGTAACGGAAAATTGTGAAACGGAATTCGTACATGCATTAGATATAATTAAGCGTGCAGATTTGGGGACAATAAAGAAAAAATTTATGTTTCTTAACAATCACTTCTCTCCTATTAGATTTGATATACTTAAATTAATTCATAAAAATAATAAACAATCGGAAGGTAATATATCTTTTAATTTAATAGATTTTAATGAAGCACACTTCGGCATAGAATCAGAGGAATGGTTTTTAAAAGAATGTGAAGCGCATGGCATTAAATATCCTATGTACTATGATACATATCCTGGATTATCTAAGATTAGTGAAGTAGAACAACAGAAAAAGAAAATATTAGGTATTAATCATATTGGTACAGTTCCTATGAATTATAGAATATATTTTGAATCCTTTTTTGAAATAATAACGGAGACTCATCATCTATTAAAAATGAATGGATTATACCTATCTGAGAAGATACACAAGGCTCTAAAATCCGGAAATCCTTTTGTATATTATGGAAAAAAAGAAGTTAAGTATGCATTAGAAAAGATGGGATTTACATTTAACTCTCCTATATATTTTTTTGGAGAAGGAGAAGAATTTATGAATCATTTGGAAACTATACTAAATAATGATATCGAATGGTATAATGATGTACAACGAACGTATCTGAAAGAGTATATGCACAATGTTATGGAATACAGCATTTTACAACGTAATCAAAGTAATAAAATAGTAAAATATATATACAAATGATTTATTGGTTAACAGGTCAGCCAGGTGCAGGTAAGACAACTTTAGTAAAGATGTTATATACTCATCTTCATTCTCTCCACCCTACTATTGTAGATGGTGATGATATAAGAGAAATATTTAACAATAAGGATTATTCAGAAATAGGTCGTAGAAAGAATGTAGAATTGGCACAACATCTTGCACACTTCATACATAATAAAGGAGGTCTTGCATTAGTATCATTAGTTTCTCCATATAAAGACCAACGAGATTCTTTTAAACAATTGATAGGAGACGATAACATCAAAGAAGTATATGTTCATACAACGGAGGAAAGAGGTAGAGAGAATTTCTTTGTGGAAGGATACCAACCACCGATTGAAAATTTTATAGATTGTGATACAACAATTGATAACGAATTTCAATCATATAGAAAATTATTACAAAAATTAGATTTATGAAAAAATATGCAATGTACATCGGAAGATGGCAAAATTGGCACAAAGGGCATGAATGGTTAATAAACCAACAATTAAATAAAGGTAAAAATGTTTGGGTAGCAATCAGAGATGTTCAGCAGGATGAAAACAATCCTAAAACTGCACAACAAATTCTAAAGGAGTTATCAAATGAAAAATTCTTTTTAGATAAGATTGATAAAATTTTGTTATCTATTATTCCTGATATTGAATCGGTAAATTATGGTAGAGGTGTTGGTTACGATGTAATCTATCACGAGCCACCAACGGATATTGCAACAATTAGTGGAACTGCTATCAGAACAGGTCATATGACATCAGATGGAACTATTACCTATGATGAAACCAAAGGGTAATGAACGGAACAGAAAAATTAATATTATCATCAGATGAAATCAGAATAGATGGATTAAAAGGTGACTATGTTATGCACAGAGGTGAAAAATCTTTGATGGATAAATTAGCTGAAATTGCCACTATGAATGGTGGTGATATTTTAGAAATCGGATTTGGTATGCATATATCGGCAGATGCTATTCAATCAAATCCAGCCGTAAAATCTCATACGATTATAGAGGTTCACCCTGAAATATATAAGCATGCGCTTGTATGGGCTAAAGGTAAACCAAATACTGAAGTGATATTAGGTGATTGGATTAATATCATACCTATGCTAAACAAACAATTTGATGGTGTTTTACATGATACTCATCATGATAAAAATATTCCTAAATTTTTAGATTGCATAAAACCTAATTGTAAGAATGGTACTATAGTTTCATTTTTTGCTTTACGCACATTAGATACACGATTTAACTCATATAGACATGAGTTAACTGAAGGTGAAATTGAATCCTTGCCATATAGTAAAAACACATCATTTAGATATAACTACGAATTAAAATATACTACTTTTAATGGTACTGAATTTTTAAAAAATAAAAACATAAAAGGTTTAATATGATAGTACAACGTAAACGACATATAGCTAAAACTATTTCATACCGTATTATATCTACCTTAATTGGGTTTGGTATAATGTGGTGGGTAAGTGGTTCAATTAAAGTTGGAGCGGCATTTGGAGTAGCAGAATTGATTTATAAACCCATTCAGTATTATCTACATGAAAGAGTTTGGTATAAGTGGATTAAATACGGATTAAAAAATAAATAATGTTTTACAAATTTATTCAAAACTTTTTAAGTAAAGAAGAGTGTGATTTTATTATTTCATATGGCGAGGATAATGGATTGCAACAAATGAAATCATCCAAAATTCTAAATGGTGTGGTAATGGAAGAGGATATTGAATACAATGGTAATAAAAGAATGGGTGGTTATTTTATAGGAGATGTATTATCCGATTCTCGAATAAAGAATATATCGGATAAAATTTTATTAATTTCAAATGAGTTAAACCCATTCAATGGTGTAACATATACTTCTATTCAAAAGTATTCATTTAATCGTTATTCCGATGGAGATTTTTTAGATTGGCATGAAGATAAGCATGAGATAATAAACGGAGCAACCACAACACTTATTATTCAGTTAAATGATAATTATGAAGGAGGGTTGGTTAAATACAATATAAATAAAGTAGAGTATTCAGTACCAAAGGAAATGGGAAGTGTGTTTATGTTTGATTCTAATATAACACATTCGGTTGATACTATAGAATCTGGTCTAAGATATTCGTTGAATGTTTGGCCATCATCAATTAAAAAAGTTAGTTTAATATGAAAAATGTAATTGTTATTGGAGGCGGAACTGCGGGGTGGCTAACCGCCCTATCTGTTAATAAATTTTGGAAAGATGCATCTGTTACTTTAATAGAAAGTTCTAAGATAGGAATATTAGGAGCAGGAGAAGGAGCTACTCCTAACTTTGGTGCGTTTTTATCTTTATTGGAAATAAACCAAAATGATTTTTTTAAAAGAACAGGTTGCACAAGTAAATTAGGGTTAACACTATCAAATTGGACAGGTGATGGGAAAAGTTCATCGCATCTTTTTACAGGACCGAAACCAAATGCGTTTAAACAAAATTACGCATATCATTTTGATGCAAGAATGGTAGCGGAATACTTAAAAGAAGTATCATTATCAAGAGGTGTTAAGTGGATTGAAGGTGAGGTCGATGTGGTAGATAAAACAGGTGAGGATATCCATTCCATTTCACTTAAGGAAGGAATTGATATTAAGGGTATAGATTTTGTATTTGATTGCAGTGGTTTTGCTAGAGTTATTATAGGTAAGGTTCACAATGATGAATGGATTGATTATTCTAAATATCTTTTATTGAATAGAGCTATGGCATATTTTTTACCACAAGAAAATCAATATGCAATAGGAGATGTAACCCACACTAATATGATTTCAATGGATTCAGGTTGGATGTGGCAGATACCATTGCAACATAGATGGGGATGTGGATATACATTTAATTCAGAATTTATTACGGTTGAAGAAGCTAAGAAAGAAGTGGAAGATTACATAGGTAAAGAAATTACTATACAAAAAGTATTTGATTTTAAGCCAGGTACACATAAAAGAAGTTGGATAGGTAATAGTGTTGCAATTGGGCTATCATATGGATTCATAGAACCGTTGGAAGCTACCTCATTGATGTCAACTATAATGCAACTAAAGAGATTAATAAGTGCTAAGTTTGATGTATCACTTAGAGATAGATTTAATGATACCTGCTCTAGTATCAATGAGCAAAACATGATGTTCGTTAGATATCACTATTTAGCTGAAAGATTTGATACTCCGTTTTGGAAAGCATCATATGAAATGCCAATACCAGAAAAATTAAAATTAATATTAGACGATAATAATAATATTATACCAAAAACGAATGCTGAATTATTAAAAATATTTGATTTAAAAGAAGTAGAGGAAACTGAATTAACTTTTTTTGTTTACAACTATCAGATGATTTTTAAGAAAAATAAAAAAGTTTCAATAAAAGAATTAATATAGTATGGAAAAGATTTATTTTGATGATAATACATTTATATGGAAAGGTAAATTAAATCTATCATCACATAGAGATATGATTTTAATCGAAGCTAATACTTTAATAGAATCCCTAAAAGAAATAGTTCATACAGATGGGTTTGGTTATAAAAAAGAATGGAATAACAATATAGATTTCAACGGAACTTTTACCGTAGAAAATAAATTAGATGAGGTTTGTCAGTATGGTATTGATATATGTAAGGATATATACCTACAACAATTTAATAAAGAATTTAATAAAGTTAATACGGATGCGTGGGTGAATGTTGTTCGCTCAAAGGAGCCGGTGCAAGAAAACTTTTACGATAAAAAGCAAAAATACCATACTCATACAGAAATTAATAAAAAAACAAAATCATTTGTTCCGGATTACACATATGTTTATTATATACAGATGCCCGATGTAATGGATGGTGAAGATGGTGTACTATACTTCAAAGGAAAGGATAATACAGAATATTGGATAAGACCAGAGGAAGATGATTTAGTAGTGATGGAGGGGTGGATGCCGCACTCTCCAAATAATGCACCCAATTCTACAATAGATAGAGTTGTGTTGGCGGGCAATGTTGGATTTGAGTTAATTAAAAAAGAAAAAAGTTTGGTATAATGTTAGTAGATAATAAATTTCTATATATTTCATTACCACGTTGTGGTTCTACTTCATTTCATTATTCATGTATAATAAATGGTCTAACTGTAAAAAATTTAGATACTAAAGCTGATTTTGATAATTCTAAGATAGATTTTAATTCCATAGATGAATCGGATATAATGAATTTTATAGAGCATGGGCATTCACCTCTATCCGAATTACAAAATAAATTTGGTTACGATTTACCTATTATAGCGGTAAAACGTAATAAATATGAAAGATTTTATTCACTATACAAGCATATTATATTTGATTTAGAAAGAATTGGTGCAAGGGAATTATCATATAAATTTTCTAATTTTACATTAGATGAATTATTCTTTTTTAATACAGATGATATTATGACAAATAAAAATAGACACCACATCATAAACGAATATTTATTTAACATAATACCGGAGTTAAGATATGATGCATCATATCGATATATTAATAATATAATTGATATTTTAATCACCCCGCTTTCACATTGGCATATCCACCATAAAAATATTATTTGGTTTAATATCAATGAGATGTATAAATTAGAAGAATGGGTATCTAATATTACTAATGTTGAATTCAAATTAAAGCATGTAAATTCTAGTTCATTTGTGAAAACGGCTATACAATTGGATAGTGAATTTATGCTAAGGTATGATTCTATATACGAATATTATGAATCCCCAAAAAGTAATAAATCGATAATATGATACCAAACTATAAAGAAATATTTGAAGCTTGGGTAATTTCTAAAAATCCATCGGAATCTCAGAAATCTATGGCAAAGGATAGGTTGGAAATATGCAAATCATGTGAACACAGAAAGGAGACACTTAGGGGAATTAAATGGTCTACGGTGTGTAAGTTGTGTGGGTGTCCATTAGGTAAAAAGGTATTCTCTCCTATGTTTAACCCATGTCCAATGGAGAAGTGGGAGGATATTGATTCTAAATATATGGAACGATTAATTAAGAAATCTAAGGATACTATAATATAAAAAACGGATATTTATACTAAATTAACAGAATACTATATGAAAGGAGTAATAATTGGCAGTGATTTATTAGAATATAATGGAGATGTCAAGTTTTTAGAAATTAATACCAATACAACGATTTATAATCAGGGGGCAGATATACTAGATTATGATAGTTTATTTAATATGCTGAGTTCAAGTGGAGTTACGGAATTTCACTATATTTGGACAGAAACAGATGCGTTTACACCTTTATATGAACCATATAGATTTAAACAAATTTTAGAAGAAAGATGTTCGGGAAGTAATATTACATTCGCCGAATATATTGTTCCATTGGGTTCAATCACTGTACCTTATATAGAAGATTCTCCTACTAAATTTATATTAAGACAATCATATGATACAACTGCATTGGTAGATGAAACATATTGCGCTGATAAATTTGAGTTTTTTAATTTAATGCATACTTCTGAGTATATCCCAAAAACATTTTTTGAAACTGCTGAAGTAAATTTAGATACATTGGATTCAGTAGATTATACCTCTACTTCGAACCCAAATCTTTTGATAAAAGCTAGATATCCTGAATACGATAAAGTTTTATATCCAGAACTTCATACATTGAGTAATCAGTCAGAGTTGGATAATATAAAAGGTAATTTACCCACTAATTATTTAGTGCAAGAATTTGTATATTCTGAGGATAATTTGGTAGAGGATAGGTATTCTATAATAAGAAATATTGATATATTATACGGTCCTACTCTAGATGTTATTAATATGGGTGGATATAAACAATCCACCATTGTACCCCTTTCTAATTTCGCAACTGAATTTATAAGTGGTTCAACTAAACTTGACCAGAAAAGTAGATACAAATATATTACAAAAAGAATAGATGATGTAAAGCACGAATATCATACGGACGAGGATTCAATGATTATAGATTATACCGGTTCTTTGCAAAGGGCTGACACTATACAATTAGGTAGCTATATCCGTTCTATTGATTTCGTTGATTTTAATGGTAATCATGGTGGTAATTTTGAAGAAGGTAAATTGGATGTGTTAGGTTGGGAAAGTAATTTACAACAATCTAACCAAACTTTAACTCAGACTAGTTCTAGTTTGAATTTTGTAACTTCTGCATCAGTTGATACTATGTTTATCAGAGTTACATTAACAGATGGTAGAAATTGGATAGATTCACCTGCATGTACATATTATATTGAAGAATCAGGTTCTTCTGCAACTAGATTTGAGATATTAAATAAAATGTATGTGGGGGATAAAATAGTAATAACAGATTCCACAACATCAGAATTAACTACATTAGAAATTGCATCATTAGAAATGGAGCATGCTAAAATGATGGTATATGCTTTAGATTTCGAGCCATCGGATTTATTTTTAGTTGATTTGGGTACAGGTGATTTTGGGGTAATGCATAACCCATGTTGGTGTCCATGGAGTTATTGTGGAGACTGGTGTTATTCATCGTGGTGCCCCGCGTGTATAGAAAGATTTGCAAAAGCTTAAATAATATAAAAATGATTATAAATAAAATTGAAAGACCGCAGACTGTAATTAAAGTTGTAATTGCCCCTATTACACCCGAATTGAAAACTAAAACATCTTTGGCAATGAAGGAGGTAGTAGATAGAATTAAAGCTAAACATTTATCATAGATACTTTATATTAGATAGTGAATCATATAGCACATACTAATTTGTTTTCTTCGGATGAAATTCGGTCTTTGCTGGTTCATATGGGGGAAACATCTGATACATTATATCCAGTTTTTATGGATGGTAAATGGAATGATATCGGATGTAAAATGCAAAGTAGTGAATTAAATTGGGATGAAGATATTGATTGGGTTTTTATAAAACTATCACAATGGATTAGCTCTCTACATTTGGGGTTTGAGTTAATAAATCATCCACACGCCGTATTTAGGAAATATGAAATTGGTGATTTTTTTATGAAACACATAGATGAACCGCCGACTCCGACACCTAGAAGATATATGACGGTTTGTGTACAACTTTCCAATGAGTTTGATTACGAAGGTGGGGATATGTATGTTTATAGAAATGATGTGAAAGAATTGATACCCAGAACAATCGGGTACACTTATACATTTGGAGTAAAAGTGCCACACGAGGTTACTCCTATTATAAAGGGAAGTAGGAAATCATTAACAATATTTATTAGCGAACCACATATCAAAAGGATTAATTTATTATAATCATTTGGTAATGTAACAAATTTTTATTATATTTGTTACTATGGTTATAACATTCGAATATATTTTATGAGAATATTAATATTAGCTACACCTAGAAGTGGTTCTACTTCATTGGTTAAATTGATAGATTCTCATATAAAATTATCTAATCATACAACTCTTATAGAGCCATTCAATTACGAATTCAATCAATATCTAAAGAAAATAGATTCTATTTTAAATGTAGAAAACATATTAATTAAAAATTTATTTTTAATTGGTATAGATGATTATCCGATTGATTCATTTAAGAATGTATATGAATATCTCGATTGGTGTTACACTTTTTTTGATAAAATAATTATATTGGATAGGAAGGATAAACTTGCTCAATCGGAAAGTTTTGCTATCAATGAAACATCTATGAGGGAAAGAGGTATTGGGTGGCATACTCCTAAGATTTACGATGTTGATAAAATAGAACCATCTTACATTAAAACAATGTTTAGTAGGTATATGGAATCAAGTGAAATTCTTCATAAGATATCATATGATAAAAAATTTCCTATATTCTACTATGAAGATATATTTGTAGAACATGATAAATCTAACATTAGAGATTTATTTAAATATTTAGGTATGGAGATGAGTGATGTTCACTATGAAGAATATGTGTTATCGCCATATAGGAAAATTAGAATTAATAAAAACAAACAAAATTTAATATAATGGAAAAGTTATTTTACAAAAATCAAAATTGGGATGAATTTCATGTCAATAGTGGTAAAGTTTTAACGGATGTAAAAATTATATCCAATTCAGTTTATCATGAATTTAGGGGCTCAATATGGACTACATTTCATACGGACTATTTCCCAAAGGTATTACCAACTGATTTAGAGTTTAAACATGATAGATTTTCACAATCCTATAAAGGAGTATTGAGAGGATTGCATTACGATAATAAGACGTGGAAGCTATTAAGTTGTCCATTGGGTTCACTATATACGGTGTTAGTTGATATGAGACCTGAATCGGAAACATATTTAAAATCTGAAACATTTATTATGTCTCCTCAAACTCAAATACAGATACTCTGTCCTCCGATGTTTGCTAATGGTCACTATGTGCTAACCGATGATTCTCTTTTCACATACAAAATGGCGTATGAAGGTGAATATAATGATGACACTAAACAAAAGACGGCTAGATGGGATGACCCGAAATTAAAAATAGATTGGCCTACTCAAACTCCTATTCTTTCTAATAGAGATGCAAATGCAGCGTTTATAGATTAAATAAATTTTTATGAAGATTAAACCTTATATAAGAAATGAGTGGGGGAAACTAAAAGAGATAATCGTAGGAAGACCTGAATTTGCTCAGATTCCTACTATAAGAGATAAATCATTACATACGATTGATTACGCTAATTACACAGATGACCAATTTCGTAAGATACCATATGGAACTTATCCTAATTGGATGATTGAAGAAACTACGGAAGACCTAAACAATTTAAGTAAAACATTAGAAGGGTTAGGTGTTAAAGTTCACAGGCCTGCTTTAATCGATTGGAGTGAAACCTATTCAACTGAAAATTGGGAAGTAGATGGTTACTACGGATACTGCCCTAGAGATTCTATGTTAGTTATAGAAGATAAAGTTATTGCTACTCCTATGGCTCTCCGCCAACGACAAAATGAAACGAGAGCATTTAAACATCTATTCGATGAATCACATTGGGTAGATTTTCCTAAACCAAAATTATTAGATTCGATATATGATAGGGGATTGTTACCAGGCCCTACATTAAGAAATGATGAGCCTGTATTTGATGCGGCTAATATTCTTAAGTGTAATAACGATATTCTATTCCTAATATCTAATACCGGCAACAGAGCAGGAGCCGAATATCTTCAAAAATGGTTGGATGAAAATATGAAAGAAAAGTATAATGTACATCCTATAGAAGATGTATATGCATTCATCCATATAGATACCACTTTTGTACTCATTAGAGAGGGACTGGTCTTAGTTAATCCTAAAAGGGTAAATCATACCAACCTACCTAAAATCTTTCAATCGTGGGAGGTTATATACTCTCCTGAGATGGTGGAAACAAATTGTTTAGAACATTGGGCAGAAGCATCACCCTGGTTGGGAATGAACACTCTTTCTTATGATGAGAATACGATGATAGTAGAGGAACGACAGATACCTCTTATGAAAGAATTAAAGAAGTATGGGGTAGATTCTATACCCGTCCGTATGAGACATGCTAGAACCTTTAGTGGTGGGCCTCATTGTGTAACGTTGGATACAATTAGAGAATAATTTATTTGGATATGTGGATTATTTTTCGTATCTTTGATTTCTAATAAACATATAATGTCAGATAAGAAATATTTTTACGAAAAGTGTGATTATTTTAACGAACCCCATATTAACTTAAAATATGAGGATGTTCTTAAGATGACACTTACCGAATTTGAAGAGTGGGTTGCTATGTTCCGTAAGACCGTAGTAGATGAGTGGAACAAAACAGGAGCACCTCCACGTATCGGTTCTTCGGAGGCTGAGATTATAGACCAATTTTCTAAACTACAAACCTATAAGGTGGAAAAGTTTGAGGAGAAAGATGATGAGGGTAATGATGTAATTTTTAATTTTAATAAATTCGCAACACCTGTAAATCAATTCTTTCCCGCGATGTATAAGACGGGAATCGGTGGTTCTTCTTATGATAAACCAAAACCATCTATCTACGATATATTTTGTAACGATGAATTTCTTCCTGAGTTTGCAAAACAAATGAGGAGATTGACACGACAAGATGCTATGTATCGTTTCTCTAAAACATTGGAGAAGGATAATAAAGAACATCACAATACGCATTTGGCAAGTGGTAAAGAATGGATTGAGAAATGGATGAATGGTGATGTATGGGATGGGCATGATTTCTGTTTAGCACAAACTGATAGTAGGATTCCATCTCTGCCAATTACTGCGGAAGAGGTGAAGGAATTATATAAAGCAGGTGTGATTCAGTATAAACATATTTCATCACTTAAAACTGCTAATTGGGGAGAAGATATTGATGCGTTAACTGAATTGGAAAAACAACCTATTCAATTAAAGTGGTATCCATTAGGTCAAACTATTTTTCCTGAGGCAACTGCGGCATTTAGAATTGGAATGGGCACACAAGCAGCTGTAAACTTTCCACCACTAACTGCAAAGTATTTGTATCAGAAATATACAAACCACATTAAAGAACAAAAACAAATTAATATCTATGACCCATCTTCTGGTTGGGGAGGTAGAATATTAGGTGCATTATCGGTTGATGATAGAAATATTCACTACATTGGTAATGACCCAAATACAGAAAATTATATTCCTGAAATTGGTAAGAGTAGATATGAATACTTAGCAGAATTCTTTAACTCTAAAATACCTGGAGCATGTAATCCATTTTGGGGGCATAAAAATACCTATGAGATTTATAGAACAGGTTCAGAGATTATTAGTGAAGAAGAAGGATTCCAAAAGTATAAAGGTCAATTAGATTTTATATTTACTTCTCCTCCTTACTTTGATAGAGAAAGATATTCTGATGATGAAACACAATCATTTAAGAAATTTGGTAACTACGAAAGTTGGAGAGATGGATTTTTACGACCTACTTTGGTAACTGCATTTGAGTATTTAAGAAATGATAGATATATATTATGGAACATTGCTGATATTAAGATAGGAAAAAGTTTCTATCCATTGGAACAGGATTCAATTGATATACTAACCGAATTAGGTATGGAGTATCAAGGTAAAATCCGAATGACGATGTCTCCTATGACGGGAGTTGATTTAAGTGGTGTTAAAAATAGTATGAAGATAGGTGGTCAGTTCTACAAATATGAACCGATATTTATATTCTACAAAAAATAATTGGGGGTGCCTGGTTTTGACAGGTACGATGAGTTGGTAAGTTGCAAGCAGGGTTAGATGGAAATCCTTAAATACCTATCGAACAATAAACGACGTAGAATTATCTACAATGACCTTCGAAGATGCTATGGCATTCGTTGGTGCTGATTACGCTATAGCAGCCTAATCCCTCCCGCACACATCGTGGGACTTAAAATAGAATGTGAACTCAGGTGGAGACCAATTGAACCCGAAATCGAATTGGAACATTAATGATAACGAATGTATAAATCTTTATCTATTTTGTTAGTTAAGAAAAACTAACTAAGCTTGTGAATGAGGTTTATTAAATCCGTATTTGGACGAGGGTTCGACTCCCTCCACCTCCACCAATATTAATTATGATAAATAGCATTATATCCTTTGGTTGTTCTTTTTCCTGTTGGAGACAGGATTTTACCAAAGGATTTGTTGATTTAGTAGCAAACGATTATGGAGTTCAGTATCAGAATCATTCTATTCCTGGTAATTCAAATGAATCTATTATACATGAATTCAATAAGAGATACCACCAATATGAATTAAAGAATTCACTAATTTTATTTCAACCTACATTCTTAACCAGATATTCTTATTATGATTCTAAATTTAGAAACTTAATATCATTACAGAATTTAATCAATCCTGATATAGGAAATGAAGTTGTTTCTAATTTTAAAATTATGTTTGATAAGAATGATTACTCATCTATTGAATTTTACGAAAAGAAAATACAATTATTTAGAGATTATCAGACGTATATGTATAATGATGATTATGAGTATAACAAATTACTCTATTCTTTATATAATATTCAAAGTAGTGTAGAAAAGATGGGTTCTAAAATAATATTCATATACTTTGATACCTGGTACAAATCCACTCCTATGTTTAACAAAATTAATTTTATTAGATTTGGGAATGAATTATCTTGTCTTAATTGGGCTAAGAAAAATAACTTAACTTACTCAAAAGAAGATTTACATCTTTCAGAAGAAGGTAATAAAGTTTTAGCGGAAAAGTTAATTAGTATGGGTCGTAGTATGGAGTAAATGCTCGACCCGTATTTTCTATTTTCATTCGTATGATTTGGGGATGATTTCTAACCCCATCAATTATATTTTCTTTATCTAACGTACTAAACTTATCCTGTCCCTTTATATCAAATACAGGACAATATCCTAATCTCAGACTTTTATCTTCAGGTGTTTTTTCAAATTTAGCGAGTTTATCTCTCATACCAAAAGATTCAATCATACCTTCGTGAGTTCTATCAAATAAAGAGAATTGTAAATCAAACTCTCCACTAAGTAAACGGTGTTCGGAAATATTACCTGGTTCTATTTGGTCATCATCATCGATACACACTTCTTGCCACGTCTTACCTAATTGTGCATAGTGTAAATAACCTCTACCAAATGCACCATCCAATGTAAACCATTCATCCGCTTCTTTTGGGAGTTCTACTTTTTGTATTGGAGAAACGCCATTCATAAAAGTAGTATAGATTGTAGCATCTCCTCTCATATTCCACTCTTCGATTTCATGTGAAAGGTCATTCAATCCTCTAACTGCATTTATAAGAGCCCAATCTTGTCTTTCACATATTCTATTCCAATATTCCGATGGCCTCCACACTTGTCCAATTAGTGTTTCGAAATGATGGTGAATAATATTATGAACCTCCATTGGATAATCTTCCGTAATCATATCAGATTCGATAATATGATATTCAAACCAATCAGAGTTGTTAATCGTTTCTACACATCTTTTTAGTTTATCTACTAATATCTTAGGATGACGAGTTGGTAGTTTAAATGCTCCCCAACGGGTTTCTAGTTTCCATGTTTCATCTTTCAATAAACCATTTAACATATCATACCACAATTCGGCTATGGGATTTTCTTGTACTTCGAAATCTAATGAATATTCGGAAACTAATCGATTCTCATCAAATTTACCGAAATCTATAGTGAAGGTTTTTTTCATATCAAAACATTTTAATAAAACGATTATATGTATAATTATAACATAAATACAAAATTATGGAAGGTGCATACTACAAAGAGAACTTATATGATATAAATCATTTAAAAGAAGAATTAGATAAGATATATCAGATATCAACTGATTTGCAAAAATACACTAAAACAATTCATAGAGGTCCAGGTGAGTTCGGGATGATGGAGGTGCATGAATCACATGATAAAGCTAAATCTTTTATGAATATGATTGCGGAGAGATATGAATCTATGCCTGATTCCATAATAGGTCAACTGTGTTTAAATGGTGGAGAATTAGAATGGAGTGATTACCCAAAACTACATAATTGGATATTGAATAAATCATTTGAATTATTCAAAAACGAATGTCAAAAAAGACACACATTATTTATAGGAAAGCCATTATTAACACTCTATATTAAAGGAGGTGGATTAAATGGTCATAGAGATGGTAAACCAGATGGGTATGAAGAATTCCCTCACAGGAAACCTGCTAATATATTGATATATTTGAACAAAGAATACAAGAAAGAATATGGGGGATTATTTGTAGTTGAAGATGAAGAAATAGTTCCAACCTTTGCTGATATATTATTCCTTAATTTTAGTGGCGAATCAGACCCGTTTCATATGGTCAGCGAGGTGAAGGAGGATGTTAATAGGTTTGCACTTCTTTTCAATGTTCAGTATGAAACTATGAAACATAATATACAATATTTGGTTTAATCAGTTTTTTTTCGTATATTTGAGTTATGAAATATAATATTACTACAATATCGGACACCCATAATAAGCATAATCAACTTAATGGTAAATTACCAGGTGGGCATATTCTTATTCATAGTGGTGATATTACATCTTTGGGTAGGAAGCATGAGGTAACTGATTTTATCAAATGGTTTGGTAAGCAAGATTACACGCATAAAATATTCATAGCAGGTAATCACGATATGTCATTTGATAGGGAAATACTATTGAGGAATAAGTTGGCACACTTCGAAGGTAGGGGTATAAACGATTATGATACATCGTGTTCGGAAGGTAAACCTCAATGGTTAGAGGATACTCTAAACAATCTACCAAACGGAGTTTACTATTTAGAAAATACCTCAGTTAAGATAGAAGGATTGAATATATGGGGTTCACCCTATTCACCTACATTCGGATATGGATGGGGATTTAATGTAGATAGAGGGTATGACGCGGCTCAAATATGGAATCAAATACCATTGGATACCGATATAGTAATTACTCACTCTCCTATTTACGGATATAATGATAGAACATCTAATACAAACGAAAATGTAGGATGTGCTGATTTGTATCATAGATTGCACGAAGTTAAGCCTCATTTACACTTTTCCGGACACATTCACGAAGGATATGGGTGGGGAACTATACCTTATAAAGATGAATGGGGTGATATCTATACCTTTAATGGTAGTACTTGTAATTTAAGGTATGAAGCAATTCAAGACCCTATCAAATTCAACTATGATTTTGTTAGTAGGGAAATTGAGTTCCTTATGTAAGTAATTGACCTCTAATGTTTTACATATTAGGGGTTTTTTATTACATAACTCATTGATAGCCAATGAAAAATATTTCAATTTTCCTAAAAATAATTGATTAAATGCTTGGATATATGATACCGATTTAGTACCTTTACTATGTACTAAGAGATAAACACTATGAGAACAACAAACGAAAAGGCTATCAATTATTTGGAAACAAATCCAATAGTAAAAAACTTCATTTCAAAGGTAAATGAACTTCGTAAAGAACGTTACAAAGATATGAGTCATATGTGGGGTAAAACCGATTTGACCGTTGAAATTGGTAATAAGTTCATTCGTTTATGGGATGGAACTTCGTGTTGGGGATTTATCAGTAGAGTTGATGGTGATTTAAAAGGAGCACCGATTAAGAAAGGTGATTTGTTAAAACCAGCGAGTTGGAAATCACCAGCAAAGCATGCGAGGGGAAACATTATGGATGGAACTGCTCGTTATAGTGCATATGGACCTGAATATTTATAAAATAAGATAATAAAATAAACAAAGATAAGATGAGTGTAAGAGAAAAAGGATTTAAAACAATTTTTAGTGATATCGATGGTACACTAATTGAACAAGTAAACTTTGATGATTTAAACCCCAATGTAGTAAATGTTCTACCGGGAGTTAAAGAAAAGATGACCGAATGGATGAACGCCGGACACTACATTGTTTTAACTACTGCGAGACCAGAGGAGTTGAGAGAGGTTACTAAACAACAAATGTTAACTGCGGGTATTCTTTATCATCAGTTGGTAATGGGAATCGGAAGAGATGAGAGAATCTTAATCAATAACAACTCTAAAGGAACTCCGGAAGTACCTAGAGCATTAGCGGTTGACGTTGCGAGAGATGCGGGATTCGATTCAGAACGATTTGCTAAAGTGGGTTTGTAATGAAACGTTTAATACCTATATTATTTTTATTCGGATGTACGAAGGAAGTAGAAATGCCAATTCCTACGAAAACATACACATTAGAAATAAATGGTGTAATGAATCAAAATGGAATAGGTTCACTTCCTAAAGATGCGAATGGTTATTATCATCTTAAATTAGATAAAACTAAAAATCAAACCGTACATAGAGTAAACGGAAGGATATTAGTAAACGGTAAAGAACCATACCCCGCTGAAAAGGTAGAATGGGAGAGTAATTTGTATTGGATATTAAGAAGAAATGATACCGTTGCTACAATTACAAAGACGTATATCAATTACTTCACAGGTCAGTACCAAATCGTTCAGCTGCCACCTTTAATTGCCTCCAAAGATGAATTAGTACCAACAATCAATTCATCCTCTTATAGTGGAGACAATGGAGAAATAAACACTATGATTGCACCTATTTATAATATGAAGGGGGATACGTTGGTTATTAAAGCGAGTAATTATAACTCTAAGTTATTTATAATTAAAAAAATTGTATTGGAATAAATGAAGCAATCTAAAATAGAATTGGAATTAACTCCTATTACGGACGAAAAATTAGAAGAGTTAGGATTTGAAAAGGTATTGGATGAAGATGGTAGTGGATTCTACAATTATATACTACGTCTACCAAAGAATTCCGTAGACCCGAATTGTATGTGTTTAATTTCTTCGTACAATAATGAATGGAAAGAGATTGGGTTAGATGAGGGGGAGTATATAGTGGAATTATTTGATAGTGGTGGGTTAGGATTTTGTACCTCAGTAGAGGAAGTTGATATGCTGTATTATGTACTCACAAAACTTACCATATTCCCAACCGAAAAATAAATTGGGTAAAAGTTGGAAAATTGAAAAATTTTTTGTATATTTGTGGTATCTTTTTATAGTATCATAATACCAGGACAGACAAAAGAAAAGCTTAAAAAAATAAAACTTAAAACAAAGAAAAAAAAAGAAAGAAAATGAAAAGTTACACGAATCAAGAGCTAGAAACTAACTACAAGAAATTCTTAGGAATTGTAGACAAGTACATCACAGGAGAAAGGAAGGAAAAACTTTTAAAAATGTACTCAATGGACGAATTAGGTCCTAATTTAATGTTATCACCTGCGAGTGGTAATAAAAACTTTCATTACGCTTATGAAGGTGGTTACATTGACCATATTTTTAATGTTTGTAAGCATTCTTTAAAGATGAAGAATCTTTTTATTGAATGTGGAGGTACTATTGATTTCACAGATGAAGAATTAATCTTCTCAGCTTTACATCATGATTTGGGTAAACTAGGCACTAAAGGTTTCTTACACTATGTTAAGAATGATTCAGATTGGCACATTAAGAACAGAGGTGAATACTATAAAAGAAATGAAGAAGTTCCTTTTATGGCTATTACAGATAGAGGATTCTTTACTATGAATCAATACGGTATCAGTTTATCAGATAAAGAATGGTTTGGTATTAAATTAACAGATGGTGTTTACGATGAAGACAATGAGAAGTATTACAAAGTATATGACACTTCTAAGTATCTTCGCTACACTATTCAGTATATCCTGCATTGGGCAGACCATATGAGTACTGTTATTGAAAGACAGCAGGGATTGAAAGGAGATTTATTTTAAACTAAAGTTGGTAGATTCAGAGATTTATCGTATCTTTACGAAGTAAAAATAAAGGTTATTGTGAACACCTAATCTAAAGTTTCACTAAAATAAAAACACATAACGATGGAAAAATCAACAAGTGGCGTTTTAGCCGAGAAGTTGTCCAGCGAAGTGATGAAGGCCCGTTACACCCATGGTGATGAGTGGCAGAATTACATAGCTGAGAAGTTTGAAGAAGCAGGAATTCCTCCTGTATTTTACACAATTAATGATGGTCTATCCGACCGAATTGCCGATTACCAATATAAAGGAAATTGGATTGAGGCAAAAACCTTTATCAACTCTGCAGAGGTAACCAAAATTCTTAAGTTGTATGAAACATTGCAACCTATGGAAATCAGAATGGTTATAATGTGTGAGTGGCAACCTAATACAAAGAAACACTCTAAAAACGTAAAAGATTTAAGAGAACATGGTGTGATTGTATTCGAAGGACAGTCTGCATGTGATTCATTTATTATTAACGAAAGTGTGATATTGAATCCTAATAAGACTGTAAAAATGGCAATACCAATGAGTATTCCTTTTGAGAGAATTGTACCTCATCCAAATAATAGAGATTTGAATGTTAAAAACATTCCTACTATTAAGGCTTCAATTAACAAAAACGGATTTTTTACTCAACTTAATGTTGTGCCAGTTGGACCCGATACAAAGATAAAGATGTGGGAGGAACAGACTAAGATACCAAATGGTATTACAAAAGAACAATGGTTTAGTGAAGAATTTTATATGATTTTTGAGGGTCACACTAGATTTTTTTCACTAAAAGACCTTATAGAAAAGGGTTATAGTGTACCTGATATAGCATGTGTAAATGTACCATGGGTTAATTCTGATAACATAGATTTGTTACATAAAATACTGATTACTACTAATACAACATATCAGAGTTGGAAATTAAAAAATTACATTACATCTCATAAGGGTAACTTAGAAATGCTTAATGATACCAAAGGTGTTTACACCTATGGTAAAATTTTAGAAGCTATGAATATAGCTAAAAAACAAGGTTGGGGAGAAGCAAATCCAATTTACTTATTCTGCCATACAGACTCTTTAGCGTTTGATGATATGAAAAAAGTAAAGGATGGCGATTACAGAATTACTCAAAGTGAATATGATTCTCAAATCAAACCGATATTGCAATTAATGACCAACTTAACTTCGGATGATAGAAAACTATCAGGAACAATTATGAGAGACATTATAGTAGATGTAAGAATCTTACTTAATACCAATCAAATTATTTCTGATAACTTTACTAGATTTTTAGGATGGTTAGAAATGAAATTTATTCTTGATTATAAGCAAGGTAGATTTCCTGAAACAAAAGAAGCTGGTCAATCTTATTGGGATAGTATTAAGGAGGAATATTTTGGATTACTTAAATTAGGAATGGTTGCAGCATAATACTGACACTTTTTCACACTTATACTGACACTTTTACCATATCACTTCGGTGGTATGGTAATTGTTTATATAGTATAAACTAAACAAAAATATTATGTACAACACAAACAAAAAAAATTACACAACACTTGATAAGGTGCTTGATTCGTTTCTAAATGATTCATTTTTCACTTTACCTGTGCCAGCTGTAACATATCAAAACTCAAGATTATCAATTGATGTTACAGAAGAGGAAGCAATAATTGCTCTATCAGTTTTAGGTCATAGTAAAGATGATATTACTATCGAATTGGAAGAAGATGCAATTTTTGTAAAATCAGTAGAAAGAGAATTATCAAAGGTTGAAAAAGAACTTATCTCTACTATTAATGATAGAATTGCGGTAGGAGATAAATTTGATGGAGCAAAAACTTCAGCTAAAATCCTAAATGGTGTTCTTTACCTAACTATTCCTAAGAAGGAAGAAGCAAAACCAAAAAAGGTTACGATTAAAGTTGGTTAATTGAAAAATTATACCTATCTTTGTAAGGAAGACTAAAATACTAGTCTTCCTTTTTTATTTAATATATATTTATAATATACAACAAACAAAACAATTATGGCAAAGTTTCAACAAAGAATCATCGATAACAACGATGCAGTTAAACAGAGAATCCGCATCGTATTGGATATGATGAATGGTAATAGACCGGCTAATAACGTAGAAGCGATTAGACTATTACAGGAGGTTAAGAATTTAATAGATACAAACAACGACTTAGTTACTTTAGGGTAATATGAATTGGTTAAAAGCATTAGTAGGATTATCAGCAGTTATCATCGCAGGATGTGCTGCATTCTTTTCCGTAACAGGATTAGGTGTTCTCTTTGCAGGGGCATCTACTTCTGTTATGGTAATGGCTGGTTCATTAGAATTCGCTAAATTAGTGGCTGCAACCTATCTAAAACAGACTTGGGATGATATTAAGGGGTTCAATAAGTGGTATTTAACCATTTCGGTGGGTATCCTGATGATAATCACCTCTGCGGGTATATTTGGTTACCTTTCTAACGCATTCCAACAACAATCTTTACAATTACAACAAGTGGATAGGGAAGTTGCGGTGTGGCAAACGAAAATAGACCAAAACACCACTCAAATTACCCAATTATCCACCCAAATTACCGAATCTAACACCAATCAAGGTAAAATTTTGGATGGTGGTAAGGTAAATAGTAGATTACTTCGTTCCGTAGATAATAGAGATAGAGAAATCGGTAAATTAAACGATAAAATCAGTAAATTGCAGGAAGATAACGCTAAAAATACTGAAGAAATCAACAAAATTAAGATTGCTAACATCGATTTAGAGAAAGAAATAGGTGGATTCCGATTTGTGGCTGAAGCATTTGGTATAGAACTTAAAAATGTAGTAAAATTCTTCATATTTTTGATTGTAATAGTGTTTGACCCACTCGCAATCGCTCTTATTATCGCATTTAACGGGTTAGTAATGAAAAGAGAGGAAGAAAAAGTACCTTCTTTATATGAAGTGTATGGAGAAACACCAATATTAGCATCGGATAAAGATGCTGAGGTGTTTTTTAATGAAATAGAGAATCCAACAGAACCAAATGAACAATTAGTCAATGCGGCTACTCAATATAATGAGGACATAAAAAAAAACGAAATTAATTCCACTACAACAAATGTGGAAAAAAATGAAGTGATACTAACCGATGAAGAATTAAAAAAAAAGTCGTAGAAGAGAATTATGATTTAAATAATTTAACTCAAGATTTTAGTATAAGGGGTATAGATTTAGATGGAGATGGTTCTATTGATGGAATTGATACCAATGGAGATGGGATGATTGATAAAGTTACTGCGCATCCAAATAGAGCATATGTAGTCAAAGATATACTTCCGTATTATGCTAGACCTGAGTTTGATTGGAACGATAAAGATAAATGGATTAACGACCAAAACGCAGTTAATTATTGGATTACTCACAGGAAAATTTAAATTCTATATTAATTTATTTGTAAATTTCAAAAAGTTTTATTATCTTTGTATAATATTAAATAAAAAATATGAAATTAACTAAAATTGAATCAACTCCTTTTACAAAATCAGATGAGGAATTGATATTAAAAACATTAAAGCGTTATGCTAATAAAACAAACCTTTCAGCGGTTTGTACGAGAAGTGTTAATCTACCATTCAGAGCATTTTACCTTAACACAGAAACTCCACTTCTTTTAATCAATCCAATTATAACAAAGTATTCAAGCGATGCATTTCAATCTACTGAAATGTCTGAATTCGATACCAATGGCAAAAACAGAATTGTAGTTAGAGCTTTTTCAATTGAAGTTCAGACTGATAATTTGGGATTGGTGGTATTCAAAGGTGATATGGAAAATGATAGAGAAGGTTTAGATGAGTGTATTTTTGCACAACAAATGATTGACCTATTAGATGGTATAACAATTGCGGATAAAAATATAAATCAACCGATTAGAAAGCAGATTCAATATGAAAGAAACCAAATAGTTATGGCTAAAGACCCGGATGGTAATATTGAGCAAATTAAATACAAAAATATCTCTAAATATATTGATAGAGGGTACGTTTTAATGTAATATGGAAATGACTCAAAAACAATTAAATAATGTTTTAACTGATAAAGTAGTAGAACAAAGTAATCAATTGTTATCAATACAGATACTATTGTATTCATTGGTAGATTTGATTATAGAAAAGGAATTGGTTTCAAAAGAAGAATTGGAGGAAATGATAGATAGTAAAAAGGCTATTGTTGAACAATGGATATCATCGGAATTAAAAACCAATACTAAAGATGATTCTTCGTATATGATGCATTTCGGTAAACCAGGAGAAGCTTAAAAATAAAAAATTATGGAATACATTTTGATTACGCTATTGATTGCAATAATTTGCGTATTGTTTTACACATTAAAAACTGCTTTGGATAAACTAGAAATTTATGAGCAATTTATAATTGATAGAAGAGATTCATATTATCAACTATTGCAAAACATTAGAGATATAGATGCTAAACAAATCTTTGAGAAAGATGATGAAGTTGGTGTTACATTCGATGAAATTAAAAACGAAATAGAAGAATTTAAAAACATTATAGAATAAAATGCCTAGAAAACCAAAAACTCCTAAAAGTAAAATGTATTTCACTTTGGAGACGGAACAAGCGATAATAGCTTACAATAAATCCGACAACCAAAGAGAAAAAAATACATTGTATATAGAGAGAATTAAATACCCGTTTGAAAAAATAGCGGAAAACGTTTTGAATACTTATAAGTTTTCTTATTTTGATGATGGGCATGGGGATGTAAAAAGAGAAGTAGTATCTCAGATGATTTATAAAATCCACATGTTTCAGGAGGGTAAAGGTAAAGCGTTCTCTTACTTTACTAGAATGGCATTAAACCACTTGATTCTATTAAACAATTCAAATTATAAAAGGTACAAACAGAATGAATTGATGTCTGTAATGCCTGAAAGTTGGAATCCTTCGGAAGATTCATTAGCAATTGAAACCGATGCTACTCACGTTGAGTTTAGAACCATTATGTTATCATATTGGGATGTTAAATTAAATGTAGTATTCGATAAAAAGAGAGATATACAAATTGCAGATGCTATATTAGAATTGTTTAGGAGAGTTGATTACATTGAAAATTTTAACAAAAAAAGTTTATACCTGTTAATAAGAGAAATGACAGGGCATAAGACACATTACATAACAAAAGTGATTTCAACTATGAAAGTACATCAAGATAAAATCTTAGAGGAGTACCTCAACACAGGTGATATCACTATAGAAGAAGACACATTTTACAAATGATACAAATAGGAATAAGTTGTTATTATCATGATTCATCGGTATGTTTAATCAAAGATGGAAAAGTGGTATTGGCAGTAGAAGAGGAAAGATTTAGTGGGATAAAGCATGATAGTTCATTTCCAGAAAAATCAATTAAGTGGATTATTGAAGAATCCGGATTTAGTTTTGAAGATATTGAAGAGGTTTGTTTTTATGAGAAACCGTTGGTTAAAACACACAGAGTTGTAACAACTTGTTTGAAGAATTTTCAAATAAAAGATGCTTTAAAATTCTCTGCTAAAGGAATTAAACAATATACTGAATTAAAGAGAAAATTAAAATGGTTATTTTCAAAGGCTAAAATTAAATTCACACCACATCACGATTCACACATTGGTTATTCATATTTAACTTCTCCATATAGAGAAGCGGCGATATTAAGTATCGATGGAGTTGGCGAATGGGATACGACAGTTTTAGCATATGGAAATGGAAATAGTTGGGAAACATTAGAAACTACAAAATTTCCACATTCATTAGGCATGTTATATTCTACATTTACTGCGTTCTTAGGATTCAAACCTAACGAAGGAGAATATAAAGTAATGGGATTAGCACCCTACGGTAACCCAAAAACATTTTCACATAAATTCAGAGAAATTATTTATCCTTCTAAGAAGGGTGGATATACATTGAATATGAAAATGTTTCAATATGATAAAAGTGATGAGGTGATGTTCACTTCAGAGTTATCAAATCACTTAGGAATCCTACCCCGTTTACCGGAGGAGGAGATTACACAGCAACATAAGGATTTAGCAGCGGCAGTACAATTCATTTATGAGATGTACTTTTTTCGTTTATTAAAAGATTTACACCGTAAAACAAAATGTGATAATTTAGTATTAGGAGGAGGGTGTGCATACAACGGAACTGCTAATGGAAAGATTTCAAAGAAGACAGGATTTAAAAATGTGTGGATACCAAACGCACCATCTGATGCAGGTTCTTCAATTGGAGCATGTTTAATATCATATTATAATAGTACACTTCCACATAGAATCGATAATACGAATCCTTATTTAGGCCCAAAATATTCGAGTGATATCGTTAAAAAAGAATTACAAAATTACAATAAAAAATTAATATACAATAAATTATCCGATGATGAAATTATTTCAGTTGTTGCAAACGCAATATCAAATGGTGAAGTTGTGGCTTGGTTTGAAGGTAGATTGGAGTTTGGTGCTAGAGCCCTTGGGCATCGTTCTATTTTGGCTGACCCTACAAATGGGGAAATGAAAAATAGAATAAATAAGATAGTAAAGAAAAGAGAAGGGTTTAGACCATTCGCACCAATTGTAAAGTTGGAAGATGTTTCTACATATTTTGAGTGGGATAAATCAGTTCCATATATGAACCAAATAGTAGGTGTTAAAAAAGAATACAGAGATATGTTACCTGCGATTACTCATGTTGATGGAACTGCTAGGATACAAACTTTAAATAGAGAAGATTGTGTTAGAATATACGATTTACTTACCGAATTAGAAAAACAAAACGAATACCCAATAGTTCTTAATACATCATTCAATATTAAAGACCAGACAATGATTAGAGACCCCAAAACTGCAATAGATACATTTTTGGATGTTGAATTGGATATGTTAGTAATAGAGGATTATGTTATAACTAAGAAATGAAACGAATAGTTGCATACGGAGATAGTTGGACAGTTGGAGAGGGATGTAATCGAGAAATCGAGGATACCCTCTCTAAACACGAAAAGATAATCTATCAAAAAGAAAATAGTTGGGTTAAACGCTTAAGTGATAAATTGGGGTTACCTTATCAAAATAATGCGATAAGTGGCAACCCCAATAATGTTATATTCAATCAAATAGTAGATGATATAAAAAGTGGTGAAACAACTAAAAATGATTTAGTAGTCATAATGTGGAGTTCATCCTTAAGAGATTACTTACCATTTTTCCCAAAGGGGCCAAAAGGTGAGTGGTTAAGTTGGAGTACGAAACATCTTATGGAAACTCCTGATAGATTCTTCACTTCAACCCAAACGCAAAATAGATATTATGATTTCTTTATGGAGGATTATAAGAAATTCTATTTACTTAATCTATATAACGAAAACTATTATAGTATAGTTAACCAAAATTACATAGTATTTTTACAGGAATTTTTTAAACACTATAAGATATCTCACATCTTTATAGATGGTATAGAAGATATGTTTATGGGTATTCTGCCTCACTATGATAAGACGGATTTGATAGATGGTAGAGTTTATTGGGAATTCAGAAAACAAACCGCTAGGGGGTATTTAAATACGTTTAACAGGGTTGATTTATGGGAGCATACAGAACGATGGGATACTCGTGGAACACAGCACCCTAATTCGGAAGGATACCAATTACTATCTGATGAATTCTATAAATTTATCGATACACAAAAAATTATTTAATAAGGTATTTATTAGTATGGCAAAACAACAATCTACAGATTTTGTAATGTTTGGGGAAAAGAAGTTATCTGACTTATTCGGTGAGATATATTCCAACCAACATTCAAAAAAACAGAAAATAAGTGATTTGATTGAGGAATTCAAAAAACAAATCAGACATGCGGGTGATATAGCATCAATTGGACCGGTTATTAAAGATTTGGTTAAGTTCTCAGTAGAGAATGATGACATATTGATTAGATTAGCAACAATTGGACAACGATTTGTTGCTATGGAATATAAAGGAACTAACGATGGAGGATTGTTATCCGACAAAGAAAAGGAAGAGTTATTAGGTGAATTGGAGAAGATTTCAAAAGATGTTCAAGCAAAAACTATGGATAAAGTAGATGATATTGAATATGAATTGGAAGAAATCCAAAGGAAACTAGAGCAAACTAAAAAATAATGAGTGATTTTTTAAGAACGGTATCGGGATTCCAACCTAACACATCAAGTGATAGAATAAATCCCAAAAAAAGTACTACTTATTTGGCCACCGTCCAAACAGTATATTTAGAGGCGGATACTGACCAAAACGGTAACCCTATTGCACCTGGAGTATGTTTAGTTAAACCTATTGCTACAAGCGCACAACAGCCATTATTAGTATATCCATTAGATGAGATGTTTTTAAATATCCCACTTCAAAACGAAATAGTCGAGTGTTTTGGGGATTCAGTAGTTCCATATTATAGGAGATATAATTTCAATCCTAGTATAAATAATTCAAATACTAAACAAGCTGGAGCAAATTCATTGGGTAATCTAGTAAACCCAAGTAAATCTATAAAAGATTTTAAAACAATGGCATTATCATCTAATACAGGTGTGTCCAGTTTGTTGAATCCAGGTGGTTATTTTAAACCTAATACAAAAATTAAAAGATTAAAACTATATGAAGGCGATACTATAATACAATCTCGTTTCGGCCAATCAATCAGAATGAGTGGGTATAATAATGGTAGTAATAATTTTTCCCCAACGATTATAATACGAAATAAACAATCTGAAGGTGGATTATTAGGTGGATTATTAGGCGGAGGGGATACAGAGGAGAATGTAAATAAAGATGGTTCTACAATTGCAATAACAAGTGGTAAATATAAATCAGATTTTATACCTGGTTCACCAAAACCATTACTAGGAACTGATTTTGAGATGAATCCTTCTAAAGGAGCAACATTAGCTCCTGGATTACTGGATAATAAATCTGATGCGTTTGAAGCATATCCTCCTAAATTAGATGGAAATCAAATACTAATCACATCTGATAGATTAGTATTTTCTTCAAGAAAAGGAGAGATGATATTTTGGTCAAAAAAACATTATGGTGTAATTACAGATGGTATATTTTCTGTGGATACAAATTTGGGAGTTACAATAAATTCAAAAGGAAATATAGATATTCAATCAACTGATACCAAATTTACTATATATAATGGTAAGAGTGGTACTATTTCATTGGGTGATACATATATGCAACCAGCAGTATTAGGGAATACTCTACATCAAATTTTAGAAGATGTACTCACTGCTATTATAAACTTGGCAGATGGTGGATTACTTACGCCCGCTGGACCAACGAGCTTGATTAAACCAGGAACACTAACTGAACTCAAGGATTTAAAAAAGAATTTGATAAAGATGAAATCTACTGCAGTTGATGTGGCATCTGGATTTAAACCTTAATATTTACTAATATGTCATGGGATACATTTAGACAGCAAGTTAAAATGACGATGGAGTTAATGCCGAAAGATTCGGATGACTTAGCTAAAGTATTAGCTAGTGCATATGATATGGCGGTAAAAACTCCACCTGCAGGCGATTTGGCGGTTGGCAACGCTGTAATGAACGGAAATGTAGCAGCATTAGAAAATGTAATAAAAAATGTATTCAATTTACAGGCAGTAAGTCCCAAACAGTTAAATTTATTTGAACTATTCACCGCAGGATTACAGGCTTATTGGGCAGGTTCTACTTTACAAGTAGTTAGACCGTGTCTATTTCCTTTAGCTCCGGGTGCATCTGCGAATCTATCAACCTTAACTGTAGTTTGTTCAAATCCTGGACAAACAGTACCATTTCCTACTGAATTAATTAAGCCTGAGAGTACAGTAGGACCTTTTATAGAAAATTTTATTCAAGCAGCAGAAATGCATTTTAAAACCATTAGTGGTGAATATAATGTAAATTCTATGTATGGATTTCTTCCAACCGCCACTTCTGGACCTGGAATAGTCCCGTGGGTTGGATACACAATAGATGCGAGTAAAGTAATTGCAGCCAATGAAATTGAAGTAGCAAACATATTAAACGAATTAGGAGGTTTTAAAACTATCGATGAATTAGTAAATGCGTATCAATCTGGAGCCACCGGTGATGCTGACGGAGGTGGTAGCATCGATAAGGTAAACTATGGAGATGGAACATCAAAAGGAGCTGTTGAGGCTAATATAGATAGAATTAGACAAATTGCAGAGATATGTGTAAAATATGGATGGACAGGAAGAGCGAGAATTGCATCTTTATTAGCAATATCAGGTGGAGAAAACTTATGGTCTATGAGAGAAGAGGGATTCCACTATACTAAAGTAGAAAGATTAGCTGAAGTATTTAGTATATTTAGACAAGGATGGGATACAACTACCAAACCAGGTAAGAAAATTGCTATTCCAAAACCAGAAGCATATAATTTTATACCAGGAGGTACTCCTGGACCAAAAGGTTTGGCAAACTATATATATGCCCCACAGAGAAATGGTAAACTAGTGGGTAATACTCAACCAGATGATGGTGGTAAATTTATAGGAAGAGGATTGATTCAACTTACGGGTAGAGAAGCATATGAACATTATGGTAAATTAGCGGGAGTAGATATTTTAAATAATCCAAAATTGTTAGTTAATAGTTTAGATGTATCTGTTAAAGTAGCCACCGAGTTTTATAAAGAAAGAGTAGAAAGACAAAATAAAGTATCAGCAAACGCACAACCTCAAGCTTATTATATAGCAGCTAGAGATAGAACTGGATTTAATGTGGCTAACATTAAAGCTGTAAAAGATGGTTATTTCAATTACTTTATAGAAAATTGGGATAAATTAGGTTTAAACGATGGTGTAAATCCGGTGGCAAAAGTCTCTACACCCCTTTCTACGCCAACTAAAACTATAGTTGGTTAGATTAATTTTACCAAATAATAAAACTAAATATTTATATAAACAACAAACAATGTATGGACACGAACAAACTATTTAAAGCAATTCAAATAATCGTTCAGGAGGAAGTAAAAAAAGAAATTTCTCTTATTAAAGAAGAAATAAGAAAAGAGGTGTTAGCGGAGGTTAAAAAATCACAACCGGTTAAACAACAATCTTCTCTTAAATCATTAGTAGAGGAAAGTGCTGACCCGTTCGATTTAGCTAACAAAATTTTAAGCAGAGATAGAGAAGATAAACAATACTCTAGTAATCCTTTGTTAAACCAGGTTTTAAACGAAACCTCTATTAGACCTAATTTCTCAAGAACAGATGGTGAGTATGGTACTATGACACCGGATATGATTGGATATGGTAATCCACAAATGGGTATGCAAACACAATATGCTAATCCATCTGCTCCAATCAGTACAGGAAACGATATATTAGATAAAGCAATCGCACGAAGTGCTAAGGTTTTGGCAGCAAGTAAAGACAAAAATAGATAATGGCAATCATAACCGGCCCTAAGTTAGTAAAAGACCTACCTGAAAAGGATAGGGTGGCAATAGGAATCACTCTCCCAATCCAAAGAGGGAATGGTGGATTCTTTGCCCAATCTTACCAAACTTCGGAGCAGGTTAAATCTAATATTAAGAATCTCATTCTAACAAGAAAAGGTGAGAGGATTATGCAACCGGATTTCGGTACAACCCTATATGATGCACTTTTTTCATCAAATACAGATGATTTGGAAACCGAAATTGAATCATCTATAGAAGATGCTGTTGAAAAATGGATGCCGTATGTATCTATTGAAGATATAGAGGTAGACCAATCAAACACAAGTAGAGATACATATTTCTTTACAGTTACACTTAAATTTAGAGTTTCAGGTCAACAAAATTTAGAGACAGTAACATTTAATGTAATCCAATAATGGCATTCAAAGTAACAAATAAGAATATAGGTAAAAATAGTAGGGATATATCCTATTTGGGTAAAGATTTCGAAGCATTTAGAAATAATCTAATTGAATATTCTAAAACTTATTTTCCTAACACCTATAATGATTTTAATGAAACCTCTCCTGGTATGATGTTCATAGAAATGGCATCGTATATAGGAGATGTATTGGGATACTATACGGATTCCTCATTAAAGGAAAGTTTGATACAATATGCGGGGGAGGAAAAAAATGTATTTGCATTAGCTAACTTATTGGGATATAAACCTAAATCAACGGCTCCAGCAGTAACTACTATATCCGTTTATCAGTTATGTAAATCGGATACAGGAGGACAAGTTGATACGAGGTATTTACTTAAAATAAATTCAGGTTTGACGGTTAAATCAACTTCAAACGGAGATGTAACATTTAGAACCGTTGAAAACTTAGATTTTAACGACCCTACTAACAGAGAGATAAGTGTATATAGCATAAATGAACTAACAAATACTCCAGATTATTTTTTAATAAAGAAACAAATACAGGCGATATCTGCAACAGAAGCTAATGCTACCAAAATATTCAGTTCAGCTGAAGCATTCTCTTCTATTATGTTAGAAGACACAAATGTAATTTCAATTGAATCTGTTACAGATGAAGATGGTAATAAATGGTATGAAGTTCCATATTTGGCACAGGAAACCATATATATTGATTATCCTAACGTAGAACAAAACGACCCCGATTTATATCAATTTAGAGATACCGTTCCATATTTACTTAAATTATTAAAAACAAGTAGAAGATTCACAACTAAAGTAAACGATGATTTTACCACATCAATTAATTTTGGTGGAGGAGATAGTTCTTTATCCGATGAATTAATTATACCTAATATAAAAAATGTAGGTCTTGGATTAAATAGTTCTATAGACAGAATTGGGGAATCATATGACCCAACTAATTTTCTTAAAACAAAAACATATGGCCAGGCTCCGGCTAATACAACTATAACTGTCAATTACTTAGTAGGAGGAGGAATTAGTTCAAACGTTTCTCAGGGAGATTTAACGACTATATCTAAAATTGTATTCGATGATACTTCGGTTACTACTTCTGATTTAGATGAAACGATATTAACATTTGTTAAGAATTCAGTAGCTGTAGAAAACGAGATACCTGCAAAAGGTGGAAGAGGGGTTGATACTATCGAAGAAATTAGAGAAAGTGCATTGGCTAACTTTGCATCTCAAAATAGAGCAGTAACCGCAAAAGATTATCAAGTTAGAGCATTAGCAATGCCTTCTAAGTTTGGTTCTATTGCTAAAGTATTTGCTATAGGTGATAATTCATTAAATTCTAATTCACCTGAAAGTATTTTAAATTCAACTGATAATTTGGATGAGTTTACTAACATAGTTAAAACTATTTCAACATATGCAATTTCTCAGGGAGGTAATCTACCATCGACTACTGAAATTAAAGATATAGTAAGAAGTTTTGTTCAGAAAACAACTCAGAATACTGAATTGGTAAATCCGTTTGCAATTAACTTATATACATTGGGATATGATTCTAATGGAAACCTAACTAATCTTAATAGAGCGGTTAAAGAAAATTTAAAGACGTATATAAATGAATATAGGATGTTAACTGATGGTATTAATATAATAGATGGATTTATTATTAATATCGGTGTTAATTTTGAGATAACTACATATAAAAACTTTAATCAAAGAGAGATTGTTTTGACTTGTATTAATGAGTTAAAATCGTTCTTTGATGTAAACAACTGGCAGTTCAACCAACCAATTAATCTTTCTGATATAGAATTAACACTTGCTATGGTAGAAGGTGTTGCATCTGTTCAAAGTGTAGAGATAGTTAATAGATGTGGTGGAATATATGCTAGAAATAGTTACGATATAAAAGCAGCAACAAAGAATAAGATTATCTATCCATCGTTAGACCCGTCTGTCTTTGAAGTTAAGTTTCCTGATAAAGACATTAAAGGTAAAGCGATATAATGATATATTTTGTAACGGCATCAAAAGATGCATCTGTTTATAGTTTATATGTGAATAAAAACACAGGTTTGGATGAGATATTAACTATATCCAAACATTACTCACGCTTTGCGGAAAGAGATAACGCTAGAACATTTATTAATTTTGATATAGAAAATGTTCCATCATATGTAACAGCATCATCAGCTACATTACATTTAAAACTTACTCAGCCTGAAGAGTTGGCAGTAAGTTATTCGGTATATGGATATCCGGTAACTGAAAGCTGGGATATGGGGAGAGGTACTTGGCCCGAAAATATTAATACAGATGGTATAAATTGGACTAATCAAACTGGAGTAGATTACACAATAGAATCGGTTCAATCATTTACATATTTTGATTCTGATTTAAATATGAATATTAAACCAATATATGATTATTGGACAGGTTCGGCTAATTATGGAATACGTTTATCACACACATCATCTGCTGAAAGTTCTTCATTGGATTATGGTGTTCTTAAATATTATTCAAAAGAAACTAATACTATATTCCAGCCCCTTCTTAAATTAGGATGGGATGATTCTCAATTTATAACCGGTTCACTTACTGCATTAACTGATTCACAAATTATAGTTAGAAGTAAAGAATTAAGGGATAATTATACTGAGGGTAATAAAGTTAAGATAAAAATAATAGGAAGAAGTTTGTATCCAACTAAAACTTTTACAAACGCTTTTTCATATGATGATATTAAATATCTACCTCAAACCTCATATTATGGAATTAGAGATGAGATAACAAAAGTTAATATAATAGATTTTTCAGATTACACAAAAATCAGTTGTGATGCGAATGGTAATTACATTAATTTAGATACTTCTAATTTCGCTAAGAATAGAGTTTATAGATTATTGTTTAAGATAGTTAGGGATGGTATAAGTGAATTTATTGAAGATGATTTAACTTTTATAATTAAGTAATGGAATTTGAATTAATTAAAAAATCTTTACAGGATAGTGGTTCTTTTGCTGCTAGAGACAAAAAATCGCCATACTTTGAAACATCTATAAATGATGCTAAAGGTGGGTTTGTATATGCTCCATCTAAAAAAAGAGTATATAATACCGATGAATTAAAAAAAGCAATTGATGTAACTGTTTTCGAATTGATACCCGCGGCACAGGAAACTGAATTAGATTTAGTTCCTAGGCCAATCTATAATGAGGTAACTCGTTCATTAGAGTTTGCCAACGGAACAATAGCATCACAATCGATTGAAATAGGAGACCTACAATCACAGGTATCAGAGCTAACATCCATATCAGCATCGTTGGATGTTCAATTGGATAATGAGAGATTACTTAGAGTAACCGCAGAATCGAATTCGGAACAACTTAGAAAACAATTTGCATTAGTAAATGATACATTGCAAACATCACTACAACGTTCTGTTTTAGAGGGTATAGATAGAACTGCATTACAAGCTAGAAATGAAGGTCAGGGAGCGACTGTTCAATCTCTTTCAAAGCAAGTAGATAGTTTAACCCAACAATTGAATGGTAAAAATGCAAGATTAGCGGAGGGGGCGAAAGCAGGTGCAGACATAACTGCTAGAGTAGTAGAGAAATCCGACCCTCTTAAAAAAGATATAGAACTCAAAAATAATGTTGGTAACGAAGCAGGTAAATGGATAAATGGGCCTACGGTTGAATTATTTAATACTACGTTAGAAGACCAAACCGTTACTATTAGCATGAAGAATACTGAAGCTTGGATAAGTGGACCATCTATTGTAAATCTTAAACCACAGGAAAAGGTTGAGGTAACACTTCAATTGGATATAAATAAAATCAATGGATTGGAGCCAACTCCTAGAAAGTTTTTATTCTTCGGCGGAGGTTCGGCTAAAGAATACACTGGTACACTTGTTTTTAAGACAAAAAACGGAGAAGTTTCTTTTTCAGCTAATATGAATAAAACCAGAGGTTAATTATGGCATTAAGTAAATTTAAAAATATTGATGATGTATTAAAGAAGGGAACTTCCTTAACTACGGAGCTTAGTTCAATCGAACTTAAGTTGATAGATAAGGGATTTATACCAACTCCATTTGATATAGGTAATAATGATGTATTGGAATTTTTATTATATGATTCTAGTAATAATGTCTTGGAACAAAAAGATTATGGGAATGTTAGATACATACCATCTTCCGAAATTCAAGATTATATAATAAGAAGTGAAAATATTTTAGATAAGGTATATGATGGAGGTGGGTTTTTAATAGATGTAAAGCGATTAGTTAAAGAAGCTGGATATAATACAGGAATATTTAGAGTACAATTTAACTTTGTAAATAACAGAGTAGGTAGTAACATAGAAATGGATAGATTGTGGATACATCAGATTTCTCCATCTAGAAGTGAGCTAAGATTATTGCCATATAATAACTTCAATGAAAGTAATCCATATGAAGTTGATATAATGATTGATTTAAATCAAGCTTATAGTAGTTTCGTAAATGGTAAGTTTAGTGGAGATGAAGTTTATTCGGAGATAGATGAAATAATAAATAGATTGACCGTAGCAGATTTACAAACATCTTTTTCAAAATCTAAATCTAAGGATTATATAGATAGAATACAATATGAATTTGGTATCCAAAACTATGACCAATTTTTTACAAAGATTTTAGAATCTATGAAAGAATCGGTTAGACATACTTTGCTACATAAAAATGCAGTAATAGGAGGAAGTGAATTTGGACAACCGCTTGGTGATGAGATAGATTTTACTTATTATAATAAAAATGATATTATCAATCTATTAGGAAAAAAGTTTAGAGAATCATGTGAGTTCCATCTTCCTACCAGAACTTTATTAGAAGAGGTTGTAATAGATGCAACAACACAGCAGAGTATAGATAATCTTACTAATTTAATTCAAAAATTAGAATCAGATAAAGTTTCGGAAAATGTTAAAGTAGAAAGGGTATCTGTATCAATCCCAACATATGGAGAGGTTAAAGATGCGGTTACTGCTATAATTAAAAAAGAAGTTATTGTTCCTGGAGTTGAAGAACCTATAATAATTCAAACACCTGTTATGGATACACCTGCAACAGATGTATCCGATGTTGTAAATGAAAGAGGTGGATTCTTTGGAAGATTGAAAGGAAAAAAGAGAACAGGATTCTTAGGTAGAGATTTAAATCAAAATAAAATATCTAAGTTTTTTGGAGCTAAAAAGGCGGAAGGATTAACGGGAGGCGCATCTCCATTAGGTGGTATAGCAAGTGATTTAGGTACTGAAAGAGGCGGAGTTCCTTCATCAATATCTGGAATACTTAGAAAAAATAGAATTAAATAATTTATAAAATGGCACAAAGAACTATAGAAGAATTAGCTAACGATTTTACCTCCACCGGTGCAAATTCGTTTGATACAACTTCTTTTGCGCAAGGAGGAGGAGGTGGTGGTGGTAACACTTATGTTCCTCCATATTCTATTGACCCATATACTAGCCCATATATACAACCTAGAGTTGTAGTTTTTACTATTAACACATACGCAAGTTTAAGTAGAAATGGTGTATTAGCAAAAGCATTTTTAGATGGAATTGAAGTTGAAGACCAGACTGTTAATAAAGGTAAAATAACTTTTACTATAAATGAACAGAGGTTATTGAATCCATCTGCGTTAACTATAGTTAGTGGAGATTTAAAAGCAGATAAATATTTCTTAATACAAAGTAGGAAAGACTTTCAAAATGAAGTTTCTGTTATAGAATACAGCACCAAAGAAGATTTATCAACATCACCGGTATCTCCAATTGGAACACCGATTTACAGTGGAGTTGGTGGTGGTGGAACGGTTGATACTCGTGGTGGGGAGTTCGATGGCAGCGGAGGAGGCTCTGGTGGAGGTACTGCCGGAGGATTCGGTGGAGGTGGCGGAATGAGAGAAATTAATCCAAATGACTTCAGAGGAGCAGGTTTTGGATTAGCTGATGTAACTCAGAGAGAAAACCTACAATAAAAATATTTATTAACTAATGGCAGAGACAAGGGAAATAAAAGTAGCTTTTAATGATTATAGAGCAGATTTAACACTTGATGTTGGATTCGATGGTAATATCCCTATGGATGCTCCTATCCAAGCCATAAATGAAGTAGTTACTATTACTATAAGTAATTCGTTATCAGACGGAACTGCAATCGTATATTATAAAAATGTTAATAATGTAGATTCATCTGCTATATTATATCAAAGTGCAAATTTAGAGGTACTAAAGAATACAAAAGTTTCAATTGGAAGAAGTAATCCTTTATTATTTAATATAACTAACATTAAGGTTAAATCTGAAAATGGAACTTTATTAAAGGATACTAATGCCAACTTATTTGATTTAGAAAATATCCAACGACCTCAGACTATAGAAATTACAAGTCAGAAGATATTAACAACTGAAAATTTAGCTAGATTTATAACTGTATTAGATAGTGCTTATAAGTTTAATACTGAAATTGAAAATGAATTTACTATAAATGTTGCAACTAAAAACGCATCATATGTAAAATATTATTTTCCGAATCAACCTGGAGCTGATTCAAACGGAGCTAAAATTGCTCCTGTAACGGAGGGTAGTGTTAATATTATACTTTCTAACCCAAATGCGGTTGGAATATATGAATTAATAATTATCGCAGGTAATGAGATACTGAAAGATGGTGATGAGCAGAGAACCCGTATAAATGTAATAAGAGAAAAAACATATGGCCAACCAGATGTAACGAATATTATATTTGATAGAAATATCACAGAAGCGGATTTACGACCATTAGATTTTGATTTTAACTTTGAAATAGATACTGTAAACTCAGAAGGAGTAGATGTATTCTTAGGGGATAATTTAGTTTTTAATACTCCTATAGTAAATGGAGAAGCTAAGATTAAATTACCTGCTAAAAGTTTATATAATTCTTATAAAACTTTCTTCAATGAAAGTGATAGTAATTATGAAATTACATTTGGACTCCAACCGTATTTCAATGGTATAGGGGGAAAGATAGTTGGTAAGAAAGAAAGTTTTACAATATTTGTTGATAGAGCTAAATACTTAATATCAAGTGGAGAAGTATTAGATATATTCACTGGAGTTTTCTCACAATTATTTTCTGGAAATGATACTAAGGCAAATTTCGAAGATAAGATTATTTTCGAAGATGATAAACATTTATACTATCAAGTAAAAACTGATAATGATTCTTCTTTTGTAATAACAAATACTGCTGTAGATGATGTTACATTTTCTTTGGAAAATGGTAAAATAGTTCCATCTAGATTTGAGGAAGACCCTGAAAATGGTAGTACAAAAAAAGTAAGAAACCAAAGTACATACAACTCTTTAGTAGTTAAGCTATTAGAACCACTTGATGAAAATGTAGTTGAGAATCAATTGGTATGGATAAGTAAACAAATCATACCTTCTATTGTAGAAACTATCATAATAAATGATACCGATACTAACGAATGTATTGCATTAACACCAAATTTTACAGTAGATGTAGTAGATGAAACCGGATATGAATTCTTTAATCAAATCGTATCAAGTGGTTCTGTAACATCTACTGATATAGTAAATCAGTATTTATCAAAATCACAATTTAGCTTAGAAGACCTTAATATAGATTACACAAGTGGCAGTGATGTTACATCTTCGTATTTTGTGGTGTTTGATAACTTTGTTAATTTCTCAAGCGCTAAAACTAGAATAGAGAATTTTCAATATAAAATAGAAACGATAGAAAACTGGGAAACTAAAATAACCAGTACATTATACTCATCATCGGTTTTATCAACATCTTCAATTTCATTATTAACAAGTGCATCTTATAATGATAAGATAAAAGCTATTAGAAATGGATTTGATGGGTTTGAAAAAAAGATGTATTTTGATTATGGAATTAGTTCATCTAATGCTCAATTTTTTGAAATACAAACTGATTACGGAGATGTATATGATAGAAACAATAAGAATTATTTAGTAAAACATTTACCTCAATATATTCAGGAAGATACTTCGAGTAATGAATTTTTAATATTCATGGAAATGATTGGACAGCATTTTGATGTTATCTGGTCATATATAAATGGTATAAATAGAATAAGAAAAATATCAAATAAATCAACCGATGGCATATCAGATAAGTTGGTTTATACTTTATTGGAATCATTTGGATGGGACCCGAAACAACCATTTAGTGGTCACCAATTATGGAAACAGGCATTTGGGTTAAACGAAGATGGTAGCACTAATTCAAATTCGAATGTTTTAGGAAACGATGTTGGTTCTTCATTTACTCCTGAGCAAGCAAGAAATCAAGTTTGGAGAAGAATACTAAATAACTTACCATACCTTTTAAAACATAAAGGAACTAAGAAAGCTATTAATGCAATTATGGCTTGTTATGGTGTACCATCTTCATTATTAACAATAGTTGAATTTGGAGGGCCTGCAAATAGCGGGTCTCAGAGTACTAAATATACATACGAAGATAGAACTGCTGCACTTAACATTTCTAGAGATGAATATCTTACCGTTGATTGGAAAGAAGGAACATCATTCAATGACCCTGATGCAATCGAACTTAGATTTAAAACATCTGTATTACCTTATTTATTTCCACCTTCTACAACTCTTTACCATACACAAAGTTTAGTAAACATCGGCGGAAATGGTAGTGGTATATGGAATGTTAAGTTAGTACCATCGGGTTCTACCATATATGGTGATATAGTATTCCAAATGAGTGCTAGTAGTAATGTTTACATTTCTCCTGGAGTAGTAACTTCGGGTTCTGAATTAGTATCAATGAGTATTCAAAATGTTCCTATATTTGATAACTCATATAAACACTTTACTATTCAAAGAGAAGTTGTTAGTAGAGATGAGTATATAGGCAATACATTAACTAGAAGTTTAGATTATGAACAATACACAATGTATTATAAACAAGCTAATGGAGATAGAATCAATATTAGTGAATCGGATGAATTAAATTTATTAGTAACATCTAACTCAGGTTCGTTAGTTTCTAATGCAAAATATTATACTGCTATATCTTGGTTAAGTGGTAGTACGATTAACTTTGGTGGGCAAAATGCAGGTGGTATTAGTGGTTCAATAGATGAGGTAAGAATTTGGGGTGGAGCATTGAGCGAATCAGTAATAACATCACATACATTAAATCCAGATACAATATTTGGTAATGATGTTTATTCATCCACATCAGACCTTTTTTTCCGTTCAGATTTTGAATATCCTAAAAATAGACAAACTGGAAGTGGTGATAAATTTATAAAGAACGTAGCACCATTTGTAACATATACATCTTCTTTAGATACTAATAATAAACAAATTGTTGTAAGTGGATATAGTGGTTATATAACTGCTAGTATTTTTACAACTGCAAGTTCGTATCCATATCATTATGATGTGTATGAAAGATTTGTAACTGCTGAAGTGCCATCAATAGGATTTGTAGGAAAGGATAAAGTACGAACAGAAGATATCACATTAACCGGTCAGCTATCATATAAACAAAGAGCAACTAAAAAAGCGTATGATAGAGCACCGATTGATTCAAACAGATTGGGATTATTCTTCTCACCTGTTAAAGAAATAAATTTGGATATTCTTCGTTCATTAGGCCCTATTAATATTGGAGATTATATTGGTGATTGGGATGAGGAATATGGAACTGATACTTATAGAGATTTGGACCAACTTAGAAACTATTATTTCGAAAGAACTCAGCTAAATTTTGATGAGTATATTAAATTAATAAAATCAATAGATAAATCATTATTTGATATGCTTACTCAGGTAATACCTGTCAGAGCTAACGTATCAAAAGGATTATTAATTGAACCATCGTTATTAGAGAGAAGTAAAATTAAGATTACCAAACCGGTAGCTGAAAATATTTTACACACTGCTTCTATTAACACAATGGAGACCACTTTAATAGAAATGAGTGTTCCTTCATATACAGGTTCACTTAATATGAATGAAGGTATAAGATTTGAAGCAACTATTCCATATTATTCAGGAAGTTATGATATAATTGAAAATTTAAATATAACAACCGAATATCCTACTTTTGGAGGAAATTATAGTGTTATTGGAAATATTACATCTAGTGCATCTATATTATCAAATTTACCAAATGCAGGGGGTATTGTAATAGAAATAGATTGCGGATTGAAAAATCCTACTATTTTAGGTGAAGTTGATTTAGAAGATTCATACCAACAAATAGGTAATGATGCGGATTCTCCATTTAATAAAGGGTTTGGGCTAGTAGGATTCAATGGAGCGGTTGATAGAACGTATTACGATGATAATGGTAATTTAGTTTTAACTCAGAGATATAACTCATATATTATAACTGTAAAATATACTAGAAGTATCCCTAGAAGAGTTCCTGCAAATGGATTATCTAGTTCATTATTTAATACAACTAAATTGAGTGCTACGGATAAAGTAGTATTGGAGAAAGTGGAGAGATATGAAAAGAAATTAATTTTAATTGACCCAATAGATTATTCATTGGTTACTCCCGCGTTTAGAAGCCCATTACAACATTCATTTTATATAGATATTTTAGCTGGGGTAGGAACATATCCATATAAAAATGGTGTGATAACTGCAATTCAACCATTTGTAGGATTAACATCTGGTCACTATAGTAATACAAAGGATACATGTAGAGGTTTAGAAAATAGTTTTTATGAGGGTTCTAAGCAAACATCTCGTACAACTTTAGATGGAACTTCTGCTGTAGAAACCTTCACAACCAACCCTAATAGATTAAGAGTTGGAGCAGCTGGAAGAGGTAGTGGAGAACCAATATTAGAAGTAGATTAAAAGATTTTGTATAAAACGAATAAGTTATATATTTATAATAGAAATAACAAAAAGAAAACCAACATATGGCATACTTAGATAACTCGGAAATCATTGTAGATGCTATTCTAACTAAAAAAGGTAGAGAGAAATTGGCAGCAGGTCAAAGCTTAGGTATTACTCAATTCGCATTGGGTGATGATGAGATTGATTACCAATTGTTTGATGCAGCACACCCAAAGGGTTCTGCTTATTACGATGCAGCAATTAAAGCCACCCCTATATTAGAAGCTTCTCCAGATGAAACACAGGTTTTGAGATACAAACTTGTAACTCTTCCAAAAAACACAACTAAAATACCTCAAGTATCAATCGGCACAACTGCTATTAGTACTAATCAGACGAGAGGTAAGGTTTCTATTACACCTACAACTTCACCAGCGGGTAACACTACAAGTGGTTACACAGCGGTATTAGCTGATAAGACAGCAGGTACATTGGTAGGGTTAGGTATAGCAACATCAGGACAAATTTCTGTTAGTGATAACGTAACTGCTACGGCGGATGTTAAGAAAGGTTTATCTTTCGAATTCATCCCTAATCCGAATTTAACTTCGGCAGTGGTAACAACATTGACAGTTTATGGAAACGAAACAGGTGGTTCGATTTCTATTCCGGTGACAGTAAACTATGTAGCATAAAAATATAATATAATAAGATGGCACAAATTACAGGAGCACAAGGAGCAGATTTAACCCAGAAACTTTCCCAATATTTAGTGGATAATGCTGGATTAATAGATTCTACTACAGTAGCTAATTTATTAAACCAATATCTTCCTGCTAATGAAAAAGTAGGTTTGACAAGTGGTGGGGTTATTTCAAACGGAATATATAAAAAATTCGGAGATTTTGATGTTATTTCAAATAAAATTGAAGTAGTAACTGAAGGATTATGGAGTAATGGTAGTGGTAGTTTGAACGGAGCAATTGCAACCGGTTCTACTACAACTATAGCAGGACATAGTGGTTCGGATGCATCGAAATATTACTTAAATGTATTCTTAACAGGTTCTAACACAGGTTCATCTGCACCAATAGAATTTGCGGTAGCATATGGACATAAAAATGGTAGTGGTTCAGTTCAGTTAACAACATCTGATGCGGCATTATTACCTACTAAAGCAATCTACTCTCAGTATAGAATTCTCTTAAATGATAACTACGAAGGTGTAGCAGATGATTTCTTTACTTTTTATTCTTCTTCAGTAGAAGATGGATATCAATCTGACCAAATTTATGTTATTAACTTAGCTAGAGCTAGATATAGACAACAAGCTGATGCTGGTAACATTAAAATTACATTAAGTGGTTCTAATGGTACTTCATTTACTTTTATAGATGATAGTGGTAAAAAGTTCTCTGATAAAGCTGGTAAAGCTGGAACTGTATTTAATATTGTATCAGGTTCTAATAACTTAGGAACTGAATTAGATGCAACGATTAATACATATACTGCTTCTAACCAACAAGGATTTGGTAAATTCTACCCTAAATTAGGTATAGTTTTATTAAATCCAGCGGCGATTGCAACCGTAGTAGGTTCAGAATTATCACCATCTATCGCTACAACTCCTACGGCTGAAACTTATAATCACAGAAGAATATTTAACGCAATTAAAGGTGGAGCTGATTTTGAAATGAGAAGAACTGAAAACGTATCAACTCAACACTTCTTTGTAAGAGCAACAAATAGAGAGTTTAACTTCTCTAATAATCCTACATTCACAAGTGGTTCAGATGGTACTTTAAGAGAACCTTCTTTTGAAACAGACCCTAAAACATACATTACAGCAGTTGGTTTATTCAACGATGCTAACGAATTATTGGCGGTGGCTAAAACTTCCCAACCAATAGCAAAATCCTTCGATAAGGAGGTGTTGATTAAGGTAAAACTTGACTTTTAAACTTTATTTTTAAACTTCATTTTTAAACTTTGCTTTTAAACTTTATTTTTAAACCTTAATTTTAATAGAACCCGCTTCGGCGGGTTTTTTTAATTGTGATATTTATTGGTGTATGTTTAAATCAATTTCTAAATCGGATATTACGATAAGACCGTTTAAGGTCTATAAAAACTGGTCTTTTAATGAAGATACCATTAATCTCCACGCTATTCAACATAGAGAAGGTGCGTTTGAGGATTATGAGGGATTTAAATTATTTGGCTCAGGTAGTAATTATGATTTCCAATATTCCTATAATGAATATGCAACCGATAGAAGTGTTAGGGCGATGTTTTATAACAATGCACCTAAATTAGTAGCGGTTGTAACCAATTGGAATTTAGAAAAGCATAAAGCAAAGAAACAAAGATATTACAATATACAAGATATTAATGATTCTACAAATGATACAATTACATATGAATACTATTATGATTCCACAACAGATTCTTATATAGATGAATTTCAATCTTATTTGGATAATCATGGTTATATTGTTAGTGATAGAGGACAGATATTAGCGGGTAAATTTACGGATATTACTAAGATGTATGGAGCTATGAATAACTTAGGTTCTGTACAAGAGAGAAACATCGGTAATAGATTTTTCTTATGGAATATACCACAAAAATTTGTAGGAGAAGGTATCAAACCAGGCTCATTCAGAGTAGTGGATTATGGTAGAAAAAGAAATTCAAAAGGAAAAAAAGGTGAATTTGTAACTATTGTAGATGATGGTAAATCAAATTTAATAGATAATGATAGGGATTTCTTAGGATTTGTGGAGTTAGATTTTAGTGGAAGTAACGATACTGGCAGTATGACTATACGAACTACTGAAGGATTAGATTATACATTTAATTTATATGAAAATGATTTTGGAGATGATATGGTTAATAATGATGAAGTTATATCATATCAGTACCAAAATGATAGACCATATGGAATTGATAGTAGAGATATAGATGAAATAGATGTTATGTCCGGAACTATGTTCGCAGATGTAGAATGGAATTTACCCTACCCAATTCAGAATCCTAAAAAATCATTAGGTAATATATTTTATGCAAATGGTATAGCTACTGTAACTTGGCAAACCGGGTTTACTACAAGTAGTGGTGTATATATGGAAGGTACAAATTTTGAGTTTGGAAGTGAGGGATATCAAATGAGTTTTCAATCTACCAAAACAATATTTGAAAATGAAGTATTTTTAGAGGTACATCCAACCGAATTTAACACATCAACAAATCCATCTGCAACAACACATTATAGTGGAGGATTGTATATAAATAAGTATATAGAAAACCAACCCGCTTCATTAGGAGATAGTGGTTCTTTCTATGATTTAGATTTCAGAATTAAATCAGAGAATGTATTTAATTATACCTCATCGTGGGGGGCACCTGGCACTTCGGTTACTCGTTCAATAGGATTTGGTGAGTATGAGTTTAGCTCTTCGCTAGACCCAACAGGTTCGTATCTGGCACCATATATAACTACGGTTGGATTGTACGATGATGAGATGAATTTAGTTGCAGTAGCAAAGTTACCTTCCAAACCAAAATCAACACCTGATTACCCAGTTAATATAGTAGTTCGTTTTGATACTTAATCCGTTACGAAGTAATATTTATATAAAACATACACACATATGGCAAAGCAAATTATTGATTTATACAAAACCTCTAGAATAAAGGAGAAGAACGCTTCAGGGCAATCGGTAGATTTTATTAAACCTAAAGTAGGTGGACAAATAGCAGTTAATGGGTTTACTCCCAAAGCTGTACAAGGAATCACAGATTTTAGATTAGATGATAAAGTATTGGAAGCAGCTAGAAAAGGTAAAGTAAACGGAATTAATTACACTTCTACTGTAAAGAGATAGTAAAAAATAAAGGTTATGTGGAAATATGATAAAGGGGAAATCTCAGATATAAGTGAGATTCCCTATGGAGCATTTGGGTTTGTATATGAGGTATTACATAAACCATCTGGTAAGAAATATATCGGAAGGAAACAACTTATATCAGTAACTACAAAAGCATTAGGTAAAAAAGAACTAGCTGAAATAACTGATAAAAGAGCTAGTAAGAAAAAGAAGGTTCAAAAAGAGAGTGATTGGAAATCATATTATGGTTCTCACTCTGAAATCAAGCAACTTATAAAAGAAGGTAAAAAAGAAGAATTCGAAAGAACGATTATTGAATTTGCCTTTGCCCCAAAGCATCTTACATATTTGGAAACAAAGTATCTATTCTCATTAGGAGTATTGGAAAATGGAGATGTTTATTTTAATGATAACATTTTAGGAAAGTTTTTCCGAAAAGATTTACCAACATATGAGTGATTTATTAATTACAATAGGTGATTCATTTACCTATGGTGAGGGATTACAATTTCATTTATGGAAAGATAAGTATAGTAATACATTTGATAAATTCAAAGGTAAAACTTCATATGAACCATGTCAAACTGTAAGTGAAACATTTTCGGAATTCTATGAATATAGAATGGATAATAACTATAGTGGATTATTAGGAAAACTTATGGGAGTTAGTAGAGTATCTAACTTTGGGAATGGGGGTAGTAATTATGGGGCATTAGAAACAATGGATATATGGTTGGATTATCTTAAATCGGAAAATGGAATAACTCCAAAATTATGTGTATTTCAATTTACTAATATCATTAGAGATATTGGGCATACTCAGAGTAAATACAGAAATACCGGTGGAGTATTCGGAGCTGAACTCTACGAAGATATAAAATATGCAGTAGCTAGATTAAACCCTACTCATATTCAAACAAAGGGTGATATAGAAAAAATGAATCCAATACTTGTGAAAATATTTAACACAATGCTTTTGGAAGTTAAAAAAAGATTCACTATATTAGAGGAGAAATATGGGTGTAAATGTATATTTCTACTCGGTTCAGTTGAAGAGTATTCGAGAAATCTTATATATGATATAGTTAAGAATGATGAGCATTATCTACCTACCATATACAATGATGTTCCCTATGAAAGTTGGGATATAATGAATAGAAAGTGTTCTCTCACTCTAAGAGAAAATATAGGAGTAAATGATGACCATCCTTGTTTAGAATCACACAATTGGTTAGCTAATCAGCTTTACAAAAAATATTTGGAAATCTCCAAATAATTTCGTATATTTGGGTATGAAAAAATTGTATCTTTTCGGAGATTCATTCTCGTTATTTACTGAGGATATTAAAGACTGTTATCTAAACGATATAGAATTTAATACACATCATTCGTTATCAAACGAACATATCCTTAAATTGGTTAAGCTAAAGCTTACTAAAATTTTAGAACAGAACATTGATGTAAGTGGTAGCACGATACTAGTTCAATTAACCGTTTGTAGTAGAATGTGTGTTAATGAATCAAATATTCCGCATGAAAAAGATTTACTAAGGAGAATTTATTCATATGAAACATCCGTCACTCAATATGGAGATGGTGATATTTTCAATAATAGATATTATACTTTATACCCAAATATGGGTACAAAAGATTCGGATTTAATCAAAATGGTATTCATGCCTTATTTGGGATTTTTTATAAATCGAAATGAAATGAATATATTAAATGATTTACTGTTAGAAGTAAACCTATTAAAGAATCTGGCAAAATCGATTGGTATTAATTTAGAATACCTTTTCTACTCAAGTGATTTTGATGTATCGTTAAATGGAATCAACCCATTTAGAAAGGATAGAGTTCTTCTTCGTGAAATAAATAGTAATCACATTAAGTTTGGTGAGTTCAATAGTGTACAATCTTATATAGCAGAAAATCATCCAGAATACTTTGTATCTAAATTAGATATTCACTTTAATAATCGTGGTAATAGATGGTATATTAATTGGTTAAAAGAAAGATATGATATCGGAAATAGATAAGCAATATGTATTAGGTCAAATGAATATAGTTTTGGGAGAAGGAAGAAACTTAGGTAGTTCCGAAATCCAATACTATTGCCCATTTTGTTCCCACCATAAACCTAAATTACAGGTCAACTTAGAATCACAGAAATGGAGATGTTGGGTGTGTAATGCTAGGGGTAAGAAGGTTCACTCTCTATTAAAGAAGTTAAGTGTAGATTATGATGTTATCCAAAAGGTAATGAAAATCTACGATGAGTCTGGATATGTAGCAAGAGCAGAAGATGAAGAGTTTGTAGAGATACATTTACCATCGGAATATAAAACTCTTTTGGATAATCAGCATATCATAGAGTTCAGAGTAGCGTATAATTACCTAAAGAAAAGAGGTATAACTGATAAAGATATTCTCAAACATAAAATAGGATATTGTGATGGTGGTATGTATAAAGGGAGAATTATTGTACCATCTTACAATTCACTTCATCAACTTAATTTCTTTTTGGCTAGAAGTATTTATCCAGATGAGAAATTAAAATATAAGAATCCACCTGTATCAAAAAATATAATTGGATTTGAATCAATGATAAATTGGAAAATGCCCGTAACACTTTGTGAAGGAGCATTTGATGCAATAGCAATCAAAAGAAATGCTTCTCCGGTATTGGGTAAAACATTATCGAAAGAATTAACCGATAAAATCCTAACGGAAAAACCATCAATCAATATTGTATTAGATGATGATGCAATGGGAGATGCGATTAGACACTATGAATACTTAACTGCAAATGGAATCGATTGTAAGTTAGTTAGATTAAGTGGGAAAGACCCTTCGGAAATGGGATTTGTAGAAGTAACAAAACAAATACAACAAAACACAACCTCATCATTTGAGGATTTAATAAGATTAAAACTATCGTTTACATAATGAATAACTTAGACAAAAAATATCAACAACTATTAAGTGATATAATTGAATTTGGTGTAGAGAAAGAAGATAGAACCGGAACTGGTACTATATCAGAATTCGGACATCAATTTCGACACAAAATGAGTGAAGGGTTTCCATTACTTACTACAAAGAAGATGCATTGGAATTCTATCGTAACAGAACTCCTATGGTTTTTAAGAGGTGATACTAATATTAAATTCCTATTGGATTATGATTGTCATATTTGGGATGGTGATGCTTATAAAAACTATCAAACAGAATGGTTAAAAGAAAATCCACCATTCTCTGGGCCATATGATAATGTTTGTTTAACAAAAGAACAATTCACGAACAAAATCAAAACCGATGAAACATTTGCTGAAAAATGGGGTGAGTTAGGACCAATCTATGGTAAGCAATGGAGAAATTGGGAAAGTGTAGATACAAGTCAATATTGGCAAGAAGATTGGAGTAGTAAAGATACTGACCAAATCCAAAACCTAATCAACGAACTTAAAACAAATCCAGATAGTAGAAGATTGATGGTATCTGCTTGGAATGTAGGTGAGTTAGACCAAATGGTTCTTCCACCCTGTCATTATGGATTTCAACTTTACACGAGAAAAACAACAAGAGAAGAAAAGATAGTTAATCCAGGAAAATATAGAGCAATCTCCCTAATGTGGAATCAAAGAAGTGTAGATACATTTTTAGGATTACCATTTAACATTGCATCATACGGATTGTTATTAGAGATTATTGCAAAGGAAGTTAATATGATTCCGGATGAACTGATTGGAAACTTAGGAGATGTTCATCTGTATAAAAATCATATCGAACAGGCAAAAGAACAAATCAGTAGAACATCATTTGATTTACCAACAATACAAATTACCGAAAGGAATTGGTATCAACATCAATTGGTTAAAGAGAGATTAGGTGAAAAAACTTTAGATGAGAAACTTAAAAGTTATAGACCCGATTGTTTCGAATTAATAGGATACGAATCACATCCAAAAATTAAAGCACCATTAAGTAATTAATATGAAATTAGAAGTAGAAATTAAACAACCCCTTAAAGTAGAAAAGGCATGGGGTTACGAATTATGGATTCACAATGATGAAGAGTATTGTGGAAAATTATTAGTATTCAATAATACCGGTGATAAGTTCTCAATGCATTATCACTTAAAGAAAAAAGAGAGTTGGTATGTTCAACAGGGTAGTTTTATATTCAGTTGGTTAGATGTAGAAGACGGTAAATTGGTATCACAAATAATTAAAGCTGGGGATTCGGTTACAATAGAAAGAGGGCTACCACATCAACTGCAAGCTATAGATGATTTATCTACTATATATGAGGTTAGTACTCAACACTTTAATGAGGATTCATATAGAATATTCCGCAATACACCAATGGATTTAATTGGTAAATAATTTGGTATTCTCACCTTTTTTTCGTATCTTTGTAACACAACACATAGTATAAACATGCTTAACATAAAAGTAGATTACATCTATCACTTAGCGGATTTACACATCCGTAACTTAAAACGTCATAAGGAGTATAGAGAGATTCTAAATAAATTCTTAGTGGATGTAGATTCACAAAAGAAGGAGAACGCAGTTATTTATTTAGCAGGAGATATTGCACACGCTAAAACGGAAATGAGTCCGGAATTAGTTAGAGAAATAACTTGGTTCTTCAATGAATGTGCAAATCGTTTCCCTACATTCGTAATCACAGGAAACCACGATTGTAACTTAAACAATATGGATAGATTGGATGTATTAACTCCTATCTGTGATAACCTAAACAATCCAAATTTATATTACTTAAGAGATACCGGTACAACTCATATCAATGATGAATTAACTTTTACGGTCTATTCAATTTTAGATAAGAAAGCAAACTGGCCTTTGGGTAAAGATGTAGAAGGAAAGAAAAAGATTTGTTTCTTTCATGGACCTGTAGATGCGGCTAGAACCGATATTGGTTATGTGGTATCATCTAACAATTTCACACCCGATATGTTTGATGGGTTTGATATGGTATTGATGGGAGATATTCACAAAAGACAAATCGTTCAACAAAGAGATAAGGCAAATGGTAAACCAATTGTAGTTTACGCAGGTTCAATAGTTCAACAAAATCACGGAGAATACTTAGAGAATCATGGTTACCTATTATGGGATGTAAAGAATGAAACTTTTGAAGAGTTTAATATTCATAATGATTATGGTTACTTAACTATTGATGTAACTAATGGAGTTATACCACAATGGGTTCACGATGAGATAGGAACTAAGTTACCTAAACAACCTCGACTAAGAGTTAGATTTCAGGAAACAGAGGGTGGTGATATTAAGTTAGTATCAACGGAATTACAAAAGATGTTTAATATATCTGAAATTACCGTTACTAGACAGGATACATTGAACTCTCTTAAAACTAAAAACAGAAACGCCAGAAACTTAGCGGGTAATGTTAAGGATGTAAACATTCAGAACGGATTAATTAAAGAGTATTTAGAAAGGCAATTCCTTTTAGATAATGAGACTGTAAATAAAGTAATTGAAATTAACAATAACGTTAACACAAAGATTACCCACGAAGATACGGATAATATTCTATGGATTCCTAAGAAGTTTGAATTCAGTAATATGTTCTCATATGGTGAAGGTAATAAAATAGAATTCGATAGAGCAAAAGGAATCATTGGTTTATTTGCACCAAACACACAAGGTAAATCATCCTTATTCGATTCACTTTCATTTTGTATATTCGATAAGTGTAGTAGAGCATTTAAGGCTACTCATATTATGAATAATCAAAAAGATACATTCAGTTGTAAATTTAATTTTGAGATTGATGGTATAGATTATTTTATCGAAAGAGAGGCTCATACAACTAAAACAGAAAAGGTTAAGGTAAATGTTAATTTTTGGAGAGTAGTTGATGGAACAGATGAATCTTTAAACGGAGATGAGAGACGAAATACAAATGATGTAATCAAAAAGTATTTAGGTACTTATGAAGATTTTGTAATGACTTCGCTTTCATTGCAAGGTAACAATGCTTTATTCATTGATAAATCACAATCAGAAAGAAAAGATATTCTAGCACAATATATAGGAGTAAATGTATTTGATAAGTTATTTGATGTTGTAAACGAAGATAACAAAGAAGCTGCAATTCTATTAAAGAATTTTAAGAAGGATGATTTCTCTTTGAGATTGGCGGAATTAGATGAGATTGTTAACACTAATGGAAAGGTATTTAATGAGTTAGTTGAAAAGAAGGATGAGTTTGAGCAAGATAAAACCGAAGTAGAAAGGAAGTTATCTAATTTAGAATCTCAAATTCAACAAACTACTCTTTCAATTGATTTAGATGTTGAGACAAAACGATTAGAATCTTTTACAAGTTCATTAGAAACCGATAATGGTAAACTTGTGAAGATGGAAGAACAATTAACACAGGCAGAAGGTATAGTATCGGAGTTAATTGAATCACAATCCCATCTATCTAAATATAATGGTATTGATATAGAAGTTGTATATTCAAATTATCAAGAAGAACAGAAAAAACTAATTGAAGCAGAGAAAGTATATTCAAATGCAAAATTATATTTAAGTTTAGCTGAAGAAAAGATAAAACATTTGGATAAACATGAATATGACCCAAATTGTAAATATTGTTGTGATAATACATTTGTTAAAGATGCGATGGTTGCAAAAAATGCATTACCTGAATTGGAAGCAATAGTTAAACAGGCATTAGTTGATACTACTGGTATTCAACAAACTTTGGATAGATGGGATGATGTTGAGGATGCATACAAATCATATCAATCTAAGCATAAGGAGGTAAACGATTCTAAAACTTTAGTTAGTAGAATCAAAGAGTATATTTCTAAAACTAAATTGGATATAAGAGATTCTGAGGATGGTATAAAAGATTCAACTTCTAAGATTGAAGAGTATCATAGAAACAAAGAGCAAATAGAATTGAATAAACAACTTCGTAAAGATATTACTGATACTAAAGAGGTTATCAATGGTATTAAAAAACAAATCAAAGAAGTTGATGATGAAAAATTATCTATCAATAGTATAGTTTCTAAAGCAAAGCAAGAAAAAGAAGGAATTGAAGGTAGGATTGCTCAAATTAAGAAGTTAGAAGAAACTAACAAATTATATGATTACTATTTAGATGCAGTAAAAAGAGATGGTATATCGTATGAATTAATCAGTAGAACACTTCCTGCAATTGAAGGTGAGATTAATAACATTTTAGGTCAGATTGTAGATTTCAGTATGAACCTACAAATGGATGGTAAGAATGTCAATGCTTATATTAATTATGGGGATAACAGAAAGTGGCCATTAGAAATGTGTAGTGGTATGGAGAAATTTGTAAGTGGATTAGCAATTAGAGTTGCTTTAATCAATATATGCAACTTACCTCGTCCAAACTTCTTAGTAATTGATGAAGGATTTGGTACATTGGATAGTGAGAACTTACAATCTCTATTTATGGCATTTGCATATCTTAAAACTCAATTTGAGTTTGTAATAGTAATCTCACACATCGATTCAATGAGGGATGTGGTCGATAGTTTATTGGAGATTAAAAAAGATAACGGATTCAGTTCAGTTAAATTCTAACTTTATCGACAGGAAGAACATTCCTAGCTTTATTAGTGGTTCGTATTTTATCTTTAATTAGGTTAGATACGAACCTACTCATTTTATAACCTCTCTCATCGCAATAGTCTTTTAATGCAGTATGAATCTCTTTTGGGAGTTGTAACATTGCATATCTTTCTGATTTCTTTATCATTCTTTAGATTTCTTTAGTATATTTATAAATAAATACAATAAAACGGTATTTATCTATAAGAAATTACACAGAATGGCAAAAATCGAAAAAATATCACCTTTACTTAACCTACAAAACTTTCAAGTTTTTATTAATGATACGATAGGTTCATCTAATTATTTTAGAATATCAGAATTAGCTGATACATTCACCTCTGGTAAAAATGGGTTTCTTATAGAAGGTTCACCTTATTTAAAAGGGGATACTGAAATTAAAATAGAGGTATTGGATGTAGAGGGTAATCCATTATTTGTGCAAGCAGGTGAAGGTATTCCAGAATATTATGAGGGGTTATCTAAATTAATAACTGCTCATGTTTATCAAGACACTCCAATCGGTATCGGTAAGATTACTATATTAGGTGAGCTTAGGAGTTATGTGGATGAGAATGGATTTGAGCAACCTGTCCCTGCTGATTGGGAAGGTATATATAATGTAAAGTGGGAGAGAAATGTAAAGATAAATAAAAATATTCCAAACGAAACGAGAGTAAGGTTTGTCAAAAGACCTGAAATTGAAATTGAAGAATTAGATGAGAGTTTTTATGCAAAGACTTTAGTATCAACTGCACAATCATCTTCTACCGTAAGAGGATATGCTTTAACTCCATCTGAAGGAACATTTGTAAGAGGATATAGAGGAGCTATACGATACTATATAGAAAATGAAGGGGGTGATTTTAAAGATGGCGCAACTACTATTTCTGTAGCTGGAACTGGGATACAAGATGCAGATGTATTAGAATATCTGAATCAAAATACGGTTGTTGTGAGAGTTCCTTACACAGGCTCAGAAGGAACTATACAATCTTTTACCGGTGCATCATATGCATTAAATTATCAATATTTTACCAACCCAACCGAATCTCCAATATTAGGTTCATTCGGTAGATTTTCTGTAAGTAACTTAGCTACATTTGTCGGTGATGTTGAAAGATTGAAAGTATTTAAAAAGAGTAGAGCAAGTAATTTAGATTATGCTACTATTCAGGATACACGAGTTGATTCAGCGGAAATATTAACAAATGTAATTTCTGGCTCTATTGAAAGAGTTGGATTTTTTACCGGTTCTTATTTAGATGGTACAAATTGGAACACATATTGGAATACCGCTAGTAGTGCAAACACATCATTAGATTCTTCTAAGATATACAAAGCGGTTAAATTTAAAAATAATACCATTTCTTCAAATTTAGGAAATGATTTAAGATTGTATAGTGGTAGTGAATACACATTAGAATATTACACTTTATATGATTCCGCATCAAGTAATGCTAATGATTCTTTGAGTGTATATCTAACTTCTACTTTAAGAAGTGGAAGTGGTATTTCAAATTATTATCTAACTCAGAGTTTAGAAAATCTAACAGGCTCTAATGAATTTAGAAACTCAGTAAAGCGTTCGATTAATTTTATACCGTACAGAACAGATGATTGGACTCTTAATTTTAAATCAACTACTTCTACTGCAAACGCTTATTGGCAAGTTGGTTCAGTTAGTTTAAAATCATCAAACGAATTAGGATATTCACCTGATTCATTTAATTTTATAATTCCAATTGATAGACAGTTGGAACAAGAAACATTTGATTTTAAGTTTGAATTTTTTGATATAAATAATAACTATGTTCCTATCGATGTATTTGCTACTAAACAATTTGTTAGTGGAAATATAAAATTAATTGATAAAGAAATTATAGTAGATGCTGATAAAAATTATTTCTCATTTGATTCGGATTTAATTGCAATACCCGCCTCACAACAAGTTAATATCTCAATTAGTAAGAATAGAGTATTGGGTGATTTGTTGATTACATCTCAGGCATTTGATACCGGTGGTGTTCCTATTCCACCCGCATCATACTCAGCGGTTTTATCTCCATATCCTGGTGCATTTGGAAGTTATTCTGAAAATCTTTATAGTGGAAGTGCAGTATTAACACTTTCATCTTTCACAGGAAGTAGACATGCAAACCCACCAGCTGCAACATCAGTTATTGTAGATAGAATTGTTTATACTTTAACTGAAACATCATCATCATTACCGGCTACTAAAAACTTTACAATATTTAGACAATCCGATGGTGAGAAAGATAAACAAGTTTTAGTAAGAGCAAATAAAAATCAATTTACATATAAGAGAACTACATTAGAGCCAGACCCATCTAATCAAAGAATAGTATTATCAGTTGATAGATTAAATTTACCATCATCATCCGTATATCCTATTACACAATCTAAAATTGGTGGAAACATAACCGCCTCATTAAGTGGGTCTTCGAACACATCGCCGATAACATTTGTATTGGATGCTGGCACTACTCCAGTTGATAAATTTGTAACAGGAAGCGGATATAACTCTACTACATATGTGTTCCAACAATTAGATAGAAGAGGAGTTGCATATACGGGTTCGGTAACTATTGACCCGGTTGTTATTAATTCTCCATTAGCCGTTAATCTATCAAATGATAATTTTACTTTAAGAGCAAAATCATCATTGTATGCATCTCAGTTTTCAACTGCTAATAATGATGTAACGGAATCAGCACAATTTACTTCACAAAAAGCAAAAGTGACGGTGAATGTTGGTGGAGAAGCAATTGTACCAGCAGCATCTTCTACTACAAATAGATTTTGGATTACAACTGCGGTAAGTGGATGTTTAGCTACAACTACGACGGGTTCTTTAGCGGCGGATGGAATTGATGTTGGTATTAGTGCTTTTACAAACAACTCTTATGAGCAAGGTTTAGTAACGGTAAATATAAACTACAGAGATGCATTAGGTGTAATTGAAACTGCAACAAAGACAATTACATTTAAGAAACAAAGAAATTCAGTTCCTACAATTGATTTGAATGTTAATCCAACATCTCAAACATTATCCGCAAATAGTATTGGTGCGGTAGCAGGTGGTAATACAACTGCGGGATATACAACATTAAATGTAACTGCAACTGAAAATGGAACAGATAGATTTAATAGAATAAAATCCGTATCACAAGTTCCTGTTACTACAATTACTACTGCGATATCAACCAACACTGTTACACTTAATAATATGGTGAGCGGTAGTGATTCGGTTCAATTAACGTTGGATGAAGTTCATTATACATTTGGTGAAGGTTCTTATGGAACTGGTTCATTAAAATCATCTGTAACAAAGGCAAGAAAAGCGGCACCAGTATTAAAGATAGAGATAACAAACAAAATACAAAGTGTAAGTGGGAAATCAACGGGTGCACAAATTGGAGCATTTAGTAATTCAGTTGTGACAGTGAGTGAAACATATGATGGTTCAACTACAACAAAAACAATAACCACTTTAAATGCAACATCTGCCGATATAGCAACAATCGGAACAGCACCTGCAACAGGAATAATTACATTAAATGGTAGAACATTGGCATCGGCAACTGATAGTACAACCGTTGCAGTTAGTGCTACTATAACAGATAGTGAGGGAACGACTAGAGTAGTAACAGATAGTATATCATTATCGAAAGTTAAAAATGCGGCACCTACTACATTAGTAACGATAACACCTGAAGGGCAAAACGTTGCATCATCTTCCGGAGGATATACGGCTCCGGCGGTGGTAACAATTAAAGCAAAAGAATCTTCTGATTATAGCTATGATGATAGTTCTCCTTATGGTAATAGTACATTTTATGTATCTGTAACAGGTGGTACAAACAATAATAATGGAACCGTTACGCCTACCACTCCTACAACTGATGCAGGTACTACAACTACTATAACGGTTAACTATGTAAATTCAGAAGGAGTAGCGGGAAGTGAAGTTCGAACTCATAAAGTAACTCCTGTTAAAGATGGTAGACAGGGTCCTGGTCTTTTATACATCGGTGATTATGCAACAAAGAAAGCAGCGGAACCTGGATTTGTTTTAAATAATAGTGCAACTAAAAAAGATGCGGTAAAACATAGTGGAAAATTCTACGCTTTCAGAGGAGCCGATTTAACAACGATTAACGCTACCTCAACCCCAACTAATGGAGGGGATGCAACTTGGGAAGAATTTACTTCTTTTAGTGCAGTAGCAACGGGTCTTTTAATTGCAGAAGAATCTTATGTACAAAACACAATAAATGTTGGTACTAATGCAGCGGGAAATGCATCGAACGTAACAATTTATGGTGGAAATGCGTATCCTTATATTTCAGTTGGGCAAACAACTAAAACATATGGTTCAACGGGTATTTGGTTAGGTAATGATTCAGGCAATTATAGGATGTCATTAGTTGGAGCTAGTGGGTTTTTAAAATGGGATGGTAGTTCTTTAAGCGTTAATGGTATCATAAGTGCATCATCTGGATACTTTAGTGGAAACATTACATCCGTTGCAACAATTTCAGGTGGTACTATTAGTGGTGGAACTGTTAGTGGTGGAACTGTTAGTGGAGCAAGTATAACCGGTGGTAGTATTGCAATTGGAACTGCACCTAATATCTTTAAAGCAGATACTACTGGAATATGGTTAGGTAATAATTCATTCGCATCGGCTCCATTTAGTGTATCTACTGCAGGTGTACTTAGTGCAACTACTGCAAACATTACCGGTACCGTAACTGCAACCGCAGGTAGTATCGGTGGATGGGTAGTTGATAATGTAGGAAAGTTAATAGGTTCATCTTCAACGGGAAAAATCACACTAAATCCGAGTGCACCAAATATTGAATACGCGGATACAACAGGTGAAACAAAATTAAATATAAAAATTGGTTCACTTACAGACCCAGAATCAGCGGATAATTTTTCTGCAACTATAAATCAAGTACTTGTTACTGAATATGGTATAACTACATCCGGTAATGTAACGACTAGTGGTACAACAACTTCATTCTCGGTTCCTGCAGCAGGAACATATGTTGTTACTGTTAAATATAATTGGGGGTCATCGTATATACAATACGGAACAAGTCCAGCTTTTTCTGGATATTTATTCCTATATAGTTATGTAAATGTTGTCGATGCAGGTGGAACTGTCTATGGAACAATGTATGTAAATTCAGCTAATTCATTCACCGCAATGGATTCGGGTACGGTGTACAGTGGATTGATGAGCCAATTCCAATCATTTACATTTCCTGCAGCTGGAACATATTATATGAAACCCGTTACTGAGGTAATGAAATTTATAAATTCAGGATACATAGATTATACAATCTCTCAAGAATCACAGGGTAGTAAAACATATAATAAAGCAGTATCTCTTGCTGAAATATCGGATAAAGGAATAATAATTGCAGATAGTGCAAATGATTATATAAAGATGAACAGAGTCGGGGATAAGATAAAACTAAAAGGTACTGTTTATTTTGATTCTAATGGTAGTGGTCAATTTAGTTATTGTAATGGTGTATGGCATCCATTCGTTGGTAATACGAATGATTTAGGAACTACGGGTAATAGATGGAGAACTGTTTGGACGAATAATGCATTAAATATTTCGGATGAAAGATTAAAAAATTCAATTGAGGATAGTGATTTGGGATTAGAATTTCTTAATAAATTAAAACCAAAGAAATTTAAATATAATGAATCAAAAACACCTAGATATCATTATGGTTTTGTGGCACAAGAAATAAGTTCATCGTTATCAGAATATGGACATGGAACAGATGATGTTTCATTTATACATACTTCATCATTAGAATATACAGATGAGCAGATTGAAAAATTTAAAACACAATCTAATTGGGAATCGGTTGAAAGAGATATTAATTATCAAAAAGAAGGGTATATGGGATTAAATTATACTGAGTTAATTGCACCAATGATTAAGGCTATTCAAGAATTAAACGATAAAGTTATTTATTTAGAGGCACAACTTAGTGGTTCGATATAAAAAGTTATGATAGTATTTGTTACGACATCTGCGGGTAATCAAATTATCGGTGGAGGGGATATATGGGTAAATAATTTTATTCAACATATAGTTCCTACCATCGAAGAAGAAGTATGTTTGATAATCGATAATAAACGACCTGCTAAACATATTCAATCATCCATTTCTATACCCCATATCTTCCGTTTAGAGAACCCCAAAATGGTGGAGGATACATTGGATAGATGTGATAGAATAATCTTCCTACACCCACCGTATTCACATAGAGAGTACCTTATGGAATATCAGGATAAGTGGAATTCAGTATTCATTCAGGCATATGCAAAAGATATAACAGAAGCTGGAACTGATTTTAAATTATATCCAACAAAGATTGATTTAGGATGGCAAAATCTACTATTAAGAAAATGTAAGAATAGAATTTGGATAGGATTAAATCACTCTTCACTTTTAGATGAATGGGATTGTATTACTATACCTAATTATTATACATTTACGGAGAATAGAGAATTGGTTGATGTAGATACGGAAACTATTGGATACGCTGCACGATTTGAAAGTAGAAAGAATCCACATTGGTTAAGTGGGCATACTGCAAAAGTTCTCACTCACAAATATGATTATTATAACATATCAGAGCAATACGATTTTAAGAGATGTAAGTTCTATGAGTTTGATATGAGTATTCACCGTCAATGGTTTATAGATAAGAGTTGGCAAACATTTCATTCTGCTTACAAAAACGAACCATTTGGGTATTCAGTATTTGATGCGGTAAACTATGGTAAACTTCCTATACTTCATAAAGATTGGGGAGTAGAATGTGATTACAAATATAGGGTAGAAACTAAGGAAGATTTTGATGAAATTGTGAAGGAAATTGCAATCGAAACATATGACTCTAAAGTGTTGGAATTCAATAAGTTAAGAGAGTATATGGGGGGGTTTGCATCCTTAGAAAATTGGAAAAATAAAGTTGGAAAAGTGATGAATTTTTAGTATCTTTGTAGTATATTATAATAGTTATATTCAATAGATGTTACAAGACTTAAACTACATAAAGAAGTACCTCACTAACAATTTAGAGTTTGATTTTAGAGGTGAAGAAGAGGAGCATCCTGTTCCCTATAGATGGTCTCACGGAGCAACCGATGTACACTTAGGCGATGGTTTAATCATATATTCTATTATACAATATATGAGAGCTAAAGTATGTGTATGTTTAGGTAGTGGAGGAGGATTTATTCCTCGTCTAATGACACAATCTAGATACGATTTACATAGGCAAGGAATCTTCGAAGGAAATGCTGATTATAATTGGGGAGATATTGGAACAACTTATGTAGTTGATGCAATGAATGGTATTGGTGGTAATGTAGATTGGTTTGCAGAAGAATCATTTTACAGAAGAACTTTTCATCCTAGAATTATTAACACAACTACCGAAGAGGCATTTCACAATTACTTTGTATTAAACGATATTAAGATTGATTATTTACACATAGATGCAGGACATTCATATGAAAACGTTAAGGAAGATTTTGATTTATACTCACAAATATTATCAGAAAATGGTATCATCTCAATACACGATACTGATTCGAAATATGCTGATAACTATATTATAACAAATGAAATAAAAGATAGAGGTGACCACGATGATTGGAGTGGGCCTATTCAATTTGTAAAAGAATTGAAAGATAGTAAAGATTGGGAAGTATTTAACTTATTTAATTTTGGTATCATAAAAAATAAACCATCATCTACTGGATTAACACTCATACGAAGAAAATGAAAAAACCTAGATTAATAACCGTTACTGGTCATAGAACAAATACTCTACGACAGATGTTATCTCATTATAAAGATATAGTGAGTGAAATTCATTTGGTTAATTACAGAACTCTTGATGTAAACAATAAAGAATCATTCGATAGAGTTAATGAGATTGCTGAAGAATTTGGATGTATTGTGCACGAAAGAGAATCGGATGCATTCAATTGGATTTCAGTAACACATTTCTACAATGAGATAAAGAACTTATATCCCAACGATTGGTGGATAGTAGCGGATGATGATGAATTACATTTGTATTGGGATGATGTAAATTCTATAATAGAAGAGTGTGAACATAATGGATGGGAATTTGTAACCGGTGGATTTATAGATAAGATTGGAGAAGATGGTAGTTTTCCATTTGTAGATGAGAATACGGATTTATGGGAAGCATTTCCTATCAGTTCATTTTTTAGATACCCAATGAGTGGAGCCTGTCCAAATAAAGTTACATTATGTAAAGGTAGAATTGAAGTAACATCCGGTCAACATTATGCTCAAATAGAAGGGCAATCAACTTGGAGATGGCAAGGTTGGAATCACCCATTGAGATATCCAATTAATAAGGGATTTGTACAAGTTCACCATTTCAAATGGGATAAGAGTGTAGTAGATAGATTGAAAGCGGTAGCAAAGATTGGACAAGATTATTCTTACTCAAGAGAATATCAGATAATGTTGAATGGTATAGAGGATTATGGATATTGTATAGATTTGGAAAAATACAAAGAATTCACTTGGAAATCTGAAAAATCCTTCGTATCTTTCAGTAATTGGAATAAACTATCTAAACACATAGTTTCAATATAATGTACGGAAAAAAGATAGCGATAATAGTACCCTATAGGGATAGACGAGAGCAGTTAGATACTTTCGTACCTCACATGATTGAGTTCTTTAAGAACAAAGATGTAGAGTATGAAATTATTATTGTTGAGCAAACCGATGATAAACCATTTAACTATGGAAAAATCTGTAATATAGGATTCTCTTTATTGAAAGATAAATTTGATTATTTCTGTTTCCACGACATTGATATGCTGCCTGTAAGTGATGATTGTGATTACAATTACATTCACATTGGTGGATATCCCGTTCATATGGCAACTAGAGTATCTGCTCATAAGTTTAAGTTACCTTACTTAGAATATATGGGTGGTGTTGTTATGTTTAGTAAAGAAGATTTCGAAAAGATAAATGGATTTTCAAATGAGTATTGGGGATGGGGGTTTGCTGATTTAGATTTACTTCACAGATGTAGAATAAACGAAATTGAATTAGATGAAGAAACAATTTTTCCTCGCATAGATTCTTATTATGAATTTGAAAAGATTAAGATAACAGATAAGAAATATATTGAGCAGGTAAACTATGCGGACTTTAGTGGTAACGATTTGTACCTAAAGATATTTCCTAATGCTCAATTAAGAGATATTACGAGAGATAGTTTTACTGCCGCATTATGGTTCAATTCTGATATGGTAGAAGAAGAGGAATACTTAATTGCTTGGAAAGGATTTAATACCGGTATATCATTACAGAAAGATGGTACAATAAGAGTGAATGTTTATGATAATGATAAACAGTATTGTTTTGCATATAAGAAATATGAACCAGGTGTTTGGAATCATGTAGTATTTGTTGTTGATTATAATAAGGAATTAATTGAGATGTATTTAAACTCAGTTAAGATAAGTTATACAGGAGACCAACAACCTTACATCGTAACACCTTTATATGATTATACAAACGAACACTTATTCTTAGGATGTAGTAGTTTGAATACCGCTAGATATAATGGTAAGATGGCTAACGTATTGTTATTTGATTATGTGTTAGAACAACGAGAAATTGATAACCTTTATTTAGAAGGATATAATGATGAGAAAAAGAATACAGATTTAGAGCCTGTATTGAATATTAAGTTTGATAAAACATATAGAGATTTTATTTTAGATGATTCATTAACTCTTAATCACGTTAAGATATATGGACCTGAATTCGGAAACTATTCGGAGTATCTTAAAAAGGATACGATACCAAAAACATCCCGTTTATCAGTTCCATCTAGAATATTAGGTAAGTATCAATCTTTAATCCACGAAGGTGATGACCAAATAACGGAGAAGTTTTATAGTTGGGACCCGGATATTGTACAAAACTCTCAAATATATTTCAACGAAGTATTAACAAATAGATTGGATACAAAAGAGGTAGGATTGAATTATTTAAATTATAAGATTTTATCAGAAGAACAAATAAATGAAAAAGCAACATGGATAAAGATAGTTCTATAGTAAAAAAACTTATTAACAACGAAGAATTTGTTAGTAAAGCGGAAAGAGTAGCGGAAGCATTAGAAGTTTTTGAAAAGAATAAAACACTTCAAACCTTCTCATATGTACAACCGATAATATTCTCTGCATTAGAATTATTAAGAGAATATTATTCATCGAGGCAGGCTACTCCATTTCCAACAGGATTCTTTCAACACAAAACAGAAAATAAATTAAAAAATAAATAAAATGGCAACATCTAAAAAACCAGAACAAACCGATAACATCGAAGAAAGAGCTGTTAAGGCTTTTGAAAAGATTGCAGGTTCATTGGAAAACATTCAAGATTGGATGTATGAGTTAGATACCAAAGGATGGTCGGAAAGATTAGAATGGTATTTAAACGAATTCTATATGATTGCAAAAGCGAAAACTATTGGTAACACAGGAAGACCTGAAAAGGGAACTGAAAGACCTCAATAATTAAACATTAAGTTATGGCAGTAGACGAAAAAAACTTAGAAGAGAGAAAGGTAAGAGCATTAGAAGATATTGCTTCATCTTTCAGAGATTTAAATGATTGGATGTTTGAAATCGATAAATCAGCTTGGGGAACAAGAGTTGAATGGTACTTACATGAATTTCACACTATTTTAAAAGCTAAAAACTTAGGAAGTGTATCTCGACCAATGAGAGATTCAGAAAGACCTAACGATGAAAGACCGCAGTAAAACAACAACTAAGAAATTAGCAATAATAGTTCCTTACAGAAATAGGGAATCTCACCTTAACATCTTTATTCCATATATTGAAGAATATTTAGGAACTAAAGTTGATTACAAGGTTTTTGTCATTGAACAAAAAGATGATAAACCTTTTAATAGAGGTAAGTTGTTGAATGTAGGTTATAAAGAAAGTGGACCTGATTTTGATTACTATTGTTTTCATGATGTGGATATGTTACCTATCGATGCGGATTATTCGTATTGTGATGTACCAACTCACTTAGCTAACACTCTTAATGGCGAAGAAAGTTTCTATAACTATTTTGGTGGAGTTACTATATTGAGTAAATTAGATTTCAAAATTATTAATGGTTACTCTAACGAATATTGGGGTTGGGGTTTTGAGGATGATGACCTTTTAAAAAGATGTGAGAGTTGTAATCTTACATTGGATAAAAAAGTATTTGGTATAGAGGATGAAAACTTTGTATTGAATTATTTCTACTTTAACGGAATTGATTCATTTGTTAGTATTCCATTTCCTCAATTTAAAAAGATACTTAATGATGATTTCAGTATCTCTATTAAATTTAAAGCAGAGGATTTAGTTAATAACTCAAACAGAGAATACGATGAATACACAATATTCTCTATTCCTGGTTTTAACTTCTCTCTATCCTATAATAGTTTCAATAGATACAAATTGGATATATGGGATAAAGAAGAAAAGAGTAGAAGTATAACATCTGATATTAGTCCTGATATGTGGGTACACGCAGTTATCAAACGAAACTATCGTAGTAAAAGTATTGAGTTGTTTATCAATGGTAAATTAATAGGTGAGGAATTTATAGAAGATATGTATGATTACAATGTAACCGATTTCTATTTAGGAGTTGCCAATCCATCTAAGAATTATGAGAATTATTATTTCAAAGGATTGATTTCTGAGTTTGCGGTATTTGATAAGGCATTAAGTTTGCCTGAAATCAATCAAATATATAAAGATTCAGCTAAGAAATCCCTATTGAATAATTTTGGTAAATATAAATCATCTAAGAGTTTAAAAACATATTACGATTTCAGACATTATAGAAAGGATAAATTGATTGATATATCCGGTAACAACTTTGATGCTGAGATTATCAATTGCCAGGCTAACACATTGATGAATAGTAAGTTTATGGTAGAGGTTACGATTCCAACTAAAAAGGATTGTAAGTTCAAAACACTTAAACATTCATCTAATAGTGTAGAAGGAAATAGATGGGTTTGGGAAGAGACTAGAAAGAATCAGTTAAGATTCAATTCAATTAAAGACGATGTGTTATTCTATTCGATTGAAGGATTGAATACATTAAGATATAAAAAGGTAGAAGAAAAAGAATTATCTGAAAAGGCTAAAATGATTTCAGTAGAGTTATGAAGTTAGGGGTATGTGTACCATATAGAAACAGAGAAGAACATTTAGCTCAGTTCTCACCGAGAGTTCACAAATTTTTGGAAGAGAGAGGTATTGAGCATAAAATATATTTTGCACACCAATGTGATAACTTACTTTTTAACAGAGGTAAGATGAAAAACATTGCAGCGGATGTGGCATTTAAGGATGGATGTGATTATATCGTATGGCATGATATTGATATGATACCAGAAGATGATTCGTGTGATTATAGTTACAATCCTGAGAACCCAAAACATTTGGCGGTAAGAATATCTCAAACAGATTATAACCTCAAATATGAGGAGTATTTTGGGGGCGCTGTATTGTTTACAAAAGAACAAGTTTACAAAACCAATGGTTACTCAAATGATTATTGGGATTGGGGTATGGAAGATGATGATTTGTTTTGGAGATGTGCATTAAATGGGATGGCAGACCAAACATATATCAAACCACAGAATGAATTTAGTGTGGCTAATTTTGATGGAATAAAATCCTATATAGAAACCGCACAATCTCGTTCTATCCGATTTATGTGTAATCGTTCTCATACTATTTCAGTATTAGTAAAGGCACACCAACAAGAAGAAAAGATTCCTATCTACTTAATCGGAGATGAGAATAGAAGATTTTGGGAATATCCTATCTTAAGAAGACCAGGATATGATTGGGGATTATCATATAACAATAGTAGAGCATTTACTTCGATGTTATGGAATAGTGAGAAGGAGATGCAATATATGTGGATGAAGCGATATGAGAATTTATGGACATGGGTAACTTTGAAAGTGGATGCTTATAATAAAAAGATTCACTTCTATTTAAACGGAAGAGAAACAGATGCTAGATTTGGAACAGGTGTAACTTCTCCAATGGAATATAGTGGTGATTTAAAGAGATATGGAACGGAAGGATTTTATATGGGAACATCTCCTTCTATAAATCAAAATCAACCGAACAAGTTTTTTAAGGGAGAAATTGCTGAAGTTAGAATGTATGATAGATGTATGACGGATGGTGAGGTAGCAGATATTCCATTTCATTTAGAAGAAGATGGTTTACAACTTCATTATGATTTTGATTCTTTCATCGATGAGATGGTTGAAGATAAAACGGGAAATGGTAATCATGGTAAAATGCATAATGTTACATTTACCAAAGAGAAAATGGAGATACCATCAACCGTTATACCTTATAGAAGAAATGGTAAGTTTGAATGTTTACCACATGAAACCGAAGGATTGGTAAATGGTAAATGGAAGAAAGGGGCAACAACTGCAAGAAATGAGAAGAGATATGTGTTAGAGATGCAGCAGGGAAAATATAATTGGCAGAATGATGGGATGAATAGTTTGAAATACGAACTATTGAATATAGAAGACATTGGTAATAATTCAGTATTAATAAATTGTAAATGCTAAACGAACATTTCGAAAAAACAAAAGAGAAGTTAGACAAAGTTGGAAAAGGGTTTTGTTTAGCTAAGTGGACTCAGGTTACACTTCAACTGCAAACGGGTCATAACCATTCGTGTCATCACCCCGTAACACATAAGATTTCTGAATTAGAGGTGGCACAGAATCCATCTGCTCTTCACAATACAAACTATAAGAAGAATAGAAGAAGAGAAATGATGGAAGGATTAAGACCTAAAGAGTGTGATTATTGTTGGAACATAGAGGATAATTCAAATGAGTTTTCTGATAGAGTATATAAATCTACCGAACCCTGGTCGATGCAATATTTCGATGAGGTATTGAAAACAAAAGGTGAAAAAGATATTAACCCAAAATATGTGGAAGTATCGTTCTCAAATGTATGTAACTTTAAATGTTCATATTGTGGGCCTGCGTTTTCATCTCAATGGATGGACGAAATTCAACAACATGGTTCATACCCTACTTCAACTAATTTTAATAACTTAGATTATTTGAAGAGTACTGACCAGATGCCGATACCTCATAATAAAAAGAATCCATACGTTGATGCGTTTTGGAAATGGTGGCCGGATTTGTATAAGGATTTACATACATTCAGAATCACAGGAGGAGAACCTCTTTTGGCAAAGGATACATTTGATGTATTAGATTTCATCAATAGTGAACCTAATCCTAATAAGGCATTGAATCTTTCTATTAACACTAACTTAAATGCTCCTGAAAAGATATTCAATGAGTTCAGAGAGAAGATTAAAAAGTTAATGGATGAAGAAAGAGTTAATGAGTTTATTCTATTCACATCTTGTGATGCGCATGGTGAGCAGGCAAACTATATAAGACATGGGTTTAATTATGATTTGTTTATCGAAAGAATAAACATTTTATTAACAGAAAATCCTAAACTTACTATTATCATAATGAGTACATATAATGCTTTATCAGTTCCATCTTATAAAGGATTGATTAGAGATGTATATGAATTGAAAAAGAAATATCATAGTTCTAGTAGATACTATGGTAGTTCGGTATTATTAGATAGTTCGTATCTTAGATGGCCTCCGCATCAAAGTGTTAAGATATTAGATAAGGAATGGATAGAGGAAGTAAACTCACAGGCTCAACTTATGGATTTTTATGAGCAAGTAAGAGTAGGGGAAGATGGTTATGGATTTACAGATATTGAAATTACTAAAGTAAAGAGAATTGCAGAATGGATGAAAAACCACGATGATGATTCAACTTTCTTGAAAAATAGAAAAGATTTCTTTATCTTTGTAAGACATCATGATATGAGAAGGGGAACTAATTTCTTAGAAACATTCCCTGAATTCGATGAACTTTATAAAAAATGTAGAAAAGGAAAACTATGATATTCACAATACAAAATGAATCCAATAATAAAACCAACACAAAAAAGTTTACAGACTTAGTTGCAGGGTATTCTATTAGATTTACTGGTTCACATAATTGCACAAAGAAAGTAGGTTACTTATATAGAAGAAATCTATCAACTGAAACACTTATTATTTCGGAAGATAAATTACACTTTCAGTTTCAAGATTTGGGAACATATCATTCTTATATAGTAGATGATATTGGAAACGAATTTGATTTCTTTATTAACATTGATTATAAGAGACATAAATTTACTTATTTTAATGGAAATAAAGTAGTTAGTTTTGATTTCAAACCTGACTATCCAAAAGTAGTAGATGAGAATAATTACTTTACTTTTTTAGCTGATAATATTCATGAGAAAACAACCGATGAAAATTTATTGGAAGGTGAATTGAGTAGATTAGTTATATACGATAGACCATTAGAACCACATGAAATATCTTTTAATTTAAAGAGAGATGTTGTATTAGAAGAAGAAGGAATTTATACCTCGTTGGATATGGATACTAAAACTAATTTTAAGATATTTGATAATAGTGGAAATGGTAATCATGGGTTAATATCTGAGCCTGTTAAATTTAAACACGATAAAATAATGGATTTCGTTTCGAAAGCCAGACCGAATAAATATGGATAATATAGAGAGATATTCCGAAATAAGGAAAAAACTAAATTCAGTTGGACAAGGATTTTGTTTAGCTAAGTGGAAACAAGTTACCCTACATTTACATATAGGGCAGAATCACTCTTGCCACCATCCTGGATTACATAAAATTGTACCTGAAGAATTGGAAGGTAACCCATCCGCACTTCACAATACCAAATACAAAAAGGAATTGAGAAGAGAAATGTTGCAAGGTATCAAACCAAATGAATGCGATTATTGTTGGAAAGTTGAAGATAGCTCAAATGAGTTTTCAGATAGAACTTTTAAATCTGCGGAAGAGTGGGCATTACCTTATTATGAAGAGATTAAAAATAGTTCTTACTTAGAGGATGTAAACCCTTCATACGTTGAAGTATCGTTCTCAAATGTATGTAACTTTAAATGTTCATATTGTTATCCACAATTCTCTACACAATGGTGGGATGAGATTGAACAATTTGGTGCGTATCCAACTTCGACCCGACATAATAGTTTAGACCAATTAATCAGAGATGGTAAGCAACCATTTAAGCAAACTGAACATAATCCTTATGTGGAAGCATTTTGGAAGTGGTGGCCTGATTTATATAAAGACCTTCTAAACTTTAGAATTACCGGTGGTGAACCCCTTTTACACAAAGATACCTTTAAGGTATTTGATTATGTAATCGATAATCCTAATCCAAAGTTAAAGTTGGCAATCAATTCTAACTTAGGTGCACCTGATAAGTTATATCAAATGGCAAAGGAGAAGATTAAAAGAATTAGTGGAGAAGGATTGGTTAGAGAGTTTGTCTTATTTACATCTTGCGATGGTAAAGGTAAGCAATCGGAATATATTAGAAATGGGTTTGATTATAACCAATGGTATGATAGATGCGCAGAGTTATTGGAAGAGATTCCTAAACTTACTATTTCTATTATGGGAACTTATAATGTATTGAGTATTCCTTCATATAAAGGATTAATAGAAGATGTGTATAAATTGAAACAACAATTTACCAACACAGATAGATATTGGTTCTACCCAATTGGATTGGATAGTTCTTATTTAAGACATCCAAACCATCAGGCGGCAAACATTATAACAGATGATTGGCACAAAGAAGTTTATGAGCAAGCGCAATTAATGGATTTCTATGAAACATTAGGAACGCAAAATCCAATAGGATATACCGATGTGGAGATTCATAAATTAAGAAGAATATATGATGTAGTAACTGCACCGAAAGAAGAACACTCATTAAAAAGAGATAGAAAAGATTTTTTTAGGTTCTTTACTGAGCATGATAGAAGAAGAGGAACTGATTTCTTAAAAACATTTCCAGAGTTAGAAGAATTTTGGAACTTATGTAAAAACCTTAGATAATGACACAATATGTAAATTTTGATAAAGATTTGAGTTATAAAGTATGGGAGAATTCATCTTTCAATACATCTAAGAAACCAAACTTTAAAACATTCTTTCAGCATGATTTTACGGCCTATGCTAAGTTTAGAACTCCTAAGATAGAAGAAAAGGGTAATGAGGTATATGCAGTATTCTCAAAATCAGGTCTTCATAGTGGATGTTTTATAAATAAGCAAGATGATTTATTTGTAATATCAAATCAATTATGGCTGACAGGTGTATTGGATAAAGAGAATATTTCTTTTTCAGACCCATATGATTTCGATAGAGAGTGGAATGAAGTATTCTATAGTGTTGATTATACTAATAAAGTTTTTAGAATTAGAGTTAATGGAATCGATAGAGAACATAAGTTTAAAACGGAAGTTATAAATTATGATAACACACCTTTCTATATAGGAGCAGGAGCACCCCATTATATCGAAGACCATTTGAAACAATATAGTTGGTGGTATAAAGGTAATATAGATGATGTAGTTATTATGGAAAAGGCATTATCAAAGGAAGAAATGGATTTGTTTAATAGTGAAATAACTAGAAGATTTACTTTAGCAAGATATAGATTCCTAAAAGATAAGATTAACAGATTTAAAGTTTGGGATTATAGTGGTAATGGGAATCATGGATTCTTATATCAAGATTATAATGTAAATGATATACAAAATAGAATTTTAGATAAAATAAAAGGAGAATGAAAATTTTAATAACAGGAGGAGCAGGTTACTTAGGTTCTGTAATTACCGATAACTTTTTAAGTTTAGGGCACGAAGTTACAGTATTAGATAACCTATCATTCAATCAAATATCACCTTTGGCGTTTACCGCTAACAAACGATATAACTTCATCTATGGTGATGTTAGGAACGAAGCACTTTTAACGAAGCTAGTGGGAACACATGATGTTGTAATACCATTGGCTGCCATCGTAGGATTTCCTGCGTGTGCAAAAGACCCTAAGTTAGCATGGGAAATAAACTACAATCAGATTGAAAATATCGCAAAAGTAGTTTCCGACCAACAGATGATATTATATCCAAATACAAATAGTGGATATGGTGTTGGTGAAGATGGTAAGTTTTGCACAGAAGAATCACCATTGAATCCTATATCAGTTTATGGGGAGAGTAAAGTTGCAGCGGAGAAGTTATTAATGGAATCAACATCTGCAGTTTGTTTTAGATTAGCAACCGTATTTGGTTCATCTCTGAGAATGAGAACGGATTTATTAGTAAACGAATTTGTTTATAAAGCATTAACCGACAAATATATTGTTGTGTTTGAAAGACATTTTAAAAGAAATTTCATTCATATACAAGATGTTAGTAGAGTATTCTATCATGGATTGCATAACTATGAAACTATGAAACATAATGTATATAATGTAGGATTGAGTGATGCTAATTTGAGTAAACAAGAATTATTAGAGAAGATACAACAATATATTCCTGATTTTGCAATCACTTATTCGGATTTCTATGAAGACCCTGATAAGAGAGATTATATAGTATCGAATGAAAAGATAGAGAAAACAGATTGGAAACCTAAGTATAGTTTAGATGATGGGATTGAAGAGTTGATTAAAACCTATCAAGTACTTATACCTAGAATGACATCTGAATTTAGAAACGGATTCCCATTAGGATATGCTAACAATACATAACATAAAATTTGATACACTTTCGGATAACGTAAGTTTAGGTAATTCGGATAACTATGATGCTCAGAATATTGCTTACATAGTGGCAGGATATACGGATAAGAACACTCAGTATTATCAGGCATTTGAATTACCGGAGGAGTATCATACTTTTGCTAAAACAATATTTTCAGAATATTCATTGAGTGTAATTAAACAAATGCCGGGTCAAACAATACCCTCTCATTTTGATACATTCTATAAGTTTTCAGAAAAGAATGGATGTAGTAAAGAGGAAGTATGTAGATTGAATTTCTTTTTGGAGTCGTGGAAAAGTGGTCACTATTTTGAAATATTAGATGAACCATTTGTGGGATGGGGAAAAATGAATTTTAAAGTAATTAGATATGGAGAACTTCACCTTAGTGGAAATATGGGGATGGAGCCAAAATATACAATGCAAATAACAGGTTTATATGAAGAATTTAAGAGGAGCGAAACCTATACCAAATCCATTAGTAAAGAAGTTCATTACTGATTTTAAAAGAACAGACCTTATTTACGATGATTTGGTTTTAGATAAATTTAAATCTAAATTCGTAAGTTGGATTAAGAGTAGTAAAAATAACAAATTAAGTGGGTTAGAAGTTTACCACGATGTTAGTTATATACATGGAACTGTTCAAGCATTTGACCATTTCTACTTAATTCAAAAAAAGAAAAGATTCCGCTTCTTTAAAGGAGAATTCTTTTATCATAAATGTTCATTTAGACATGATTGGAATTGGGCTTATATAGAAGATGATGAAATTAAGAATGGAGATGCGGTTATCCTAAGTGTACCATTTTCTGATTACGGAAAACAACATCCTTTATTAACGGAAGATTTTTTAAATTATTGTGATGAAAATAGTATCCCATGTTTATTAGATTTTGCATATTATCCAATGGCAAAAAATATAAACGTTAATTTAAATCATAAATGTATTCAATCCATATGTTTTTCTTTATCTAAGCCATTTTATGGGATGGAACACATGAGAGTTGGAGTTAGAATGGTTAATGAATACAGAACATTAGATGATGGTATAACTGCTTTTAATGAGCAACAAATGGTAAACAGATTTGGAGCAGCATTGGGATTGGAATTGATGAATAACTTCTCAGTAGATTACAATTGGGATACATATGGGGGGAAGTATTCTGAAGTTTGTAAAGAACTTAATTTAGAAGAAACCGATTGTGTAATGTTTGGTATCGGAGGAGATGAATATAATTCTTTAAACAGAGGCTCTGAAAAAAATAGAGTTTGTATAAGTGACCTTTTAATATGATAAAAAATTTAGAACAATATCCAATAGTAAGAGATATCGATTGGACAGAAGAAAAGCTGATTAGATTCGAGCAATCAATAGTTGATATATGGGAAGCTGGTAAAATCAAAGGGCCGGTACATTTATCAAATGGTAATGAAGCCTCATTAATTGAAATCTTTAAAAGAATTAAAGAAACCGATTGGGTATTCTCAACTTGGCGTTCACATTATCATTGGGTATTGAAAGGATTATCAGCTGATTATGCTACTGAAATAATTAAGGAAGGTAAATCTATTACAATGTGTGAGCATGAAGAAAGATTTTACGCATCCGCTATTGTAGGTGGAACTTTGCCAATTGCATTAGGAGTAGCATCTGCTATAAAGAAAGATGGGGGAAATGAAAAGGTTTGGGTATTTGTTGGTGATATGAGTTTTGAGAGTGGTATATTCTATGAAGTTCACAAGTATGCCAGAAACTTTGACCTACCATTATACTTTGTAGTTGAAGATAATGGAGTATCAACTTATACACCTACAGATGCTACTTGGAATATTAAAAGAGAAGTACCATCTGATGTAATTCATTATACTTACAAATCAAAATATCCGCATTACGGAAGTGGGAAATGGATAGCATTCTAAATCTTTTATTTGATAAGTGGGAAAATGGAAATCCACTTCCTAACGGAAATCAATATGGGTGTACATTCCCATATTGTTCCGAGTACATATCTACGCGCAATTTATCGGTTGATGGATTGAATGGTATAAATGTATATTATCCAATATCACTTAACTCAGATTTTAATTGTATTTTTAGAAAAGGATTTTTCTCTCAAAATATTTTATCACTCTTACATAATAAAAAAATTAAAGTTTTATTATTAAGAGAGCATGAGGGTGGCGGAGACCATAAGGAGTTCTTTAAGAAACTATATCAGTTAATAAAAGATAATAATCTACATACTGAATCTTTTTATATTCACTTTGCTAACAAAAACTTATTTAAATACTACGATGAATCAATAGGTGATATTGGGATGAATCTACATATTACAGATTGGTTATTAGAGCATACCTCTCTTCAATTAAATAAAGCAATAGAAGATAATACGGTAAACGAATTAGGATACAAATTTGAAAAAAGAACATTTGAGGATGTAGTTCGTAAATTTAATTTTTTATGTTTTAATAGAGTTCCAAAAGCACATAGAGTTTCATTGTTGGTAAAATTAACAAAAGAAGGAGTGATATCCAACACAGATTGGTCTATGTTGTTTGCCCCTAATGAATTCTTGCCATTTTACGGTGAAACAAAACATAAAGGAAAAAACATATTTGATGTTCAACATTTTTCAAAATACTTTGATAGAAAAGAATTATATAGTTTAGAAAAGGAATTAAGATATTTCTTTGTTACTAAAAAGAAAACTATATATGAACCTGAATCTAAAAATATATTTGAATATTTTGGTGATACTAAAACTACTCATTATAAACAAAGTTATGATAACTCTTATTGTAGTATTGTAACCGAAACATCGTTTGAGAATAATGAAGAGCATTTAACTGAAAAGAGTTTCAAACCATTTATTAATTTACATTTAGGAGTATTTCTTGCTCCATATAAACATTTGGAAAGATTAAGGAGTTATGGATTCAAAACATTTGGAGATTTATGGGATGAGAGTTATGATGATATTATATCTCCTAAAGATAGAATGGATGCAGTAGTTAAATTGATAACGGATATAAACGACAGAGATACATTACATAAACTATATTCTCAGGCAAAGGATATATTAGAGTATAACCAAAGTGTTGCTTTCAATTTTTGGAAGAGAGAAAGTTGTACAGAATATTTTAAAAAATTAGCAGATGAAGTTTTATTATGAAAATGAAGATTTCCGTAATATTCCAAATGGAAATGGGTTTTGTGAGATATCAAATTTAGACTGGGAGTATGGGTTTCAAATGAAGACTATTAAACTAACAGACGAGCCTATAATATGGAATTTCTCGATAAGGGGTGGATTCTTACCACATATATTTGATGAAAATATAGAATATATTAAATCTGTATTTGAATCGGTGAAAGATAAACCTAATGTAAAATTAACATTTACTAATTTTCACGAAGGAGGAACACCTAATCAATTTATAGAAAAACTAATTCAATTAAAAAATAGAGTTGGATTAGCTAATCATCAAGTGTGTATTATAACTAATAACGCAAATGTAAGTGTGTATAAAAAAATGATAGATGTAATATACAAACCATATCTATTGGGGTTTTTGGCTGACCATTATAAAGATATATTACATACCCCAATTGAACATAATAATACCATCATTGGATTACTTTCAACCGATGAATATATAGATTCTGAAAAGAAGAAGTTTTTCTTAAGTTATAATAAGAATACAACTAAACCATTTAGAGTTCAATTATTATTATGGTTGATGAAGACGGGGATAATAGATGATAGTTATGTATCGATACTAATAAAGAATGGTAATTTTGATAGAAATAGATTACGTTCGGATAAAGATGAACTATATGATTTAATAGCATGGTTTAACCAATTTGAAGAAAAAGGATTTAATATATTGGATTGGGATTATCCTAATTATCAAAATGATGTTTTTTCTAGTCTTAGATACACTACCAAATCTCATTATGCGGATACAGTATTTAACATAATAACAGAGACAACCTGTGATACTAATAGTTTAAACCTAACAGAGAAGAGTTTTAAGGGTATCGCAAACTGCCACCCATATTTGGTAATAGGTGATGTTAACACTCATACACATATAAAAGATTTAGGATTTGAATTATATGAGGATTTGATAGATTATTCATTTGATTCAATAGATGATAGCGAAATTAGGTTAAATTCAGCATTAAAAGAAGTAAAACGAATATATAATATAGGAGGAAATGGTATCTTAGAATGGTATAAAAAGAACATAGATAAAATAGAACATAATAAGAGTAAGTTTTTTGAATATAAGTTCTCCGATATGATTAAGGAAACAATAGGGGATTTAAAAAAACAATTTAGTTCAACTGAAAGTTATAAAAATATAATATGAAAAAGGTTTTAATTACAGGAGTAAATGGGTTAGTGGGAACTCACCTATTAAAAAAGTGTTTGAACGAAGGGTATCAGGTTGTAGGAGTTGATTTGAAAAAAGGAAAACAACTTCCATCAAATGGCTGGGAATTCATTCAAGATGATTTAACAAAACCATTTGCAATAGAATACCTATTTATGAACCATAAGTTCGATGCAGTATTCAATTGCTTTGGGGTAAAAGGTTCGCCAATCAGAGCAAAACAAAAGCCAGTAGATTTCCTTTATCCATCTTTTAAAATTAATACAGAGATAATCAATCAATGTGCATTGCAAAACATTTGGTTAGTATTTGTAAGTTCAGTAGGAGTATATGCACCTGCTGAAAAGTTTGTAGAAGATGATGTGTGGAAAACTCTACCTGGAGAAGCAGATTGGTTTCCATCGTGGAGTAAGAGAATGGGTGAGATTTTATTGGAAGCCTATTCAGTTCAATATAACTACCACAATTGGGCTATCATTCGACCAGCTAATATCTTTGGGGAATATGATGATTTTACAGGAAACGGAACTGTAATTGCATCTACTATTAAAAAGATTGTAGAAGCAACGGATGAGATTGAAGCATGGGGAGATGGTTCACCTATTAGAGATTTTGTATATGCGGGAGATGTAGCAGATGTGATTCTTAGATTATATACAAGTAAACTTCATACTACAATTAACTTTGGAGCAGGAGAAGAGATTACAATTAAATCAATGATAGAAACACTTATTAAGATTAGTGGAAAGGATTTAAAAATAAATTGGAATACATCTAAACCAAACGGAGATTTGAGAAGACAGATGGATACAACTAAACAAGAACAAATTGGATTATTACCTACATTGGGGTTTGAATCAGCATTAAAAAAGACATACGAATATTATGATAAACACAAATAGCAAAATCCTAATTTTAGGTGCTACAGGTTTCGTTGGTAGAAACTTAGCGGAGAGATTATACAAAGAAGGATATACCAACCTTCGTAATCACGGATTCAATAGAAAGTTAGAAGGATTCGGAGAATCAGTTCAGGGTGATTTAAGAGATGATAAGTTTGTAGAGGAAATTATGAAGGGAGTTGATGTAGTGTACCATTGTGCAGCATCTACTTCAAATGCAGTAGATACAATTTATGCACCATTACTTCACGTTACTCCAAATGTAATCATCAATGCTTTAACAATGGAGAAAGCATATAAAGAAGGTGTTAAGAAGTTTATATTCTTATCTTCATCTACAATCTATCCTGAGAGTGGTGAAAGAGCAGTGTGTGAAACTGATAACATCTACGAATCAATTTACAAAACATATTTTCCAGTTGGTTGGATGAAAAGATATGCGGAAGTATTATGCAAGATGTATTCAGAGATTTTAATTAATCCAATGCAAACTGTAATCGTTAGACCTGCAAATCTATATGGGCCGCATGATAAGTATGATTTAGATAAGTGTCATGTTACACCTGCTTCAATTATCAAAGTGGCGACTCGATTAGACCCAATTCCTGTTTGGGGGGATGGAACTGAAATTAGAGACCTTCTTTATGTAGAAGATTTTTGTGAGGCTCTTCAAATCATAATGGAGAAAGAAGAACATCATGAAATCTATAATGTAGGTTCTAATGCAGGATATTCGGTAAACGAAGTAATAGAATACCTTAAAGAAATAGAAGGATTAGAATCTCCTATTGATTATGTGAATAACAAAGCACCTATGATTCCAAAAAGATTAATTGATTCATTTAAGATTTTTGATAAATTAGGATGGATTGCTAAAACTTCAATTAAGGAAGGATTAGAAAAAAGTATAAATTGGTATAAGAGTGAATATCTCAAAAAATAAGAAATATATTCTTTGTGGCGGGTGTTCATTTACTAACCTACGACCATTGAACCATATGACAAAAGACCTTTACAATGTAGAGGGTTTGCAGTGGCCAGAATGGTTGCAAAATATGTTAGGAGATGAATACATCGTCTTAAATTTGGGCAACCCTACGAACGACAATAACACTATTAAAAGGAGTATTACATATTGGATAGAATATATCAGAGAGAATGGTGGTATAGTTGATAAAGTATTTGCACAATGGACTCAACCTTATAGAGATTCATTCTTAATAAAGGATTACAAAGGTGAATTGGAAATAGGTTCGCATACAGTGAACTATCTACCTACACCTAAAAATTACAAAGATGAGTTTTGGTATTTAACAGGTGGATATTATGAAACCAATAACTCAAAGTATATTGGGTTAGATGGGATATTGAAAACTCATCATCAAATGTTAAGCCAAAATCATTCCTATTCTTTAGTGGAAACTATAATAGACCTTTCAAATTATTTAGAAAAGGAAAGAATAGATTATACATACTTTACACTTAAGGATATATTCTATGAGCCAGAGTTTAGAACAACTGATGTTTATAATGGTGAGATATATAAGAATGAAAATATGGATTACTTTATTAGGAATTCTCAATATTTTTCCGTATATTTGAATAAGCTCCCATTCCATAAATTTTGGTTTTATGAAGAGGAAGGTCTGAGGAAAGGAGGATTATATGAATATGCAGTTCGAAATCAAAAGAATGTGGATAACTATGATGGATTGAAGAAGGTTCTATTTAGTGAAAACTTAGATGGAAACTTTGATTGGTACGGACACCCATCATCAATCTTAAACAAAAAATTTGTAAACGAAGAATTGGTAAAATATATAAAATGAGTCAACCAGAATACACACCATATAAAGATGCGTTAAGTAAATCGATGGAAGAACTTTCCAAAAAAGATAATATCGTTTTCATCGGACAACAGATTATCTATAGAGGGAATCCTATGAGTACTACTTTGGATAATGTAGATAAAAACTTAATGATTGAATTGCCTGTAATGGAGGAAACGCAAATGGGTATGAGTTTAGGATTAGCTATGGCAGGAAAGTGTGTGGTTACATTTTATCCACGTTGGGATTTCATTATATCAGCGACTAATCAGTTGGTTAATCATTTGGATAAATACGAAATGATGACCGGAGTTAAACCTCACATCTTAATTAGATTGGGAAAGGGTTCTGATAAACCATTAGACCCTGGACATCAACATAAAGGAAACTACTTAGATGAATTTAAATCTCTATGTAAGAATATAGAATTTCACGATTTAAAATCGTGGCAAGATATAGAGTTGGGTTACAAATATGCTATGGATAATGTAGGAATACATTGTTTAGTTGAATATCCTGAACTATACTATGCATCTTAATTTTGTATATGATAATAAGATAAAAGATTTATGTCTACCAAACGGGCAACCACCTGAAGTGTTGGATGCGGCGATGAGGTGGATTATCGAAAATAAATCTACTGATGGTGGACATTTGGTAAAGCATCTATTCTCCAAATTTTCAAATGATATTACCGTAATGGGTAATAATATGGGGTTTCAGATTTTAACATTGAATGAGTACAATCAGAAATACGATGTTAAGATGAAAACACATCATATAGATGATGTAATAGAAAAATGGGGAGAATATAAAGGGCAGAAGTTTTTCTATATATTAGAACCGTTTGGTCACATTAATTTTTTTAAGAACAATTATGAAGGTGTAAGTTACGGATTATTTGAAAAGATAAAGAAGATAAATGCAACTATACTAATCAATTATTCACATGAAGGGCATTTAAACGAATTTTTTATATTAGAAATATTAAAAAAATTAAAATATAAAAAGGTTATTTTTATCTATAATGATTATCTAAATGATTTTTCAAATATAGCATCTAAGAATATAAGTTTTATTCCATTTAATTATTATCTAAACAGAAGTGCTAAATATTTTCAAAGTAATCTGAAAGATAATTACATTCCTGAATTGTTAGATTACTCACAAAAACAATTTCATTTCTTAAGTTTTAATCAATGGTTACATCATCATCGTATAAACATTATAACAAATGTGTTTAAAAATGATTTGCAATCTAAATTCTTAATTTCATTTAATCCAAAGTTTTATGAGAGTTTGGGAGAACATAGATTTGATTATGAAAACCAAATAAAAGAATTAGGATTATGGGAGGATTATCAATATGTTTTAACACTACCAGAACATAGGGTAGATTTTGATACAACTCTTAAGATAAGTGGGTATGGTTTTGAGGATATATCAGTTTATAAAAAATCATTTATAAGTTTGATTAGTGATACTATATTTTTTAAACAACAGGGGTTTATATCAGAAAAGATATTTAAACCTATAATGTATCTTCAGCCGTTCTTAATAGCAGCTCCTCCATTATATTTAAAAGCGGTTAGGGAAATGGGGTTCAAAACATTCGATGGATTTATAGATGAAAGTTATGATATCGAATTCGATGATATGAAGCGGTTATCTATGGTAAATGCGGAAATCAATAGAATCTGTAATATACCAATAGAAGAGTTAAAAATAAAGATTAAAGAAATAGAGGATATTTTATTATATAACCAAATGAAACTTCTTACTTTCGATTACGAAATGGCTGAAGTTAATTTATGTAAAGAAATTTTAGGTGAAGAATATAAAGCTAATTTATTGTAACGGATGTTCGCATAGTGCAGGAGGAGGATTAGAATTAACCTCTACTCTGACAGATAATAAAACCTTTGTTAGAGACTACTATAGAGATAGATATAATGTATGGTGGGATACTCAAGAAGAGACTACCTATTCACATAGGTTAGCTAATATAATTGGTTGTGATGTGGTAAATGATTCCACAAGTGGTGGAGGTACAGGTAGAAGTATTCGAATGGCGTATGAGTTTGTCAAAAAGAATTGGAAACAAAAGGATGAGTTATTTCTTATATTAGAATTACCATCATTAGCTAGATTGGATATGTTTTCTAAAAAGCTCAACGATTATATTATATGTAACATACTATATACCTCAACCGATTATAGTGATGAGACATATAATCATCTTTTTGCAACTAGAAAATACTCAACGGAAGAAACTTATATGGATTTTGATAGAATTGGGGCTAAAAATCTTAGAGTTTATTTAGAAAACTTCTATAGTAGAAAAACAGAGTTTACAAAGATAACCAGAGAATTGGATACATTTTTATCATTTCTTAAGCTTAATAATATAAAATTTATATTTTTTGAAGGAGAGTTCAATATAGGTATAGATTCTATATTCAAACAGAATAATATGTTAAAATTGAAAATAGGGAATAAAATTTATACGGATTTCCACCAATTTTCAGTTGATACTAAATCTACTATAGCAGAGGATACGGATTTACTAACTATGGATTTACATCCAGGTTATTTTTCCCATATCAAATTCGCAGAATTATTGGATGGTTACATAAAAGAGAAATACGATACTTTTTGATATTTATTAGAGATATGAATAGTTTAACTCAATTTTTAGTAGATGGGATTCTTTTGGAAGGGATAGAGAAGACCATAGTGGTATATTCCGGTAGATTTCAACCATTTCATAAGGGACACTTTGCAACCTATGAAAATCTTATAAAGAAATTTGGTAAGGATAGTGTGTATATTGCAACATCTAATAAAACTGATAATCAAAAATCTCCATTTAATTTTAGGGAGAAAAAGATGATTATGCAGAAGATGTTTGGGATACCATCTAATAAAATCGTAGAGGTTAGAAATCCTTACGCACCGATGGAGGTGTTAGCTTCATATCCGGAGGAAACAACTGGGTTTATTACAGTAGTTGGTGAAAAGGATGAAATGAGATTAAGTGGTAAATATTTTACTCCATATAAGGGTAAGGTAGAAGTGGGGTATAGGGATAAAGGATATGTTTATGCATCTCCTGCTCAATCAAACCCAATTAGTGGAACGGAGGTTAGAAATTGGTTAAAGGCTGGGGATGAGCAATCTAAGAAAGATTTTCTAAAAGCATATCCTAAATTTGATGAGAGTATATTCAAACTAATAACACTTAAATTATCTAAGTTATCCGAAGAAGTTATATCAGAGATAGCTAGAACCGGTGGAGTTGAATCAGATGGAGAACCGGATTCAGGATATACACCGGATGGTAATCTGAGAATTATAGATAGAGGTAAGCCTGAGCCTTGGTTAAAGCAATTAGGAATGAAACAAATCGACAAACCTAGAGCGGATAATATGAGGGGTAAGGGTAGAACTAAAGATAAAGAATCTCAGTTTAGAAAATTATACTATAAGGTTCAGAATATAAAAGGAACGGATTTAGACCCTGCGACACAGCCACATAAAGTAGAAGATTGGGAAAATGTGGATGCGGGTAAGAAAGTAAAAAAGATTAAAAGATTTTGGGAAGGAAAAGTTGAATATACAGATGATGATGCCGATAATAATATTAGACATCCGAGAGAAATTCCCCATCCATCTGGATTGGGAGTTGATGATTTAAAAGTTCCCAATCCTTATCTTAGACAACCTAAGACACCAAATACTCCTAATGGAAATGTAATGGGTGGTATAACTAAACCAACTGAAAAGGATTCTAATATAGGAATAGCACAGAGAGATTTAGCTAAAAAATGGGCTTCAATCCATGCTACCATAAAGGGGCCGGTAAAACCATTTAGAGAAGATAAGATACCAGGAGGATTAGCAAAAGGAATGACACTTAATGATATTGCAAAAAAACACAATATAAGTGTTGATACTATTGTTAAAGACCTTAAAAGGGGTATGAAGGTAGAAATGGAACATACGACAGATGTTAATGTTGCCAAAGAAATTGCATTTGACCATTTATACGAAGACCCTAAGTACTACGATAAGTTGGCAAAAATGGAAAAGGAAAGTGTTATAACAGAACTTAATGCCGGCTTATATGGTGGAACTATTAAGATTGGGGGAACACCTGTAAAAATAGAAGTAGAATTAGTTGGAGCGGATAACAAAACAAAAGAATTCATAACAAAGGTAATTCATATAGATAAGCAATATCAGAGTAAATTACCAATAGGTTCTACATTTAAAATTCCTGCAAGAATATTCAGAACACCAGGAGGTGGATGGTATAAGATTAAGAATAAAGCATTTGAAATGGCGAAAGCTGATATGGATGCTGTTGAAAAATATGCAGATTCTCAAATGAGTCCAGAGGATGTAGAGTTAGGAAAAGAAACCGACCATTTCTTTCAAAGGTTAAACGACCCTAGAAATGGTAAGGAAATATCTCCCGCCGAATTAACTGGATTCTTTAAAAGATTGGCAAAAAATAAAAAGAAATTCTTAGAATTCTTACAAAAATATAGAGAGTTTGTTGTAACGGATAATCGTTCTAAAATCAATATAGCATTTATCAAAGTGGCTAATAAATTGATTGCTAAGACGGTGATGCGAAAAGCGGATTTCAAATCGGCTACTCCAGTATTCACAACTGAATCCTTAATAATGGAAGGTGGTGCATACGGACATATGAATCATCCATTTGATGTACAGATGAATCTTACATTCGCTGATTTAAAGAATATAGTTAAACAGGCATTAAATGGTAAGTTGGAATTAGCGAGAGAAAAAACAGATGGACAGGCATTGGCTATTAGTTGGGTAAACGGAAGATTAGTAGCTGCTAGAAATAAATCACATTTAAAGAGTAAAGGTAAAGATGCAATGGGAGTTCAGGATGTAATCAGTAAGTTTGCTGGTAGAGGTTCTGTATCAGATGCGTTTACGTTTGCAATTAAAGATTTAGAATCAGCGGTAAGAGGATTATCTGATACGGATAAGAAAGGTATATTCAAAGATGGTAAATGTTTTATGAATTGTGAAATCATTTATCCAGAGAATACAAACGTAGTTCCATATGGTACATCATTATTAGTATTTCATGGAACAATGGAATACAACGAAAGTGGAGATGCAGTAGGAGAAAATCCTGCAGCAGGGGCTAAGTTGGCGGCAATGGTTAAGAAAATAAACGCAGATGTTCAATCTAAGTTTACTATACAAGGGCCTCCAATTCAAAAACTACCTGTTAATAAAGATTTAAAAGCTAAGCAATCAATTTACTTAGCAATGATAACTAAACTTCAAAGTGAGTTTGGATTAACTGATAAAAATGGTGTAGCAGATTATCATCAGGCTTGGTGGAGACAATTTGTAGATAAGAACGCACCTTCATTAGATGAACAGCAAAAGATAGGATTAGTTAAGAGATGGGCTTTCGGAGATAAGAGTTTCCGTTTAGCTGATATCAAAGATACAAAGCTAAAAGCGTGGGCAGACCAAACTGATAAGAAAGACCAGGCTAAAATAACAAAGGATAATCTTCTTAAGTTTGAAGAGATATTCTTAGGAGTTGGCGCAGATGTTCTTTCATTTATGACATCAGTATTAACTGCAAATCCGGAAGCGGCTAAACAAGAAATGGTGGGTAGACTAGAAACTGCTATATCATCTATTAGAGCAACCGGTGATGCGAAAAACTTAGCTAAATTAGAAATAGAATTGACTAGATTAAATGCATTAGGTGGATTTGATAAGATTGTACCGAATGAAGGTATTGTATTTTCTTATAAGGGAGCAACCTATAAATTAACTGGAGCTTTTGCACCATTGAATCAAATTTTAGGAATATTCACATTTAGTAGATAATGGAATTATATACATCTAAAATAACATTCGATTCCGATTTGTTACTAAAGGAAATAAAGGCGCAGTATGATACGAGTTCCATATCAGAGCACACCCCAACGGTAACAATGCATAATTTAGATAGTAATTATCAGTTACCTAAGTTGAAACAATTTAATGAATTAGTATTACCTATATTCGATGGGTTAGAAATCGATAATATATTTTTATTTTTTACACATCCTTCTGGTAAATTAGATTGGCACAAAGATGGTGGGCATGAATATAGAAGATTTATACTTCCTATTATCTCAAATGAAAATTGCATAAATTGGTTTAAATTGGATGAAGTTGAATACAGTACTAGATTCGAAGATGGTAAAATACATTGGTTTGATTCACAGAGGATAGAACATAATGTAATTAATACAGGTGATAATATTAGGGTTGCTTATTTATTGGATATGAAATGGGAAGCGGGTTCTATGAAAAATGTTTTGGAAAATAGTTTTGATAGACATAATCTATTTGTTTAATTCTAATATTTATTACTATAATATTCCCTAATGAGCAAACCGGTAACCGAATGTATTATTGTATCTAAGGAGGTTAATGATAAATTTATCCTAGCAAAGAATAGAGATAGAGCATATAAACCTAAATTAGAAATAGTTCATACCATTATAGATGGTGTAGAAGTTGCATACTTACATGATATAATCACCGATTGGAGTGAAGGCATGAATGCAAATGGTATAGGAGTTATCAATTCTGCACTATTAGTTGGACACGATGAAGCGGAACATAAAATTGTAAAGAAGGGTGGTAAACAAGGACCAGATGGTGATAAAATGAGAAACATCATTAAACAACCAACTCTTAAGGATGCTATCAAAGCTGCACTTACATATAAGGGTAAATCAAAGCTTTCACTTAAAGGTCATACATTCGTATCATCTCCAAAACATATGGTTAGTATTGAAACTACATCAAAACATAAGCCTGATATTAAACTACAAAATACTGAAAGTCCTGTAGTTAGAACTAATCATGGACATGTATTTACAGATGCAGGATATACAAACGGAATTAAGTATTTATCTTCTAAGATGAGAAAGACAACTGCTGAAAAATCAGTAGATAAGGTAAGTGATTGGACTGAGATAGCGGCGGCAATGAGAAAAGAATTTTTTAAAACGGATTCACAATTAAATATGAGAAGACAAAGCGACGAAATGTGGACATCTTCTCAAACGGTGATGAATCTTACAGATAGAATATTGCAGATAAACTACTTTGAAAGTAAAGTAGAATCATTCGAAGGAGTTAGAGTTGAACTACCAGATGGGTACACTCCTAAGATTAAGATTGAGGTTGTAAAATTACCTTAATCTTATTTTCCATAATATATATAGATATACAAAAATAGGTTATATGGCTAAAGAATTTAGAAAAGATTTAATGCATAAAACCCGCCGTGAATTGGTGGATTTTGTGTTTAGAGGGGAAGACCCTAGTAAAGCATTTGGTTATGAGAAACCCAATCCACACACTAAAAGGGAAATTGGTGAGGTATGGGAAGACGAGATTCATCGTTATGAACAGAAAGAGGGGTTCGTTTTAAAAACAGGTAAGAACCACGACGCATTTCAATCAGCAAGAGAATTTTTAAGGGAAAAGGATAATTGTAAAAATCCAGATTGTTCTAAAGAAAAATATGGACCAAACGATATGTTTTTAATTAAGCAATCGGGTCTATGTATTGATTGTAACGTAGAAATAGATGCAGAAGCAACCAAACTAGGAGTATTTGAAGAGTATAAGAACTATAGAGTATTTGGTAGAGCAATTGCTAAGGCAAAAGAGGCTAGAGAACAAATACAAAGTGGTATCAAAGACCTCAAACCTCAATATGAGTATATCTTAGAAAATGGACAAACTGAGATATGGCATTTACCAAAACCAATGGATGAAATGAAAGCTGATATGGAATTGGAAATTGCTAATATTGATAAAGGATTATTAGAATTAGAAGAAGATATAGTTATATATGATACTAAGTTGAGGGAACTCAATAATCCTATCATAAACAGAATATTTTAATGCAGGATAAACAATTATCTTTAAAGGATGTAATCAGACAAGAGTATGTTAAGTGTGCGGCAGACCCCGTATATTTCATGCGTAAGTATTGTAAGATTCAACACCCTACAAAAGGTAAGTTAAGGTTTGAGTTATTTCCATATCAGGAAAAAACTTTATTGCAATTTAAAGAACATCGATACAACTTAGTTCTTAAATCCCGACAAACAGGTATCTCCACACTAACCGCAGGTTATTCTTTGTGGAAGATGATATTTAATCAAGATTATAACGTACTTGTTATTGCGATTAAGCAGGAGGTTGCTAAGAACTTAGTAACAAAGTTAAGGGTTATGTATGATAACTTACCGAGCTGTTTAAAGGTAGCAACACAGGAAGATAACAAACTCTCATTGCGATTAGTAAATGGTTCACAAGTAAAAGCTATTCCATCTTCACCTGATGCAGGTCGTTCGGAAGCCCTATCACTACTGGTTGTCGATGAGGCGGCTTTCGTACCGGATATTAATGAGATTTGGGCATCTGCAACTCCGGCCCTATCAACGGGTGGTAGCTGTATAGCACTTTCTACACCGAATGGTGTGGGTAATTGGTTTCACAAACAATGGGTAGGTTCGGAGGAAGGAACAAATGAGTTCAATCCAATCCATCTACATTGGACCGTTCATCCTGAAAGAGACCAAAGATGGAGAGATGAACAAACAAAAGTATTGGGAGAAAAGTTGGCAGCACAAGAGTGTGATTGTGACTTTATATCTTCCGGTGATACGGTAATATCTCCTGAAATCCTAATGTGGTATAAGGAAACATTTGTTAAAGACCCGGTTGAAAAAGGTGGGTGGGATGGAAACTATTGGAAATGGGAATATCCTGATTACAATAAATCTTATATGGTTGTAGCCGACGTTGCCAGAGGTGATGCATCGGATTACTCAGCTTTCCACGTTATGGATGTAGTTAACAATGTTCAGGTTGCGGAATATAGAGGTAAGATAGATACAAAGGAATTTGGTAATTTCTTAGTTTCGGTAGCAACGGATTATAATAATGCACTATTAGTTGTGGAGAATGCAAATATTGGGTGGGCGGCACTACAACAGATAATAGATAGGGGATATAACAATCTATATTATCAAACATCGGATTATACATACATCGATGTAGAAAAACAATATACTAACAGACACGGAGCAGAAGATAGAAGACAGGTAGCAGGATTTACAACATCATCTAAAACCCGTCCTCTTATGATATCTAAATTGGATGAATACTTCAGAGAAAAATCGGTAGTAATCCAATCGATGAGAACAATCGATGAGTTATTTACCTTTATATGGTTCACAAACAGAGCGGAAGCTATGAGGGGGTATAATGACGACTTAACAATGTGTTTGGCGATTGGGTTATGGGTAAGGGATACCGCACTACGTTTAAGACAAGAAAGAATGGATTTAGCTAAACAAGGATTAAACTCATTTGCATCCACAGGAAACGAAATGGGGGTGTATAATCATCAAACTTTTAGACAAAATCCGTATGAAATGGATTTTGGTAGCGAAAAAGAAGATATAAGATGGTTACTTTGATATTTATAATAAGTTTACTTATATATTAATGTTTTAGTGTAAATTCTCTATATATATGTATATACAATATAGTTTTAAGAATTATAGAAAATAATATAAAAAATGGCAGAAAACAGCAATTCTTTTTTTGATAGATTACGAAAGGTCTTTTCGACTGGTGTTATTGTCAAAAAAGAAGGAAACAGAACGAGAGTTATTGATACCGAAAACAGTCAACAGGTAACTAACTTAAAATCGTTAAAGGATAGATTTTATAGATTGCAATCAGGATATACGCAGGATGTATATCAAACCCAATTATCATATCAAGTAATTCGTAGAGAGTTATTCTTAGATTATGATGCAATGGATAACGACCCAATCATAGCATCGGCGTTGGATATCTATGCAGATGAATCTACTACTAAAAATGAGTATGGGGATGTTCTTACTATAAAAACAGAAAATCAACAAGTTAAGGAAATATTAGAGAGTTTATTCTATGATACAATGAACATAGAGTTTAATCTTTGGCCTTGGGTTAGAAATTTAACTAAATATGGTGATTGTTTTATTGTATTGGAGATAGCTGAAGGAGAAGGTGTAGTTAACGTACATCCACAATCGGTGTATCATGTAACTAGAACTGAAGGATTAAACGACCCAACGAGAGTTAATAGAAGACAAGAAGGTATTAAATTCACCATTGACCCGGATAGATTGGGTAAGCATGAATATGATAACTTTGAGGTAGCTCACTTCCGTTTGTATTCAGATACAAACTACTTACCTTACGGTAAATCAATGATTGAAAACGCAAGAAGATTGTGGAAGCAAATTACATTGATGGAAGATGCGATGATGATACATCGTATTATGAGAGCACCTGAGAAAAGAATATTCAAAATTGATATAGGTAACATTCCTCCTCAAGAGGTTGATAACTATATGCAGAAGATTATCAATAAGATTAAGAAAACTCCTTTTCAAGACCAAAAGACTGGAGATTATAATCTTAAGTATAATATGATGAACATCACAGAGGATTTCTTTATGCCTGTGAGAGGTGGGGATAGTGGAACTTCGATTGATACATTGGGTGGATTACAATATACTGCTATAGAAGATATCGATTACTTAAAAGCTAAACTATTTGCGGCATTAAAAGTTCCAAAAGCTTTCTTAGGATATGAAGAGGATATCAACGGTAAAGCTACATTAGCAGCTGAAGATATTCGTTTCGCTAGAACTATTGAAAGAATTCAAAGAGTGGTAGTATCTGAATTAACTCAGGTAGCTATCGCACATTTGATTGCTCAGGGAGTTGAGGGTATGGATGCGGTTGATTTCAAATTAGAGTTAACTAACCCATCTACAATCTATGAGCAAGAGAAAATCAATCTATGGGCTGAGAAAGTTAGATTGGCAACTGATATGAAAGCATTAAAGTTATTATCTAATAATTGGATTTATACCAACATATTCAAATTATCAGAAGATGAAATTGCTGAAGAATCTGTTAATGTGGTATATGATACATTCGATTTAAACCGATTAAATAAGATTGAGCAAGAAGGAGTAGACCCATACGAAGAACAACCTGGAGGTGAACAACCCGCAGAAGGTGAGCAACCAGCTGAAGGAGAACAACCTGAAACGGGTATGATGACAGAGCCAAATGATGAGCAACCTACTCAAGAAGCGGCTGATGCTAGTATAGAGAATGGTAAATTGGGTGGTAGACCTCAAATGACAGGAAACAATGGCACAGATGATAATGCATTTGGAAGAGACCCATTGGGTAAAGCAGATATCACTCGTAATTTTGGAAGGGAAACTCGTCATAAGAGAATAGGTGAAAAACTTAAGAGTATTGCTGATAAGGATAAGAAATTAAGAGATGGAATAAGAAATAAAATTAAATCAAATAACGCTAGGAAAGCGGGTAAAAAGATTATAAACGAGGATATAAATGGATTAAGTGATGATACGGGTTCACTGTTAGATGATAATAATATCTTACCAGATGTGTAAAAATCACTTATTCAAAGTTTCCTAATATTTATAGAAGTAATATTTACATATATAGTAAAGAAAAATAATAAATTCTGATGAAAGTTAAACACTCAAAGTTTAAGAATACGGCTATTTTGTTTGAACTACTTGTCAAGCAAATTACGCAAGAGGTATTATCAAATTCGACAAAAAATGTGTCTGAAAAGATTATAAAGGAATTTTTTAGTTCAAACAAAGAGTTGGCTAAAGAATTGAAATTATACAATCAAATCGTTAAAGAAAAGTATTCTTCGATTGATGATGCTAAGCTATTCTTAGAAGAAGTGGCTAAGGAAAGAGTAAAGTTAGATGAGAATAAACTAAATAAAGAAAAGTATAATCTTATCAAAACAATAAAGGAATCGTATGATTTAGATAAATTCCTATCATCGAACCTACAGAATTATAAATTATTAGCTTCTGTTTATAAGGTGTTTGAAACCAAAACTTTAGGTAGAAAGGTTGAAATTAGAGATTTTATTGATTCTAATAATACTATATTAGAGCATATTGTAAACAAAAGAATCTCAACAAAAGTATCTGATACATTATATGAATCATTTAAACAACAATCGGAAGATTTAAGATTGTTAACTTATAAATTATTAATAGAAAGCTTCAATAAGAAGTATTCTAATTTAGATGATTCTCAGAAAGGTTTATTGAGAGAATTCATAAATAATGTTACCAATACCTCCGCATTCCCAAAATTCATAGAAGAAGAAACTAAAAAAGTTCTTAATAATTTAGTAAAGGAATCAAAGAGTATTAGTGATAAAGTGACTAAGATAAAAATATCTGAGATGATTAAATTATATAAATCAGATAAATTTCTTAAAGAAAATCAAGATAAGCAAGTTTCAGTTTTAATGCTTACATACGAATTATTAAAAGAAATAAGGAATGTCAACACAGTTGGAACAACTAAAAAATAGTATCAGAGAAATCCTTTCTGAAATAGAAAAGGAAGAGGAAGATAAATTAAAAAAGGAGACAACTGTTACCGGAGATGTAGCAGGATATGATACTCCTCGTGCATTTTCTAGTAATGGTCAGCACAAAAGCGGATACACTAAGAGGATGGCGAGTTTAACTGGATATTCAGCAGTTAACGAAAATAGATTTCAAAAATTAAGATTAGACCAAACAATGACTCCGAATCAAAAGATTGGATTAGGTGTTAGAGAAATTCGTAGAAAAGTGGATGAAATCGAAAAATTCTTAGAATGGTATGGTAAAATCAAAAAAGAGAACTCTCTAAAAGGTGAAAACTTTTGGAAAAGAACTAATCACCATATTTATAGAATAAAGGAAAGGTTATCTAACATTGGTAAAAATGTAACCACCTTAAGAAAATAAATTAGGAATCCCTATGAAAATAACTAGAGAGCAATTAAGAACCATCGTTGGAGAAGTTCTACAAGAAGAAAAAGATTATCAATCATTCTTTCAAGCAATGCTAAAGAAGCATGGTGTATCTTCACCTGATGAATTCAAATCAGATGAAGAGAAGAAATCATTTTTCAATAAAGTAGAAGATACTTGGAAAGGTGTAAGTGAAAGATTGGTTCAATTAAAAGAAGATGAGTTAACTTCAAAGCAACAAAAGATAGATTTAAACAAAAATGGTAAAGTTGATGGAGATGATTTATCTAAATTAAGAGCAGGTACTAAAACAGAAGCGGAATTATCAGCTGCTCAACAAAAAATAGATTTGAATAAAAATGGTAAAGTTGACGGTTCTGATTTATCTAAATTAAGAGCTGGTGCAAAAACTGAAGGAGAAGTAGAAGAACCAACTTCTTTAACTAAGATATTAAGTAAAGAAGGTGAAACCTTAGTTAAGAGTGGTGCGGGTAAAATGTATAATATTACAAAGGTAAATGAAGCTAAATTAAAAGAAGGAAAATACGATGCTGATTTAGATAAGATTGAAGCAGCTGTTAAGAACGCATTATCTTTTATGAATGTAGGTAATGAATTAAGAAAAGCTGGTATCAAATATGATTTTTCAACTTCTATGATTCCAATGTATATGATTAAAGTATCCGGCACCGTTGTTGCAATTGTAAACAAAAAGTATGCAAACGATGCAGAAAGAATAGTTGGTGACATTGCAATTGGATTATTAAACTAAATAAGTAAAATGAAATCACTTTTAATAGAAACAAAATTATTTGAGGGAAAGATTAACGAAGACGAAAACGGAGTAGTTTTGGTTAAAGGTGTATTACAAAGAGCGGATGCTCAAAACCAAAATGGTAGAGTGTATCCTAAAGAAATATTAGAAAGAGAAGTTAAGAAATATCAACAACTTATTACAGAGAAGAGAGCGTTGGGAGAATTAGACCATCCTGAATCATCTGTAGTTAGTTTGAAGAATGTATCCCATAACATAAGAGAATGCTATTGGAAAGGAGATGATGTGGTAGGTGTCGTAGAGATATTACCAACTCCATCTGGTAACATATTAAAGGAATTATTAAAAGCGGGAATCCGTTTAGGTATCTCAAGTAGAGGTATGGGCTCAGTTCAATCCATTGGAGATAATAAAGTAATGGTGGCTGAAGATTTTGAATTGATTGGGTGGGATTTTGTATCAAACCCATCAACTCAAGGTGCATTTATGGAAAACCTAAATGAATCAGTATCTAATAAACAACCAATTAACGAAACATACGGAACAGATGTATGTGGAGAGTGGTGTAAAACTCAACACTTAATTAGAGAAATTATAGAAGAGTTAGCATAGTATGCCAGCACGAATCGTAATAAAAGTTAAGCAGGGGTCATCCAAAGAAGAGAGCCATCGTAATGTAGAAAAGGCTCTCAAAGATTACAAAAACAAAGTTTTTAAGCTAAAAATAACGCAGGAATTGCGTGATAGGAAGGAATTTTTGAAACCTTCTGTAAAGAAAAGATTACAAAAAGAGAAAGCAAAAAGAAAAAATAATTTTAATTTTCTTTAGTTTTCTATAATTGTTATATACTTATATGTAATTGATTCGAATATTCCATCTCTATATGGAATCACATATAATCAAATAATCTTATTTAGGCACACACTCATTAGCCTAAGGCAATCCAAAAAGTAAAATGAATAGTAAACTTTTGAAAGAAGCAATCGCAGATGCTAAAGCGGTTAGAGAAACGGCATTAGCAAACGCAAAAATCGCTCTTGAAGAGGCTTTTACTCCTAAATTACAATCTATGCTTTCTAAAAAATTACAAGAGGAATTAGAAGGCGATGAAAGTGAAGAAGAAGTAGAATTAACTCAAGAGAATGATGTATCTTCAGAAATCGGTGGTGGTGATGGCAATAAAATGCCAGCAGCTAAAGCTTTCAGTTCAGCAGCTGAGTCAGATGAATTAGCAGCAGCAGATGTTGACAAACAAACTGCAGCAGTAGGTTCAGAAGATGAGAACGCTGAGAAAGTAGCAGGAATCACAGAAGGTGAAGAAGAAGATGTAACAGGAGCAACTCCTGATACAGCAGTAAACGAAGAAGAGGAAATGGATGACGTTGACTCTGAAATCGATGAAATTATCAAAGAATTAGAAGCAGCAGCTGATGATGAAGAATCATACGCAACTGAAGGTGAAGAAGAAATGGAAGCTCCTGTAGCTGAACCAACTGAAGCACCAGCAGAAGAGCCAGTAGCTGAAGAAGATGAAATTGACTTAGATGAAATTCTAAGAGAAATGGGATACGGAGATGAGCCTGCAGAAGAAGAAGCACCAGTTGCTGCTACTGAAGGTGAAGAATCTGGAGAAGAATTAGATGCATTGAAAGCAGAATTAAAATCAGTTCAATCTGAATTAGGTGAAGCTATCAGCGTAATCAAATCTTTAAAAGGTACAATCAACGAAGTAAACCTTTTGAATGCTAAATTATTGTATGTGAACAAATTGTTCCGTTCATTCAATTTAACAAACGAACAAAAATCTAAAGTTGTTGAAACATTAGATAGAACTAAAAATGTAAGAGAAGTTAAGTTAGTATTCTCAACAATTGCTGAAAGTTTCAAATTTGGAAACGGAGCAACTAAGAAAGTAACTGCTAAACTTACAGAAAGTTATGCATCAAAGCCAGCACAATCTACTGCACCAAAACAAATTATCGCTGAAGATAATTCTGCTGCAAACAGATTCAAAAAATTAGCTGGTATTATCAAGTAATTGAACAAAAAATTTAAAAAAATAACAAAATGGCAAACTTTAATGTTAAATCATTATTAGAGGCGAAAAACCCTCAAGCTGTGATGTTGGAGCAAACTAGAGGACTTAGAACAAAATGGGACAAAACCGGATTGTTAGAAGGAATGAAAGATAGAGACCAACATTCTATGGCAGTGCTTTTGGAAAACCAAGCACAACAATTATTATCTGAGGCAACTCAAACAGGTACTTCTGCAGGTTCAGAAGAGTGGTCTGGTGTTGCTTTACCTTTAGTAAGAAGAATCTTCGGAGAAATCGCAGCTAAAGAATTCGTTTCAGTTCAACCAATGAACTTACCTTCAGGTTTGATTTTCTTCATGGATTTCAAATATGGTACAACTAGAGGTGGTAAAACTGCAGGTGATTCTTTATACGGAACTGGTTCTAAGTTCGGTAGAACTGAATTAGCACAAGGCGGTCTTTACGGAGAAGGTCAATATGGATACACATTAGCTCCTCAAATTGCAGCAGCAGTAAGTGGTGCTACTCAAAACTTAACTATAACAGATGCAACTAGTGCTGATTTAGGTTGGGATTCAAGATTTACAGCTTCTATTGATGCTAGACAAATTAGAAAAGTTGTAGTTAATGCATCTGCGTTCACAAACATTGATACAGAAGCTATCAAAGCGGCTAAATTTACATCAACAACAAGTTCAGTTAATATTTCATCTGGTTCTCAAAGTGCAAATGGACATATCGCTCAGTTTGCATCGCATAACTATGCAGCTAGTCAGTTAACATTCTTCGTATCTGCATCAAATTCAACAACTATACCAACTGGTAGTGCAACATATGCATCTGGTACATTTGCATTGAGTTATAATGAGCAACCTTTAGCTTATGACAGAGGTGATTTCGAAGACCAAAACCCAATTTCTAATCCATCTTCAGGTACTAACTTGAATATTCCAGAAGTTGACTTAGAATTAAAGAGTGAATCTATTGTTGCTAAAACAAGAAAATTAAAGGCTGTGTGGACTCCTGAGTTGGCACAAGACTTAAATGCTTATCACTCAATTGATGCTGAAGCAGAATTAACTTCAATGTTATCTGAATACATCTCTTTAGAAATCGACTTAGAAATCTTAGATATGTTACAAGTTAACGCATTGACTGTTGATTACTGGTCAACAAACGTTGGTGAAGAGTATAATGCTCAAACAGGAACTTGGACTGCGGGTTCATCTTCTTTAGCATACCAAAAGGCGACTTGGTTCCAGACTTTAGGAGTTAAGTTAAACAAAGTATCTAACAAGATTCACCAATTAACAATGAGAGGTGGAGCAAACTTTATCGTATGTTCTCCTGACGTAGCTACAATTTTAGAATCAATTCCTGGATTCCATGTGAATGCTGAGAAAGATTCATTACAATTTGCAGCTGGTGTTTCTGTAGTAGGTTCAATCTCTAACAGATATACTGTTTACAAAAACCCTTATATGACTTCTAACCAAATCTTATTAGGATTTAAAGGAGCTAACTTCTTGGAGACTGGTGCGGTTTACGCTCCATACGTTCCATTGATTATGACTCCATTAGTGTATGACCCAGATAACTTCACTCCAAGAAGAGGAGTTATGACAAGATACGCTAAGAAAATAGTGCGTCCAGAATTCTATGGTAAGATTTATGTAAAAGATTTAGCTAACTTATAATCTTCGGATTCAGTTAATTAAATTCTAACGTAACTTAGAGTATAATAAAGAGGGGGTGAGAAATCACCCCTTTTTTTATGTCTTTATATTTAAATTTATGAGGTTACATACAATAAAGGATAAGTACGAAATAGGTAAAATCAAAACCTACGAAGATGTACCAGGATGGATTGGTTGTGCTGAAGATATCTACGGATTAGTATTCAAAGAATTAAATGATGGGGATTCAATAGTAGAGATTGGAACATTTTTCGGTCAATCTACAATCTTTATGGCTTCTCTTATAAAAGAAAGCGGAAAAAAGATACACTTCGATACAATAGATTCTCTTTGGCAGATAGATGCGGATGTTAGAAGAGGAGACCATCCAAAATCATTTTACGATTATAGATTTTCAGAACAACTTAAGGATATTCCAATTGATGAGCTAATCAAAGCCCATTACCGATTATGTGGAGTAGATGAGTACATTAACCTTATGATAGGTGATAGTAGATGGTTGTGGAAATGGTATGATAAGGAATCCTTACAATTTGTTTACATAGATGGAGACCACAATTATGAGATAGTTAAGTTAGATATGGATAATTGGTGGAGTAGAGTTAAGGTAGGTGGATACTTAGGAGGAGATGATATAGATGCGTATCCATCGGTTCTTAAGGCTATGAATGAGTTGATTGAGAGAGAAAATATACCAAATCACAAGATTCAGATATTTCCAAACTCTTTTTTAATTAGGAAGTGATATTTATAGATGTATAATTAAATTTAATATAAATGGAAGAATTGGCTTCGGTATTTTTACATAGTAGAACACAGGCACATATATTTCACACAAGAGTATCCGGACAGGGTTCATTTGCAGCTCATACTGCTTTACAAACATACTATGAAGGAATTGTACCTTTGATAGATGGTTTGATTGAATCGTATCAGGGTATGCATGGTTTAATAGAATACAAAGCAGTTAGTGGGGTAGATAACAATGCTGAAAAACAAAATATGGTTAACTATTTCGATAAACTTTGTAAATTCTTAGAATCAGCTAGAAAAGATGAAAAATTAAAATATAGTTGGTTTCAAAATGATATAGATAATATAGCTACTTTGTTATACTCAACTAAATACAAATTGATTAATTTAGGTTAATCGGATTTGTAATATTTATATATTAAAGAAGAACATTAATGGCAGCAGCAAGATATTCCTTTATCATAGAGCAGGGAGCAACTACAAACATACAGGTCACATGGCAAGATGAGACTGGGAGTGTAAACCTTTCTGGATATGGCGGGAGAATGCAAATCAGACCATCCGCTACATCTGAGACCGTTTATTTATCACTAAGTTCATCACGTCAAACAGATGGTACTGGGTTGAATATGAGTGGTTCTGATGGGTTAACGCCAGTTCAAAGTGGTTCTATTGGAATATACATTTCAGCAGCTACCTCTTCTTTATTAAATTTTGATACTGCTTACTATGATTTAGAAATGGTAAGTGGTAATGAGGTTACGAGATTATTAGAAGGACAAGTGAAATTGTCAAAAAATGTAACCCGATAAGATGTCTGTAACATTAGTAAATAACTCACCGCAATTAACAGTAGCAACCGCAGGAACAAGAGGGTTGACAGGAGCTCATGTAGTAAATGCTTCATTCTCTGGTTCTAATTTAATTATAACACTTTCCGATGGGACAGTTATAAATGCGGGTGGTACAATATTATCATCGAGTGGTAGTAATAATTGGGTAGGGCAACAAGCGATAAACGGAAATGTAATCGTAACGGGTTCATTTATCCTATCAGGTTCAAATACTTTAGTAAACATTGGACCAGCTTCATTTAGTGGTTCTGTAAATGTATCGGGTTCAACTACTATAACAGGAAGTTTAATTGTTAGTGGTGGAACTATAAATGTAATTGGAACAAATTTAATAAGTGCTTCACAAGGAGTAACTTTAGCTAATACAACTGGATATTCAACATTCAGTTCTTCGATTTCACAATCATTATCACATTCTGTAGCTAATTTGAGTTCATCAATTGGTTCATTAAGTGGAAGTGTTACAGCTACAATCAATTCTAAATTTGGAAGTATTGTAGTAACTCCTTTCTTAAGTAAATCAAACTATGAAAGTTATACATCTTCTATTGTAGAACCTAGATTAGCATCGTTAGAAGCAGCTAGTGGTAGTATTAGATTGGCTCATAATGCACATACATCATCTGTAAATAGTACAACATCATCTCTTAATTTAGTAACTGCTTCATTGAACACAAAGACAGGTTCAATTGAAAACAGATTAACTTCATTGGAAACAAAATCAGGAAGTGTAACAACTGATTTATTAGCTTTATTTGTAAGTACTTCTATAGATGATGGTAGAATAAATTCATTAGAAGCTGCTACTCAAAGTTTATTTGTATCTACTTCTAATCATGAAAGTAGGGTTGATTTAATAGAAGCATTGACAGGTTCTATTCTTTCTATAACTGCTTCATTAAGTGCTTTTACATCTTCAGCGGACAGTAGATTAGATTCAATTGAAGCGGCATCAGCAAGTTGGGGAGCATCTACAAATATTTCTGCATTAAATTTATTTAGTGCAAGTGTGAATACATTTAGTAGTTCGGTTAATACCGCAACTGCTTCATTAAATACATTTACTTCAAGTGCTAATATTTCAATTATTGCTCTTAATATTAGAAGTGGTAGTTTAGAAGTATCAGCATCTTCTTTAGCAAGTTCAGCATCAGCTGTTTTAACTAGATTAACTCAATTAGAATCAACATCAGGTTCAGTTAATACATTTACTGCAAGTGTTAATTCCACAACCGAAAGTTTGAATACACTTACTTCTAGTTTAGTAAGTAGTGGTAGTTCATTAGCTACATCAGCATCATCTGCAAAAAGTAGAATAGATGCATTAGAAGTAAGTAGTGGTTCACATAATTCATTTAGTGCAAGTGTAAATTCATTTACTACTTCTGTTAATACACATACATCTTCAGTTAATACTGCAACCGCTTCATTAAACACATATACTGCATCATTAAAAGAAGCCATAGATGTGACAGGTAATGGAGTTAGTTCTACTACTACAATATTAGGAAACTTTGTTGTACAAGGAACTCAAATAGCTCTTAACACAACTAACTTAAAAGTAGCTGATAAACTTATAGAAATAGCAAGTGGTTCAACTACTGCTGCGATGGCGGACGGAGCTGGTATTTATATTAGTGGTGCAGATGCAAGAATAGATTGGAATAATAACTTATCTAAAATTGCTATAAATAAAGGAGTTAGTATAACGGGAGATATTGCAGTTAGTGGATTAGTTGATGGAGTTGAGTTATCACAATTAAGTGGTTCATTCAATACAATAAGTAGTAGTTTTTTAATCGATAGTACTTCTTTTGCAACATCGATAGATACAATTAATAGTGTAAACAATTCACAAAATACATTTAGTGCATCTGTAAGTAATAGTTTAAATTCTATTCATACAACAACTGCATCATTAAACACATTTACGGGTTCAACTTATTTACCATTTAGTACATCAGTTGATAGTAGGATATTAAGTTTATCATCTTCATTAGGAGGTGGTGCAACCGGAACTAGAATAACTGCGTTAGAAACAAGTGCATCGTTATCTGCGATTACAAATAGTGCTCAAGCGGGTGCTATAACAGGAATTGGTTCGACAGTTGCAAGTTTAATAAGTACTACTGGAAGTACCGTTATTCAGTTAAATGCTTTAAATGCTTCAGCTAGTGCAACTTTTGCAACCGCATCAGTTGTATCGGCTTCTATATTATCGTTACAAACTCAAGATAGTGCATTGTGTGGATTTACTGCTAGTATAGTAACTTGGATTGGTAATGGTGGAACATTTGCAACTGCAAGTGCTTCATTTGATAATAGAATTGCTTCTATCTCTGCTGCAATTGGAGGAGCTGGGGCAACGGGCATTGGAGCAAGAGTTAATTCATTAGAACAATATACCGCATCAATCTCAACTGTTTCCGGTTCGGTTGTATCACAGAGTGTTAGAATCGCGGCATTAGAAGCATCCGGAACTTACTTCGATACAAAAATAAATCAATTTAGTTCAAGTATTTCTGCAAGTAATAATTTTACTACGAATGTGTTTCCTGGAATATCGGCATCATTTGAAAGTAGAATTAGCCAAAGTTTAGCGGCAATAGCCAATTTGGATAGTGGATATGCAACTGATGCGGAATTAGTAGCATATAGTAGTTCAGTTGCAACTACAACCGCTATATTATATTCATCTGGTTCATCGCTATCATCTTCAATTTGGAATCCATCGAATGGAATATCAGCGAGTATAGCTTTAACTACAATAAATTTATCATCAAGTTTTAGTGCTTCATTATTCACTGCAACTGCATCTTTACATACTAGAATAAATGCAATTGTAACTGGAACGGGATTTTTAGAAAGAACTGAATTTAATGGAATATCATCTTCGTTATATACTTCAACTGCAAGTTTAAATTCATTTAGTGCATCCGTTAGAGCAAGTGGCTCAATAATTAATACGTTCACTTCATCAGTTAATAATTCAACTGCAAGTTTAAATACTTATACTGCTTCTTTGAAAGCGGCATTGCAACCAAACGGAGCTGATGTAAATGTTAGTGGTAATCTTTATGTAACTGGTAATATAGTTGCACAACAATATATTGTAAGTACATCAACTTATTATGTAACAGAATCTAACTTTGATGGTAATCATACATTTGGTAACACTTATGGTGATAACCAAACCATAAATGGTACTTCAAATTTCTATGGTCAAATAAATTTATATGCTAGTGCAAGTGACCCGGTTGCTAATCCAGTTTGGTTAAATGTTAGTGCATCAATAACTTCATCCGGTATAGTTAGTGCATCTGGATTTATAGGAATATTCAATGGAGCATTTAGTTCTTCAATTCAAACAAATGTAAGCGGAACAACCGGATTTAGTAACTTTACAAGTTCAATAAGTGAATCAATCAATACTGCAACTTCTTCATTAAGTAGTTCAGTAAGTTCATCTATTGGATTATTAAGTGCATCTGTTGCATCAATAAATGCTTCTCAGGTTGCAACTGAATCGTTGAATATAATTACGAGTTCATTATATAACACAACTCAATCTCTAAATAACTCAACTCAATCGTTGAATACATTTAGTGCGAGTGTGATTGCAACGGGCTCATTGATGAATACATTTACTTCAAGTGTAAATTCATTTAGTGCATCCGTTAAAGCGACGGGTTCGATAATGAATACATTCACCGCATCGGTTATTGCAACGGGTTCTGTAATAAACATATTTACTCAATCTATTAATACTTCTACTTCTAGTTTAAACACTTATACAGCATCTCTATTAGGGGCGGTATCGGTAACAGGAAGTAATTTAAGAGTATTAGGAAATGCAAATATTCAAAACGATTTAATAGTAAGTGGAAACATAATTGCTCAACAATACATCGTAAGTTCTTCGGTAACTTATATGACTACATCGTTTAGTAATGGTTCTACTATATTTGGAAATGATACAAATGATACTCATAGATTTACCGGTTCAGTTTATGTAACAAATGATATTACTGCATCTAATATAAGAGGAACTATTATTGCTAATAACGCAGTGGTGAGTTCATCTCTGCAATTCGTTCAATATGGTGCATTATTAACTTCATCAGTTAGTGGAAAGCAAGCAGTTAGTGGAACATTGATAGTATCTGGTACTACATCTTTAACAGGAAGTACTACCATAGATTTAAGAGGTGTTCCATCAGGAAACTTTACCGTTCAAAATGGTGCGACTAGAATAGATTCAATATTATTTGTATCAGATAATGATTATGTATCAAATGCATATGTTGGAGGAGATATTAGAGTTGGTGATTACTTAGCAGGAGGATATACTGCTCATTATGATGGTGGTGTTCAAATCACCGGTTCATTAAGAGTAAATGCTGGACAAAACGGAAGTGGTTCATATTTCACAGGAAGTGTTTGGATAACAGGAAACGAAGCTGTTAGTGGAAACTTACAAGTTGTACAAAATACTTCAGTAAGTGGTAACTTTATAGCAACTACAATTTCAGCATCTTCTGCGGTAACTGCATCTTCTTTAAGAGTGGAAGGGTTAACTAGAATTAATGGAGAGGTTGATATTGATACTACACAAATAACACTTGGTGCAGGTGGAAACGCGGTAGTAGATGAGACTAGATTAAACACATTAAATTTAAGAGTAGATAGTGATACATTCTTTAATTCAAATATAACCGCTATATCAGGTTCTACGAGAGTTAAGAGTTTAGCGATAAACGATTTAAGTATGAGTAGAATTCCTTATGTGGATTCAACCGATACTTTAGTTGATAGTGCAAACTTTACTTATAATGGAGTAACATTCAAAGTAGGCGGTGGAGCATTTGAAATAGATGATACAACTGGAAATATAAGAACATCTGGTTCATTAAAAGTAAATGGTGGAACTACATTTCATTCAACATTAAATGTTAGTGGAGCAGTTGGTATAGCATCTACATTAATCGTAACAGGTTCTACCACAATATCTTCATCACTAAAAGTAACTAATACTGCTTCTTTCGCACATTTGGTTGTAACGGGTTCTACATTCATAACCGGTTCTACATTTATAGGTGGGAATTTAACAATATCTGGAAGTAACAGAGTTAGTGGAAACTTTGCAGTAAGCGGTACGTTGGATGTAAGTGGTAGTGCAACATTTGATTCTGATGTAAATATAACAGGAAGTTTAGCTATAACAGGTGGATTATCTGTAAAAGGAGCACCTATCTTATTTGGAGATTCAATGGCAGATTCTATCATAATATCTGGAGGGTTAGAAATCACCGGTTCTCTTACAAGAAATACTACAAATCTTAGAGCAACAGGTTCAAACAATCCAGGAGACGCGATATATAGATTAACTGAGGCTCAAGCATGGAGTTCATCTTTTACAACTAATAATACTTCAAGTGGGGCGTGGATAAGAACTCCGGATGAATATTTAGAATATTTTGTTGGACAGGGTTCTAATAAAAGAAGATATATTACTCCAGTTTGGTTGGATGAAACACTTTACGCTGATGATTATTTCGATATATCAGTTGTAGATGGTGCAGATTCTGATTATGTTTATTAAGAAGTTATATATTTATACAAAGACACAGAATAAAATAAAATAAAATGGCATTAGCAGGTGTAACATTAAGAACAATAAAGGGTAGTAAATTAACTATCGCTGAATTAGATGGTAATTTTTCGACAATAACATCTAGTGTGGAAGCTAGTACTAGTAATATTGCTACTTTAAATACCACTAGAACTCAATTAACCGCATCTTTTCCTAACATATTAATAGGAGCTAATGGTGTAGGTGGTGCAGGATTAATCACAAGTGGTAACCTATTTGTAACTGGTGCATTTAGTGTTTCTGGTTCTCAAACATATTCAGGTTCAGCAAACTTCTTAGGTAGAGTAATAGCGAGTGGTAGTGGAAACTCTGTATTGGGTTCAAACTATGCAGATGATACGGCCGCAGCGGCAGGTGGAATTCCAATCGGAGGTATGTATCATAATGCAGGAGCAATCAGAATTAGAATAGTTTAATTTATTATAAATGGCAATTAGCGGAGTAACATTACGAAAAAATTTATCGGATAAGTTATCTATCGAACAAATGGATAGTAACTTTTCTGCTATTACTTCAAGTATAGAATTTAGAGCTACTACTGCTTCTAACCAATTTAATGGTGACCAAAGTATTAGTGGTTCTTTAATTGTTAGTGGAAATATTACCTTTGGGTTAACTGCTTCACTTAACAATCTTAATATAACCGGTGCATATTCTCAATTAAAAGTGGATAGTGGAAACGCATCCGCGGCAGTTTTATTGGGTTCGGTTACAGCATCTAATTATCCCACAGATTATACCGCACAAAATCAAGGAGTTCCTTTGGGTGGGGTATATCATACAGATGGATACCTTAAAATCAGAACATCTGATACAGATAGAACCGCTTTCAATCTGAGTTCAATTTCATCATCTAATTATGCTAACGATGCAGCGGCGGCAGCGGGCAATATAAACTTAGGTGGAATGTATCACACAAACGGAACTCTGAAAATCAGATTGGTTTAAAACTTCTTTATTTAATAAACTGAATATTTATATAAGTAAATAACTTATATTAGATGTCAGTAGATTCAACAATCAATCATTATCCTGGTTCATCATCGTTCTTTCCTGGAATGACTCCATTCGAAATATACGATAATGATTACCATTTTTCAAACGATGCACCTAAAGTAGCCCTTTGGTGTGCTAGAAGATTAGGTTACCCTATCATCGATGTAGAATTGGTAGATGAACACTTCTATGCAGTATTTGAAGAGGCGGTAAGTGAGTATTCTGCTCAAGTAAATCAATTCAATATTAGAAATAACTTACCTCAAATTATGGGGCAGGCTACTGGTTCTAACTACACCGGTAAATTAGTAGAGGGTTCTTTCTTAAATCAAGTAATTCGTTTATCGGATTCATATGGAACTGCAGCAGGTGTGGGCGGTGCAACTGATATTAAAAGTGGTTCAATTGATATTACGAGTTTAGAGCAAGATTATGATTTAAAAACATTATATGCGGATGTAAGTGAGAGTGGAAAAAGGATAGAAATTACAAAAGTATTCTTTGAACCTAAACCTGCGTTAGCTCGTTTCTTCGACCCTTATTCAATTAGTGGTATGGGTACTTTAAACATCACTCAGGAGTTCGGATTCAGTTCATTCAGTACTGCTACTCAATTCGTATTAATGCCGTTCTATGAAGACCTCTTGAGGATTCAGGCTATCGAGTTTAACGACCAAATTAGAAAATCAGCACATACGTTTAGTATTGTAAATGGTAAACTTAAAATATTCCCTGTCCCAACAACTAATCAAAAACTATGGTTTGAATACTATGTTAGAGATGAGTATGATACAAATTCATTAGGGCTTAGAGATGGTAGAGTTTCCGATTATTCAAATATAGGATATGATTTTATACCTTATCAAAGAATTAATGATGTAGGAAGACAGTGGATTAGAAAATATACATTAGCTTTATGTAAGGAATTATTAGGAGCAATTAGAGAGAAATATAGTAGTATCCCTATTCCAGGTGGAGAAACTACATTGGATGGTGCTCAATTAAGAGCGGAAGCAACTACTGAAAAAGAAAATCTAGTAACTCAATTAAGAGAGAATTTAGATGAGGTTTCAAGAAAGAAGATTTTTGAAAATAAAGCTGCTGAAGCAAACCAACAAATGGAAATGTTGCAGAAAGCACCTTTAGCAATATTTGTAGGATAATATGCCACGATTTAACTCCGCAAGGGACATACGTTTTTTTGAACAAGTATCAACTGAAATGGTTAATGATGTAATCGAAACATTGGTTACATTATTTAAAATAAATTCAGCTGAAACTTCTTACAACTTATATGGTGAAAGTTTGGATAAACAATATTATAGAGGATTGGATACATACACTATAATAGAAAGAGCACCTACGGAAACTAATTATGAGGGTTTTGGCGCGGATGCGAGTAGAACTTCTAATTTCAGATTTAATAGACACACTTTAATAGATGCAAATTTCTATCCTGAAGTTGGTGATTTAATTTTATTAGATGGTTCTTATTATGAGGTATCTAATGTTAATGAAGACCAGTGGATAGGCGGTGGATATCAAAATAAGTTCTCTGTTATATGTGAAACATTTATTACTAGAAATAGTGCAATTAACATCGAAGAAAGAGTAAGATAATGGCAGATAAAAACTTTTCGAAAATAGTAAAGCAGGATGAACAACAAATGTTATCAATATCATTAGTTGATATAGATAGTACTATTGCATCCTATATGGAAAAGCATATCATTCCGGAAGTAGAGCAAAACAAATCTAAAGTAAAAGTTCCGCTAATATATGGAAATGCTGAAAGATGGAAAGGTGCACAAAAAGATGGATATTTAAAAGATAAATTGGGAAAGATTCAAATTCCACTTATTATGTTTAAGAGAAACTCTTTTGCTAAGAATGAGGCAATGAAATTCTTAAAGGATGATAAGATTACATATCCAACTATTAGAAAGTTTTCGAATAAAAATGCATACGATAGGTTTTCTTTATTAAATTCAGAATTCAAAAAGAGATATGAAACATTTGATGTAAAGATGCCGGATTATGTTACTGTTACATACGAAGTAATGGTGTGGACAAACTTTACAGAACACAATAATAAAATTATAGAACAATTCCAATATTTCACAGATAGATATTGGGGTGAGGAGGATAAATATAAATTCAGAGTTATGATTGATAACTTTGATAACCAACAAGAAGTAGGAGCAGGAACAGAGAGAATAATAAGAACTACATTCACTATGACGGTTAATGCTTATTTATTACCTAAGAGAGCTGATAATGTTCCTACTACACAAAAAGGATTTACAATTAGAAAGGTTGTGGTAACTAATGAGGTTTTATTACAAGGAGGAGATGGTTATGATTTGAATGGTAGACTTTCACTCAATGATACATCTGCGGAAACGGAGTTTGGGAGTGGGAGCAAATATTAGATAATTCGAAAGAGTTATATTTATAGAAGTATAAGAAATCTACAACTACAGATAAATGGCATTATTACAGATAAGAAGGGGTAATAACGGAACTAAGGGGACACTACAATATGGTGAACCTTTCTTTAATTCAACCTTACAAACCGTTCAATTCGGAGCAAGTGGGAGTGAAGAGATAACCCTCGTTAAATTAAGTACAGGCTTAGCAGGTGCTAATACATGGGGAAGTGCTTCTGTGTTCGAAAATCAGGGTTCACTTTCGGTAACGGGAGATATTACTGCATCTAATGCTTATTTTAGAGGAGATGTTACTATTAGTGGTAGCCTTAAATTAGGTGATTCCAATATTGATACCGTAACGGTTGTAGCAGATTTCGGTTCTGACCTTATTCCAGACCAATCAGCTAGTTATAATTTAGGAACTGCTTTAAAATATTGGAATACTGCTTATTTAGGTTCTCTTTCATTAGCTGGTTTAGCAGGAGTGGATGCACCAAATAATATTATATTTGTTAATGCAGTAAATCAATTAACTGCATCAAATGATTTTGAATATATTGAGGGAGCAAAATTAAGATTAGGTTCTGGTTCACAGGATAGATTTTGGGTAGAACCAAATACAGGAAATACTTTTGCAAGTGGTAACCTTTATGTAAGTGGTACAAATGGTATCGTATTAAAAGCAAATATTTCATCTTCAGGTGGAACCGTAACTGCGGTATCAGCGGCATTTGATAATTTAAGAGCACCCGGTGGTTCAAATGATTCAATTGTAATTGCATCAAATGGATACCTTACAAATACATCTGATTTAAGATTCGTAGGAGATGGATTAGATATCGGTAATAATAAATTTACCGTAAATAAAACTAATGGTAATACATTCACAAGTGGAACATTTCACGCATTAGGTCAGATATCAGGTTCATCCGCAATATTAAGACAAACATTGCAAGTTGATGGTGGTACAACTCTAAACAATTCATTAAGTGTACTTGGGGCAACTGCTAATGTTAATATTAATCAAAATTTAAGAGTAGATGGTAGTGGTTCGTTTGGTAATGGATTAGATGTAGCGGGTAATGTAGTTTTAAATGTTGGTGGAGCCGGTACCGTTTTTGTAAGTGGCTCGACTAAATTAGGAGATGATGCACAAAATGATTCAGTTGTTGTAAGTGGTTCGTTTAATCAATTTTTCACAGGAACAGCTTTACAAAATTTATTTATTAGAAATTCAGCAGTAAAAAGTTCATCTATAACATTCGATGATGATAATTCTCCACTTATATCAGGACTTGCTCCAATTGCAGGAAAAATTGTAATTAGGAATAGAAGTAATGATGGTACATTGGATTCATATTTAATTACTAACGTAACAAGTAGTGTTTTAAGTGTAACAAATGCAACCGCAGCATCAGCGGGTAGAATTGGAATTGAATATCTTAATACTACAACCGGTAGTTCTATTAGAGTAAATATAGCTGCAACTGATGGTATTAATTTAAATAGTAACACTAAAATTTCATCAAATTTAACAGTTAGTGGTTCTACTATATTGGGGCAAGGTGGTGATGATTTATTAACAATTGCTTCACCGACTACAATGAGTGGTAATGTGTGGAATCAGGGATACATTGCAAACTTAGGAACGGTTAAAATATCATCTTCGTTAGAAGTGACAGGTTCAACTTTATTGTTAGGAACTGTTACGATGGGAGATTTGAGAACACAATCTGGTTCAGGAATATTAGGAAGTGCTTCATTTGATAGTGATGTAACAGTTGGTAGAGATTTATATGTAAACGGAACAAGAGCATCACTTAAACCAAAATTATTAGAAATAGCAAGTGGTTCTACTGCGGGATTTGAGGCAGAAGGAGCTGGTATTTTTATAAGTGGTGCTAACGCATCTATTCGATATACAACTACCGGAAGTAGTGAAAGATTAATAGTAAATAAAGGAATTTATATAATCGGTGACCCTAATGATGGGTACGGATTACAAATTTCAAATAACGCACATATTACCGGAAACTTAGATGTTGATGGTGATTTAGCGGTACAAGGTAATATAACATTAGTTAATGCTACTATTACAAATGCAGCAATAAACAAACTTAATGTAACTGCATCTGCGGCCGTAACCGGTAATTTGGAAGTAAACGGAAACTTATCTGTAACAGGTTCAACTAATTTAGGAGATGCAGCTGGAGATGTTGTTCAGATTCCTGGTATATTAAATGTTAGTGGAGCAGTTAGGAATGGTTCTACTCTTACTGTATTAGGAAATGTAGGATTAAATAGTACATTGAGAGTAACAGGTTCAACTGCAATAAGTGGTGGGTTATTTGTAAGTGGTAATACTGAATTAAGTTCATCTTTAACTGTTAAAGAAAGTTCATTCTTTGAAAAGAATTTAAGAGTAAGTGGAAATTTACAAGTAGATGGTAACGTTGATATAGTGGGTGATGTTGTTAATATAAATGTTAGTAACTTACAAATTGAAGATAAGAATGTTATTGTATCAAGAGGTTCATTATCATCTTTACAATCAAATGATGCGGGTATAACAATAGAAGGACCTACAACAGCTATTCAATTCACTTGGGACCATGCAAACCAAAGAATGAATTTGAATAAAGATTTTAATGTGAGTGGAAGTTTATTGGTTGCGGGAGATAATATAATAGATACTGCGGTTGCTTTGGCAATTGCGTTAGGATAAAATAAAGAACTTAATAATTATATATAATTAAAAACAAATGGCAAACTTTTTCAAAAATAGTTTAGAAAGTAGTATAGGAACAGGTGGAGCAGTTGTCTACACTTGTCCAGCTGGTAGAACTTCGACAGTAATCGGAGTTTCTGTTGCAAATATAGTAGGAACTGATGTAGACCTGACGGTTAAAGCACATGATATATCAACTGCTAAAATATCTCACGTTATTAAAGAATTTACTGTGGCAGCCGGTTCTACCTTAGTATTATTCGGCGGAGACCAAAAATTAGTATTAGAAACCGGAGATTTTCTTTCCGTAACAGGTTCAGCAGCAAGTTGTTTAGATGCTATTGTATCAGTTTTAGAGCAAGGGTAATAAGTAAATAAAATAAATTCTTTTCTTAAATGAAAGTAATAGGTAAACAAAGTTCAGGGTTAGGTGTAGTAACAAGCGGTTCAGTCGCTATTGCTGTAAATACAGTTAATGAAGTAATAATAACAAATGATGTTGCGTTTTTTTCGCATTCATTAGAGGTATCGGGTAATTTATATTCATCCGGTAATACTTCATTTGGAGTTCACACTTCTAGTACACATGAAATAACAGGTAGTTTACTACTTACGGGTTCATCTACTCAAATTGGTGTAGCTATTATAACGGGTAGTGTAACTGTAACAAGAGATTCAACTTTCATTCAAGATGTATATGTAAGTGGAACATTAAAAGGACCGTTTTCTCAATCTGTTGAAGCTAGAGTTAATGCATTAGAAGAACAAAGATTCTTCTTAGGAGGTGATATTTCAGCTGAAGGAACATTATCTGGAACAACGACTAGTAAATACACCGCTTCATTAGATATTTCAATAAATCCAATATCAGCATCTCAGCTTATTTTTCCAGAAGAATCTAGGAAAGTTTATGTTGCAGAATATGGTAATGATAATTTAATAACTCCACATAGAGGTAAATCACCTGCCACTCCTTTTAAAACAATTAAAGCAGCGGTACAAAGTATATACACTAATTATCAAATATCCGCTTCACAAGTTAGTGGGTCTGGACAAAGTGGTTCTGCAACTGAGGCATCAATTATTTCACAATCATATGCAACTGTTGCTGAAATATTAGCAGGTGGGTTGGGTGTAACTCCAGTTGAAGTGAAAAATGGTTCAACATCATTGATAACAATCGGTTCGGTATCTCAAAGTGTATATGATAATTATGGTAGTGCATCACAGGGTGCTTCTATAAGTTCATCGTTTTCTACCGTATTAGATATATTAGGAAATGGGTTAGGTTCAGTACCTGTATTAGTTCCAAACGGATTAATACCTAAAAATTTAAGTGCAAATTCTCAAATAGCAGGTACGGCTGGAACAAACGCAGTATCGCAATCAATAAGTTCTTCTTTTTCAACTCTATTATCTATCGTAGATGGTGGGATTCCATCGGCACCAGTTGTTGTTAATAATTCACAAACAATTACAGCGGATGCTAATAAATTAAATGCTAGAAATTTAGTATTAAGAAATAAAGGATTTATTCAAGATGAAACAGTTGAATATATAAAATATGTATTTCCATTTTTCACTTATAACCCGTTAAGGTGTAAGAGAGATATTGGTTTACTTATAGATGCAGTTTTAGATGATTTAGTATTTGGTGGAAATGAGAAAACGGTTCAGGCCGGTATTTCTTATTATAATGGTAATTTTGGAGAAGTTCAATTCGGAGCAGGTGGAGTAGCAAATTCTCAAAAAGAGGAAACAATTGCATCTATTTCTTATGCGGCTAGAATGATACGAATAATTGCTGCAGGAGGAACTATTTCTCCCCCATTACCGGAAGTATTAAATGCAAAAACTGCTTTATTAGGAAACTTAGCATTATTACAAGAAGAAGTTATTAATTTTATTCAACATATTTTCATAAAAGGTAAAGACCAAACAGGAACTCCTTTTACATATGATGAAGTAAAATGTAGAAGAGACTTTGGATATATGGTTAATGGGGTTGTTACCGATTTATTATTAGGCGGTAATCAGCAAGCTATAGAAAATGG